TTACCACATACAATTTTTGATGATTATCAAGAATCTTTATTAGAAGCAGATTCTTTGAGAAGAATGCTAGATCAAGTTGAACTTGGTATAGCGCCCAAAGCAGTGTGGGGTCGGAAGTTTAAGTTCAGAATCAGATCTAAATCAACAGGTAAAATTATTGATTATAATGTAACCTTTAAACTAACTAGAGATAAAACAGAAGAAGATTTTAATTAAAAATCTATTTACTATGAAAAATACTGGGAGAAACAAGGATGGCCTATTTAGATAATAGTGGAAACATCATTTTAGATGCAACAATAACAGATAATGGAAGGAAACTTTTATCCAAAGGAGATGGATCATTTCAGATAACAAAATTTGCTTTAGCAGATGATGAGATTGATTATGCATTATATAACAAAACGCATCCAAGTGGTAGTTCTTATTATGATTTGGAGATCTTACAAACTCCTGTCTTAGAAGCATTTACAAATAACTCTTCGACAATGAAGTGTCATTTGTTAACGTATGATAATTTAGAATTACTATACTTGCCAGTTTTGAGATTAAGCGAAGTTGAAGAAAACAACAGGTCTGTATCGGATGGTGCCTTTTATGTATTGGTAGATAGAAACACAGAGGACAACGAAGATGCTCCTAGTACATTCTCTGCTGTTGGTGTTAACAATGAAGGTCAAATTAATCGAGGTATGATTTTCGGCGCATCCTACAGGGGGTCTGTCATAAGAGTTGACGCAGGTTTAGATACTAATGACGAAGTGTCTCCTCAAGTTAAACTAGAGCCTGAACTTGTTGATAATTCGTTCATTGTGCAAATGGACAATAGGCTCGGGTTTTTGATCAATCAACAAGGACAATCAGCAGAGCCAGACTATGTTGATGACGATAGTATTGCGTTTTATACACTAGATCTTAACGATACATTTGTAACATCTATTACCGATGTATCTAAAGGTGGGAACGTAATCCGTGGTCCCCGTGGCAACCGCATTGAGTTTCGTATCGCTGCGTCCACTAATCTCAATACTAGTTCGTATTTGTTTAATACTCTTGGTGGCGAAACTGAATTGCTCAGTCGAAATGCAGATGGAACTACAATGTCGCCGGTACAATTTATTGACACAACTGTTAGAATCTCAGGTGTAAAAACTGGAATAATGATCGATATTCCAATTAGATTTATAAAATTAGCATAGGAAATTAAAATGACGTTTAAAATACTAAATGAAGATGACATAGTAAATACAAGAACACTCCTTCATGAAGCAATTCCTCTCACTGGTACCATTGTTTCTGGTACATATGGTGGCGATGGTATAGAATTGGGCAGCGAGGGGAACATTAAAAATTTCTCACACGGAATGTTTCAGTCAGTGTATGATTATCCATACTTAAGCTCTTCTGCTAATCACATTTTTGACATAACCGTGGGTCTTAGCACTACAGGGGAACTGCAGCCTCTTTGCACCACAACCACATCACAAGCATCAAAAAAGAAAAATATGTATAACCAAATGGCCCAAGTTCTTATGGGCTTTGACGGAACAGGTTCTGTAATGCCATTCGATGAGGATGGTGATATACTTGCCGGGGGTAAAAAAATAAGAGAGGCATTTATTATTCCTTTCTCGAGACTTCTAACCAAAGATGAAATTAAAAAAGAAACTTTCACAATGGAGCTTGGAATTGATGCAAGGTATGCTGCTCCTGATCAAAGAACCATACTGATCCAAGACGTCGCCGCATCGACTGAATACAGAGTGAACTCCCCAGTCGGAGAATATGGAATTCTATATGCAACTGCATCGTCACCGAATCAGTATCTTGATACTGCGGCAAATCGTGCCCACACAGCCTCTATAGATGGGGACACGTATTGGTACGCAGGACTGATTTATTATCAAGCAGGTGTCGTGGTACTTACATCCTCTGTTCTTCAAACTACCTCATCCGGCGGTGGTTATTTGAAAGGACAAGAAGCTTATGCCGATTTAGAGTTTGCCGGCCCCGGTGGAGAACACCCTAGAGCATTTCTGACTGGTTCTTCAATTTCGGGCTCTGCTAATTTCTTGAGACATAGAATCGTCAACATGCAGTTTAATAACACAACGGAATTAAACTCAACTGTCTATTTCTGTCGAGCAAACCACAATCAATTCAATTATTCTTCTAATCCCACTTATACATCAAATTCTAAAATTAGAGTTAAAAATAATACCACAGATGATCCGGTCGCATACATCACGACTATAGGCTTGTATAATGATAATAATGAATTGTTGGCTGTGGCAAAATTAAGTGAGCCATTACAAAAGAAGCCATCAAACGAATTTACTTTGAGAGTTAGATTGGATTATTAAAATGTTATGTCATATTATAAAGTTAAAGATAATGACTTATTCGTCAACACCATAGAAGCATATCCGGATGTAAGTTTTTATGTTCAGAGCGGTTCCATTTACATTGACAATCAAAACTATATTTCAGGAACTCACAGTGATAACATTCTAGGTGTCCCTAGAGGTTTCGTTTCTTTATACGAATTGAACATTAATAGAAGCAACCAACAAGAGATTTATCCCTTTTTAACGAAAGGGGCTGAGAGAGTTGGATTCAAATCTCAAACAAAAGAAGAGTGGAACACTCAGTTCAACTATAGCGGAAACACCATTTCTTCTAGTTATAACATGTCAGCGAGCATAAGAAGGTATTTTGTAACAGGAAGTGCCGGAGTTACTAGAAACGATGGAAATTGGCCCAAATCAAATGTTATAAACGTCAATAGATTGAACGACGACCCGGATTTAGATTTTTATCGCACTAACGAATCTTATTTGAGGGCACTTAAAAACACCATAAATCACTACAGGTATTTGTCTCCAAAGTTTGACTTTGACAAATATTACACAGGACAAGTTAATTTAATTTCTATTCCTTCAATTTTTTATGGCTCGTCCATAAGAAAGGGATCAGTCAATCTTAAATATTACATCTCTGGAACATTAGCAGCCCAAGCGTCTGATACTGGGTATAGAGGAGAGTTGATTCAAGTTAGTGGAACAACAACTGGTGGTATTGTAGGAACTGTTTTGTATGATCAAGGATTCATACTTTTAACATCTTCCGCTGAAATTGATAGTACAACGATAAACTATGAAGCCGCAGCAGCATCTTCTTGGTTGTATTTTGGTTACGGTTCGAATGATGGAAATTTTGATTCGGCAAGAAGTGATAACACCATACAGTCAGCGTCATTTGCAATAGAGTTCCAAGGAACAAATCACATACAGACTATGACAATTATGGCCAAAGCACCATACGGTCAACTTAATCACTCTAATAACCCAACTTACCTTAAAAACTCTTTAAAAAGCTTACAGATGGCAACTTCTGGGACTTATGAATACAGAGAGCAGCCTCGTGTTATAAAAAACATAGTTCCTGTAGATTACACAGATGTTGAGCCTCCAATGCAAAAAGAGACTTACATTTCAAAGATAGCATTGTATGATAAGGATATGAATGTTATAGGTTTTGCTAAAATGGCAACTCCTGTTAGAAAAACAGAAGATAGAGAATTTATTTTCAAATTAAAACTTGACATGTAATTTATGATATGTTATATTATAATAGAGGTGTGAATGTTAGAGATTATTTATAATTTATTTTTTCCTAGTAAAACTAAAAAACTAGAGAAGCAAATAAAAAGCAACTATGAAAAAGCGATAGAGTTTCAAAGGAATGGCAACATAAGAGGCTATTCAGAATTAATGAATGAGATATCCAATCTTGAAGATGAACTCGAGAGGCTCAAAAAGTGATACTTGGGATAGATGTGAGTACCTCCAAAATAGGCTACTGTGTGCTTGATGATAAACAAAAACTTTTAGAAGTCAACTTTAAAAAACTAAAAGAGGAAACTCTAGAAGAAAAGGCTTGGGCATTTTTTTGTAATGAACTTAAGGTAATCCAAAGAAAATATAAAATCTCTGAAGTAAGAGTTGAGGAGCCATTTACAATGTTCAGTGGAGGAAAAACTACTGCTGGAACTATGGCCAAATTGCAAAGATTTAATGGAATGATTTGTTTAATGGCTTATCATTGTTTTAATAAAATCCCAATCCTTGTTCCGTCAAGAACAGCCAGATCAAAATCCGGAATTAAAATTAAACGAGGCGAAAATACAAAGAAAAAAATTATTGAATGGGTTGAGCAAAAATACCCAAAAGAATTTATTGTTGAATTAACCCGCCACGGAAACCCTAAGCCCGGGACTGACGACATGGCTGATTCAATTGTCGTTGCTTTGTCTCACTTTTCTACTTGACAAATACTACTTAACACGTTACATTATATATTATCATGCACTAGGAGGACACATGGACATGGTTACTGTATTAATACCCGGCGGTTTTAAGCCGCCACACGTAGGACATTACAAATTTTTTATGCACTACATCAACAACCCTCATGTATCTGAGGTTAGAATTTTCTGCGGGGAACGTCAGCGAAAAGTTGGCGATGACTTTGCGGTCTCTATAGAGCAAGCAGAAGCCGTTTTAAGGCTTTACGGCATCTTGGATAACCCAAAGGTCATCTATCAACGTGCGAAGGTAAGAAAGGGGTCTAACGGCCACTATACAAACCCTTTTGCTGATGTGTATGATTGGGCTGAGGAAAATCACGACAAAACAGAGAACGAAATCTCCCTAGGGCTTTCTTCAAAAGATACGGGATACCAAGCAGGTTTCCTCAGTTATTTCAAATCATTCGCTAACATCGTCGAGATCCAACACACCTATGAACAAGAGCATCTTGTCTCTGCAACAGAGTTTCGCGAAGCCTTGAAGGCAGGGGATCCCATTGACGAATTTATACCAGACCACATTTCAGCAGAGGAAATAAAGAAAATTTTCACTAATTAGTAGGACGAGGGTCCGGCATGAAACTAACAGAAGCAAAATTAAAAGAATTAATCTTAGAAACAATTAACGAAAGTGATTTTAGACCTGAACTTGATGCAGAGGGCGAGCGTGAAGAGAAAGAGCGTTTACTACAACAGCGCCGCGCTAGAGCAATGAGAGCGTTCGCTCGAATTCCAATGTCTGATAAGTGGGATAACTGGGAAAAGAGACATAGTAGTCCTATTCCATACATTAAATTTAAAAAGCCCGGAACGTTTGGGAAGCATTCTACTTTAGATTACTATTCGTGGTCCCCTGAACCGATGCGAGATTTGACCCCAAATCACTTTGGTGACTACTGGATTCTGGATCCCGGCGACACACAAGGCGACCCAGAATATTATGTTGTAAAAAGATTGATTAGTCCAACTGGTGATGAACGTGCTTATCAAGATGCGATGAATGATTTAGATTAATTTTAAATTTTTTCTTGACAAATCCTCTCAACGTGTTACATTATAAAAGAGAGGACAACATGAATAATAAACGACAGATAATAACCGACATACTCGGTTCCTATCGCCGTGCTGGCGATGAACACTTATATCACTGCCCGTTTTGCAAACATCACAAGAAAAAGATGTCAGTCAACTTTTCGATCAACTCTTATAAGTGTTGGATTTGCGATGCTCGAGGCAAGAACATTTACCGACTTGTAAGAAAGTTTGGAAACTATCAGCAAAGACAAAAGTATCTTGAATTACAAGGTCGACTTGATTTGTCAGAGTTTGACAAATTATTTGATGCTATCAACAGCGTTGAGGAGAGGCAAGTTATTGATCTTCCTGAAGAGTTTGTGTCGTTGTGTAATAAAAGATTGCCACTCAAATCCAAAGCCGCCTTAGACTATCTAAGAGGCCGAGGCATAGCAAGAAAAGAAATTTTAAAATGGAAAATGGGCTATTGCCCAAAGGGGAAATATGCAGGAAGAATCATCATCCCGTCTTTTAACGACGAAGGAAATTCTAATTATTTTATTGCTCGTTCATTTGTGGGGCATCATCGTAGGTATCTTAATCCACCCTGTGGTCGAGACATCATCTTCAACGAACTCAATATTGATTGGGATGAACCAGTAATCCTTGTTGAAGGCGTATTTGATGCTATTGTGGCAGGTGAAAATGCTATTCCAATTCTTGGCTCAACTTTGAGAGAAGACTCAAAGTTATTCCAAGCGATAGCAATCCATGATACACCAGTATACATTGCCTTGGATCCCGACGCAGAGAAGAAAGCACACTGGATTATTCGTTCGTTAATGAAGTATGATTTGGAAATAAGAAAACTGAACATAGGAAACTACGAAGACATTGGGTCAATGTCTCAGGGCGTATTTCAAGAAAGATTAACACAAGCAGAGGAAATAGATGGAGATCTTTATTTCCTTGAAAAACAACTAAGAAACATATAGGAGGCACCAATGGGTGGAAACATTTTTAAAGGCTACGCGAAGCCAATAGTTCGCGAAAACGTTAGACCAACAATGAGTAAGTACATTGAGCATCTTGGATTCATTTTTCCAAAAAAGGCTCATGTATTTAAGAACTTTTATCCCGTGGGTAGCGTGGGTAAAAAAGAAATTTCCGGAGATTTGGATTTGGCTCTGGACTTCAAGCACTTGTTTGATGATGAGCCTTACAACACTAGAGAACTAGGAGAATATAGAATCATAGCAAGCGAATGGCAAACGCTTTATAAAAAAATAAAATCCAGAGCCAGAACTAGCACTGATGATATGTGCAAGTTGAAGGCGTTCTTAAAGTTATTGGCACACCCCATCGCAAGCGAGGGCATGATTCACGTAGCAGATGACAAAACTACAAATGGTAACATTTTTACAATGTTTCCTCAATATGATTACTATCGACAAAGAGAGACTTATGTTCAGATTGACTGGATGGTTGGTGACTTACCATGGTTAAAGTTTGCTTACCATTCAGGAGAATCAGGTAGTTTAAAAGGATTACATCGAACTCAGTTGATGGTAGCGATGCTGTCCAATAAAGGTTATACCTTTTCTCACTTACATGGTATCAAAGATAAGAAAACAAATAAATTCGTCGCGAAAACTCCAGAGCAGGCAGTAGAGCTTTTTAACAATCTGTTTGGTAAACTAAACAGGGATGATTTTCATAATTTTTTAAGACTTCATCATTTTGTAGAATTATATTCTTCTAAAGAAGAATATGAACAAATAATAAAATCTTACTTAAAAATTCTACATTTAGCCAAAGCAAGAACACCGATGGTACTACAGGGAGTTAAGTATGAAAATTCTTGATCTACATGGCCTAAAGCACTATGAAGTTAATGACACTTGTCACCTTTTTATTAATGACAATTGGGGACACGAAATGAAAATTATAACTGGTAATTCACTGATGATGAAAAAGATCGTAACAGACATTTTAAAGTTTTATCAGTTGAACTTTTCACTTGACAACCCATACGATATGGGTTATATTATAGTAAGAAAGTAATGGAGGACACATGACTACTTTTGCACATATTTCTGATACACACATTCGAAACTTAAAATACCACGATGAATACAAGATTGTATTTAAGGAAATTTACGACCAACTTCATCAAGATCAGCCGGATTACATTATCCACACAGGAGACATGGCTCACACTAAAACTCATTTATCTCCTGAGTATTTTGAGTTAACATCAGAGTTCCTCAAGAATTTAGCGGACATCGCTCCGACTTACATTATTCTTGGGAATCATGATGGAAACCTAAAGAATGAAAATCGACAAGATGCTGTTACGCCTATCATTGAAGCACTACAACATCCTAATCTATATCTTTTAAAAGATTCAGGGGAGACCCAGTTGACAGATTCGATCTGCCTAAATGTCCTCTCTGTGTTTGATCGAGACAACTGGGTCTCTCCCTCTGATAAATCCATGGTAAACATTGCGCTTTACCATGGTGCTATCATGGGTTGTAAGGTATCAGACGGATGGTCTTTAGAGAACGGCGAGGATGAAGTTGACATTTTTAAAGATTTTGACTTTGCTATGCTTGGCGACATTCACAGAACACAATATCTTGATGATGAAAAAAGAGTTTGGTACGCAGGATCAACAGTCCAGCAAAACTTTGGCGAGTCTTTGAGGAAAGGTTATCTCCTTTGGAACATTCGTGATAAAGATAATTTTTCTGTGGAGAAAAGACTGTTTGTTTCTCCGCGTCCATTTTATACCGTGGAGATAAATAAAGATGGAACATTACCAAAAATAGACGTACCAAAGAACGCCAGACTAAGACTTGTTTCAAATTATAATTTACCTCTTGTTAAATTACGACGAGCCTGTGATTATGCAAATCTTAAGTGGCATCCTTATTCTGTTAATTTTGTAAATAAAGCCGGCTACTCTCAACAGGAGACCGTTGAGGCTGATGGTGAACGTATAAACATGCGAGACCAAAACACTCAAGAAAAATACATAAGAGCATTTCTGTCCGATAAGGAAATCTCACCAGAAGTTCTTGAAAGAGTTTTGGAACTAAATCGTAAGTATTCCAAGCAGATAGAGGGCTCTGAAGAGGTTTCTCGTAATATTGTTTGGAAACTCCGTAAAATGAAATGGAACAATCTATTTAACTACGGCGAAAAGAATGAAATCGATTTTGACAAGTTAAATGGCCTTGTTGGCATCTTCGGTAAAAATTATTCGGGTAAGTCTAGCATTATCGATGCAGCCCTATTCGGTTTATTCAATGCAACATCAAAAGGAGAAAGAAAGAATGTTCACATCATCAATCAAAATAAGCAAAAGGCTAAGTGTCAACTCCAGATCGGAGTCGGCGATGATACCTACGAGATTACTAGAAATCTTGAAAAATACGAAAAAACAGTAAAAGGGGAGAAAACAAAAGAAGCAAAGACGGAACTTGATTTTACCCGTTATGCTCTTGGTGAACATTTTGAAAGCAAAAATGGAACAACCCGAACAGAGACCGATAAGAATATACAGAAAACTTTCGGAACATTTAGTGACTTCTTGATAACCTCAATGGCATCTCAAACAGATGCTTTTGGTTTTATTAATGAAGGCTCTACCAAGCGCAAGGAGATTCTTGCAAAATTTCTTGATCTCAAAATGTTTGAGGCAAAACATAAACTTGCCAAAAAAGATTCTGCCGAAATGAAAGGTGTTATTAAGCACCTTAATTCTATTGACTGGAGGAAGAAACTACAGTGGTCTAGGGAAGCCTTAATCGAAATCAAAGAGGAAGTAGCGGACCAAACGGACTTATGTGACAAACATAATGCTAGGATAAAAGTTCTCCAAGAAGAACAAAAGACCATACAGGATCAACTAGATTCTGTTGGGACTGATTGGCTTGACATAGATGAACTCAAAAACAACCTTTTAAAGAAGCAAAACGACCTCTCTACGGCTTCCGAGTCATTAGTCAATGGTGAGAGTAGGCTTAAGAAACTGCTTGCCTTAAAAGTGCGTTTACGAGACTTTATTGAAGATTTTGATCGCGAGTCGAGAGAAGAACAAGTTGAAAAACACAAGGGTCTTTTGAAAGATATTTCAATTATAGAAAGGCACATTCGTTCAACCAAGATGGAGATAGCGAATTATCAAAATAAAATTGATCTACTTCACGACCATGAGTACGACCCAGACTGTCAGTACTGCTCTAACAACCAATTCGTTAAAGAAGCCGAAGAGGCAAAAATTCTAATTCAAAAATCTAGAGAAGCCCTAAAGGGATTTGAATATGATTTAGAGATAACGAACAAAAGTAAAGATGACATCAACATTGTTTACATCGAAGCAGAGTTAAAAGACCACAATGTAAAAACCAGAGAGGTAAAGACAAATGAAGTACAAATACAAAAGATTAAAGCACAAATTGAGGCAAACCAGAGTAAAAAGGCTCTTGCGGAAAAAGAGATCGAGGAAGTCAATGCAAAAATTAACCACTACTACGAAAACCAAGAGGCATACGAAAACTTGGAATCCCTGCAGCGAGACTCGAAAGCTATCCGTTCGACTATCACAAAGAAAGAATCAGAAGTGGAAAGGTGCAACAAAAAGGTTCTTAGCCTTATGTCTGAAGAAGGTGCTACACGTCGCCAAATTGAAGAAGCCAGAGAAAGGATTCAACAAATAGACGATGCTGAGAAAGATTACATTGCCTATGATTTGTTTGGGCAAGCGATGCATGCCAATGGTGTATCCTATCAGGTCATTAAATCCATGTTGCCCATCATCAATGCAGAGATCTCTTCGATTCTGAATTCTCTTGTCAACTTTGAAGTGTTTTTTGATAATGTTGGTGATAGGCTTGAGATTTACATTAAGCATCCAAAATATGATCCAAGACCATTGTCCATGGGTTCTGGTGCGGAGAAGACCATTGCGTCAATGGCTATTCGTCTTGCATTAATCTCTGTTACTAATTTACCCAAAAGCGAACTATTTATACTTGACGAACCAGCAACGGCATTGGACGAAGAACATATGGAAGGGTTTATTCGACTCTTGCAAATGATCAAAGGACAATTCAAGACGGTTCTTCTTATTTCCCATCTCGAATCTTTGAAAGACATTGTCGACATGACAATCGATATTCAGAAAGTAGATGGTTATGCAAAGGTAAAAATATAATGGAACAAGAAAAAAAAGTAATGATACAAAACGAATTGTATCTTAAAAACAAAGAGAAAGGAATCTTAGATTCCGTTCAAGAAAAAGTTGCAAGTCGTAAGTTACTTGTTTTTCTGACAGCGACCGCTCTTATGCTCTGGGCAGGACTAGATCCTGACATCTGGGGCATGATAGCGGTTTGCTATATTGGGGGTCAATCTGTTATTGACTTCGCTAAATCTTGGAAACACGGAGGCTGAGACATGGAAATCACAAAAGAACAACTAAAGAATTTAATAATAGAAGGGATGGCAGATTATAGTAGGTCGGCAAGGCGTGTAGGCACGACAATGGCACAACCTACTGCACCAGTACAAATCAATTTAAATGCTGGGACTGCTGCTATTGATATAAAATTCGAAAACGGAGAGGAATTATATTTAGAACTCAAAATAGATCCGTCTGACATAGAAGAGATTAAAGACATTTTAGGAGGATAATAAAATGGAAAACTTACATGAATGCTGTGGTGATTGTTGCCCTTGCTGTACGTGTCCAACTTGTGAGGAATAGACATGCAAATAACCAAAGAACAATTAAAACAAATTATCAAAGAAGAACTTAGTGCTGTCATGGAAGATCAGGCCTATGGATTTGACCCAGTAGAAGATCGAGAGATTGTCACTGCTGCGCGGACTGCTTCCTCTATTGAAGACTTCATAGAAGACATGAGAATCATGCAAGACGACCCAGAATGGGGCGAGTATGACCCAGAATACGTTCAGGCGGCTTATGAGTGGGGAAAGAGTCAGGGCAAGCAATGACTATTACTTGGGCTAAAATAAAACTATGGTGCTTCCATAACTGGAGATTTCTGGTTATTGGGGGCGCTATACTTTTAGCCTATCTTCTTGGAGGAAAGAAAGTCAAAGCCCTCCAGACACAAATGCAGATGGCTCGAGAACTTTATAAAAAAGAAATCGACGCTATCGAAGGTGCCTCCGACAAAAAAATAGAAAAAATGACGGTGGCAAATTTAAAATATCAACGAGCCCTAGAGATCGCTCACAAAACTGCTATGGAGTCTAACGACCACATTGAATTAGTAAAAGCAGAAAGAGTGCGTAGGCTTATTGAAACGAACAAAGAGAACCCACAAGAGATTGATCGTATTCTCAACGAAGAGTTTGGTATCCTTGTTATGGATACAAAAGGAAAGAAGTAGTGCTACTATTTTTGCTTTCTTCAGCGATAGCAGAGCCTTTGATGGTTCACCTTGAAGAAGGCGAAGCAGCACCCTTTTACGGTCGTCTAATGAACGATGAGGCAGTGGCCAACATTATTGCTGGTCGAGAGATGTCAGTTGAGCAATGCGAGATCCAAAAAGAACTTGCATTATCTTTATCAAAAGCGGAATTACAATTGGAATTAGACTATTTAAAAGCAGAGTTGGAAACCGAAACGGAAAAAAATACAACTCTATTGGAACTTCGAGATCAAGAGATTGCGGCGCTCCGAAAAGAAATAAGACCAAACAAAACCATGTGGGCATTCTTTGGCGGTTTTTTATTAGCCTCGGGAACATCACTGGGAACATATTACGCCGTGAGGAAAATAGATGAAAATAACTAGAATAAATTTGAAGAAAATGATTCAAGAAGAGATCCAAAGCCTGACTGCCGAAGCAGACATGCTTGACCCAAACACTCCGCTTGAGATGCCAAAGGACTTGGAAATGTTTATCGAAGAAGTGTTGAAAACAGCAGAGACAATGTCAGGAATCTCGCCTGATGATGATGAGACCGACGACATGTATTCGCTCCTGCTAACACAGATGGCGCCCGGAACGGAACTGGTTCAGGTCGTAGCAGAAGAATTAGCAGACTTGTACCGATCAGGTATGCGGGGTAAGCATGACGACCCATTAAGTTACGAGGAATAATAAAATGCAAATAACTAAAGAACAATTAAAAAAAATTATTAAAGAAGAGATCGAAAATCTTGAGGAATATGAAAATTTGAGTCCCGAAGAAATGTCAGATATGGTGACCAAAACTACATCATACAAGGACATTCAACCTGATTTGGTTGGTCGAGAACTTGACCTTGAGCCTTTTCAAATTGACGACTTAGCCTCTAGGTTGGAGCTTGCCGGTTTTGACAAGGCTGCTGAATTTTTAAGATTATCTCTTTCTAAATAAAGCGGAGGTTTCATGAAGGATAAAGATCCAAACTACGCTATCAAAGTAGAGCAAGCAATTGCAAAGAAATACGGAAAAGAAACTGTTGTTAATCCAAAATCAAGATGGGATAACAATAAAGAAAAAGAATATTTAGAACAATTAAAAGACACATTCTCTCCGGATGCAGACACCGAAGATCTTGACAAAGAAGAGATCTTTGGCGTTTTTATACCCTCAAAACTACTTAAAGAAGAATCCAAGCGTTCTTGTCCTGTTTGTAATACATATTCATTTAAATCGAATGATGACGTATACATGACCAAATTTAAATGTTGCTTTAAATGTTACATTCAATGGGTTGAAGGCAGAGAAGAGCGATGGGCTACAGGATGGAGACCGGAGTAGAAAATGGCAACGACAATAACACCAGCCACCTTGACTGTTAAGACTACAGAGACTATTAACATCGGTGGTATTGCGCATGAGTTTACCAGTTCATTTCAGAAGAGTGGGATGACTCACATTTCACAAAGACAAATGAACATAGGGACTGGGAGTTTCACCGAAATTGTGAGCTTTTCTTCCAGTGTTTCGCCGGGAACTTTTATAGATGATGATGTTAGATACGTTAGGATTACCAATCTAGATGACCAAAAACAGATTGTGATGAAACTAAACCATAAAGCAAGCGGACAAACTTTCTACCGAACAATTGGGAGAGACAGTACTGAGATTTTTTATAGTCTAAAGATGAATGTTAACACAACAAATGCTGCAATGAGCGGGGCTGTTTCAGATACAACATCAGTCTTCTCTGCTTCCATGTCAAATCTTGGGAGTGGCTATAGTTCTCCGCCTACTGTAGCTTTTAGTGGAGGTGGTGGTAGTGGCGCAACCGGAACAGCGGTATTAGATGGTAATACCGTCGCATCAGTTACAATAACAAACCCGGGAACTGGGTACACTTCTGCTCCGACCATTGGCTTCTCAGGCGGTGGTGGTAGTGGCGCAGCAGCAAAAGCAATTCTAGTTGCTGATGCACTATGGACCCCAACAGATTTTTATAATTTTGATTCTATTTCTGCTCAGGCATCAGGGTCTGCTTGCGATATTACTGTGTTTGTCGCAACTATTTAAAAGGAAAAAAACAACATGAGTTCAACCACTTTAGAAATTATTCAAGGCTTAGCACAAGCAGCCTCAAACGCTTATGACGGTGCGCACGATGAGCGGTTCTCCTTGGACGGACAAGTAAGAAAGGTAGGTCTAAATAGAGAACAAGGTTGTCCTCTTATGGATAGTCGAGTCAACGATGGCTTTGGTGTCAAATTTTATGCCGATTCTGTTTGTATTAATTACCAGAGCGACACAAGACTTAAAGATGTTGCTGATCCAAAATATGAACAAGAAATAGAGCGAATGTTAAATGAAGTAAAAAAATTCCTTCAAAGAGAATACAAAGCAATAACTGGAAAGGGGATCACTTTGACCAAAAAAGGTGAGCCACAAATTTTAGTACAAACAACCTCCCGAGTTAGAACTTTTGTTCAAGCATATCAGCATTATAAAATTTCAGGAATGAAAGAAATCGATGGGCTTCTTGAGCCATCAAAACCCACGGAAAGAGATGTAACCAGAAAGTTTCTGGCTCAACATTCAACAAAGCGACCCCAGAACGATACGCGTAAAAAAGGAGCAAATCAAAAATGAGAGTTACAAAAGAACGACTAAAACAAATTATAAAAGAAGAATTAAAAATTGTTTTGGCGGAAGCAAGCGCTGGAGATGCTGATTATCTCGGACGAGAGGTTGCAATGAGCCAAGAATACTATCGAAAAAACGAAACTTTTCGTAAACAATTTGTGGCACTTTCTAGATTGGCGGCTCCCAAACTAAGACTTAAAGGTAAGTCTGATATGGGACGAAATTCATTAGAAAATGCAGCACAAGCTATCGGTGCCATAACTTCCGAGATGATACGCCAAGATAGAGACGGATTCATAGGGCTTGGTGAATTACTAGATGCACTCATTGACAGAGCCGAAAATGTAGCGAAAGACCCAGAAGCACTTCAAGCGTTACAGCAAATCAATTCCTCTTACGAGGCGAAATTTAAAGCAGTTGATGACGAAGACACAGAGGCTTCTAAAAAACCAGATCTAGACCTTCGTTCCGAATAGGGTCCGGCTCTTTAACATTAATGGAGTAGCATGGCGTTTAAACTCTCAAAGCAAGAAATTGTCAAGGAGATTGTCAAATGTGGCAAGAATCCTCAGTTCTTCATTGATAATTATTGTCTAATTTCACATCCACTCAAGGGCCTCATACCCTTTAAAACTTTCGATTATCAGAAGGATCTCCTCAAAGACTTCAATGACTATCGTTTTAATATTATACTCAAAGCCAGACAGTTAGGTATCTCCACAATTTCAGCGGGATACATTGTCTGGTTTATGCTTTTTCACCGAGACAAGAACATTCTTGTTATCGCAACCAAATTTGGCACGGCAGCGAACTTGGTAAAGAAAGTAAAATCAATTATGAAGCACCTTCCGGACTGGATCAAGATAGCAAAGATCGTCACGGACAACAAAACCTCATTCGAATTATCAAACGGCTCTCAGATCAAAGCCGGAACCACCTCTGGAGACGCAGGTCGTTCGGAAGCATTATCGCTGCTCGTTATAGACGAGGCAGCACACGTAGAAGGCCTTGACGAGTTGTGGACGGGTCTTTACCCTACTTTGTCTACTGGAGGGCGCTGCATAGCCTTATCGACCCCTAATGGGGTAGGAAATTGGTTCCACAAGACATACGTTGATTCTGAAGCAGAAGAGAACGATTTCCATCCAATTATTTTACCTTGGGATGTTCACCCTGAACGTGGCGATGACTGGTTTGCTAAAGAGACTAAAAACATGTCTCGTAGACAAATTGCCCAAGAATTGGAATGTAATTTCAATACGTCTGGTGATACTGTGATTCATCCGGATGACATGCAGTGGTTGTTTGAAAATGTTCGAGATCCTGTATACAGGACCGGTTATGATAGAAACTTTTGGATTTGGGAGAAATATGTCGATGGAGCTTCTTATGTTTTGGTTGCCGATGTGGCTCGTGGAGATGGAGCAGATTATTCTGTATTTCACATTATAAGGCTGGACACAATGGAGGTGGTTGCTGAATACCAAGGGAAACCAAACTTAGATTTATACGCCAGTATCCTAAATGAATCAGGTCGAGAATACGGCCAATGCCTTTTGGTAGTAGAGAATAATGGAATAGGCATCTCTGTACTAGAAAAGCTAAATTCTTTAGAATATCCTAACATTTACTATTCGATTAAATCAACTCACGAATTTATAGAATCAAACTTGGGAGAAAACAACAGTAGAGCAGTAATGGGTTTCACCACCAGCACGAAGACAAGACCTTTAATTGTGGCCAAATTAGAAGAGTACGTGAGAAACAAACTAATTAAATTAAACTCTACAAGACTGTTTCATGAATTTAAAACTTTTATTTGGTACAATGGCAAACCTCAAGCAATGCGCTCATATAATGATGACCTTGTTATGTCTCTGGCAATTGCTTGCTGGGTACGCGATACGGCCTTACAAGAAAACCAACGGGAAGTTGAATACAAAAAGGCTATGCTAGGAGGCATCAAAAAGTCTTCAACCATAATGAATACTAAAATAAAAGGACAAGAAGGATTCAAGCAGTCATTTGAAGAGAAACATAAAGAAGAAATAAAAAAATCAAAAGAATTTTTTTGGATTTATAAAGGATAAAAAATGGCACGTAATGACAGAAACCCATACAATAATCAGAACAGTTTGTTTAAATCGCTAACAAAACTTTTCTCTGGTCCTATTGTTAATAGAAGAACTCAGACAGGTAGGCAACTAAGAAGAAGAGATCTGGATAAATATTCTTCTAGGTTCAAATCAACCTCCGGACTTCAATTTAAAAAGTCTGAATACAACCCTATGAACATGACCGCGATCAATGCGATCTCAAATAGGAGCAGAACAGAAAGATATCACGATTTTGATCAGATGGAGTACACACCAGAGATAGCATCCTCGCTTGACATTTATGCGGATGAGATGACAACATACTCTAGTTTGACTCCTATGTTACACATTAAGTGCCCCAATGAAGAAATCAAATACATTCTTCACTCACTTTATTATGACATTCTGAATGTATCGTCTAATCTTTTTGGTTGGGCGAGAACAATGTGTAAGTATGGAGATCTGTTTTTGTATCTGGACATCGAAGAAAACATGGGAATTAGAAACGTCATAGGTCTTCCATCACAAGAGATAGAGCGATTAGAAGGAGAAGATCCAACAAACCCAAATTACATTCAATACCAATGGAACTCCGCAGGGCTTACTCTGGAGAACTGGCAGATGGCACACTTTAGAATCCTTGGGAACGACAAGTATGCTCCCTATGGAACCTCAGCGCTGGAACCTGCAAGAAGAATCTGGAGACAATTAACGCTTTTAGAAGATGCAATGATGGCATACAGAATTGTTAGATCACCAGAAAGAAGAGTGTTTAAGATAGACGTAGGCGGTATTGCACCACAAGATGTAGAGCAGTATATGCAAAAGATCATGACTCAGATGAAACGACACCAAGTTGTCGATCCACAGACGGGTCGTGTTGATCTGCGGTATAACCCTCTCTCGATCGAAGAGGATTACTTTATCCCAATCAGGGGAGGACAATCGTCTACCGACATCGTCAATCTTCCCGGAGGCCAATTCACAGCACAAATTGAAGATGTAAAATATCTCAGAGATAAACTGTTTTCTGCTCTCAAAGTTCCCCAATCCTATCTTTCAATGGGCGAAGGAGCAACAGAGGACAAGACAACGTTGGCTCAAAAAGACATCAGGTTTGCTAGAACAATTCAGAGACTTCAACGAGTTTTGATATCTGAATTAGAAAAAATCGGTATCATACATTTGTTCACATTAGGCTTTCGAAGTGATGATCTTTTGGCTTTTAGTTTGTCCTTGAACAATCCTAGCAAAATAGCAGAGATGCAAGAACTTGAACATTGGAAGACCAAGTTTGACATTGCAGGCAGTGCAACTGAGGGGTACTTTTCTAAGAGATGGGTTGCTCAAAACTTACTTGGTATTTCTGAAGACGAATACATTCGTATGCAAAGAGAAATGTTCTCTGATGCAAAATTCTCTGCTGCCATTGAGGCCGCTACATCAGGCGGAGCCGCTGAAGGTGGCGGAGGTGATCTTGGCGGAGGTGATCTTGGCGGAGGAGATTTAGACCTTGGCGGTGACGAAGGTGGTGATTTAGACCTAGGTGGTGATGATGCAGGTGCTGCTGATGATACTGGAGGTGATGATGCGGAGGATGACGTTCTTCTGGCAGAACCGCCCGGAAAAAGAGATGACAACGCAAGACCGAAGCGCCGAGGCAAATACAAGAGAAGGCAACATACATACCGGAAAGGCGGCAAGAGAAAACAAATGACCAACACGGCACTTTCAGGTGAACTTGGCACATTAAGAAAAACCTTTCCCGGAAAAGTTGGCTTTGGTGGACTTGATTCACTAGCCCGAGGTGTCGTAGAAGAGGGTAAATCTGATATTTTAGAAGAAGAGAAACTATTTAGTACTGATTTTGAAATCAAATCATTAATTGAATCATTAAAAAAGGTTGACGAAGATGAAACACAATAAGAAAAGAAATACCGCTTTTCTTTACGAATGCCTTATCAAGGAATTAACAAAAGCAATCGTTCGAGAAGACAAAAAAAGACAAAAAATTACAAAGAAAATCTTAAAAGAATTCTTTAATAAAAACAGTGAGTTAGGAAAAGAATTAAATCTTTACAATTCTTTACTCGAAGTAAAGTCACAAGATGAATCTTTCTCCAAAAGACTATTGGAAGAAACTAAAAAAGATTTTTTTGGTCTCAACAGAAAAGCTATTTTCAATTCTCAAACGAGCCTGATAAATGTTATGAACAAACACTTAGGGCATGGTGTTTTTTCAAACTTTATTCCCAACTATAAAGACATTGCCTCTGTTGGTTTGTACTTCCAAAACGATAAACTACCAGCCAAGAAAAGAATTATGCTGGAGAATAATTTGGTAAAATTTCTAGGAAGAAAAGAACAGACACTGACAGAAATGAAACACTTAGACAATCTTGAATACAGAACGTTTGTTAACAAATTCAATAACGCATATGATAGAACTTTGAGAACTGAACAGAAAAATCTTCTCACTAACTACATCGTGTCGTTTTCTGATAATGGTGTTGGTCTTAAAAGTTTTTTAAATGAAGAGATTGGGCGACTCAAAAATGCCGTACAGCAGCGGATTGCAGAAGGGAGGACTAACTCTAATTTGGAAAATTTTAAAAAACTTAAGCAAAAGCTGGACAACTACGCACAAACTCCAATAAATCAACAAATGGTTGAGGAAATTTTTTATATTCAAGACCTGATAGCAGAGGTATCTAAGAATGACAGTAAAAATTAACATCGAAAACGAAAAAACAGAACCAGAATCAGCCGTTAAGATAGGTTTTAATGAACCCGAGGGCCCAACCTCAGGTGTTAAGATCGAAATTAAAGAAAAGGAAGGCCTGCAGTTCCAATTGCAACTAAGGTCTGCTCTCAATGGCGATCTGATAATTTTAGACCACAAAGACATTGACATAGTGATTCAATCAAAGAACAAAAAAGTTGTAACCTTTGCAAAAGAAATAATGTCAGATGTTGTTTATGGAGCAGAGTCTAGGCTCCTAGAGTACCTTAAAAGGAACGGTATCATAAACTATGACTCGATACAAGGTGGGAACATTTACGGCTCCTTAGAGGGCACTCTAATGGAATCAGAGACCCACGATCCGATAAAGGCAACACTACTGAACATTTCAGAATGGCTGAAAACAGAGGAGCCATACATCAAAGGGATGACAGCCTACGAGGACATGGAAGACGATGCTTTGCTTGAGCCTGATGGTGAGCATTCAACTGAACTCGGACAAGTACCACAAGCAGCAGAAAAAGGATCTATTTATCAACAGGGTGTGTTCGCGCCTTACATTTACGGTAGATATAGTTATTGATACCCGAGGATCCTTATGTCTAAAAAAATGAACTTAATAATGGAAAGTTGGAGAGACTTCTTCAACAGACCATCAGAACCAGAAGATAAATTAGAACCGCGTGAACCATCTCTTTCGGCTTTCGGGTACAAAATGGGACAACCGAAACCGGAACAGCCTGCCTTGTTTATAAGAAAAGACGGCGAAATTTACAAGTTAATTTTATGGAGACCTACCAAAATTAATAATAAAGGCTGGATACTTAGGGGAGAAGTCCTAGGGATGTTGTGGTTTTCTAAAACTGACAAGCCTTGCATCCCCGATACTTATCAGGTAAATTATGTTTCAATACGTAAAGAATTCGAAGGTCAAGGCGTGGGGCCACTGATCTATGGTTTGGTATTTCACTATGTCAATCAAGTGCTTGGTGGGGGGCTCACCTCTGATCACGCTGCTTCTAGTAATAAGCACTCTAAAGCCGCTTGGGATAAACTTTCTAAGACAAAAAACTTAATTAAAAGAACAACGGATGCCGGTAATGATGAATTTGATTATGAAAATGATACTCCGGATGATAAAGAGGATGATTGTGACGTTGGTAAAGCGACAGATATCACATTTAAATCAATGTTTTTTGGAAAGAAGTATAGAGGAGGGATAGGGACCAGCAACAGTTGGGCTATGGAGCCAAACCAGTATTCCAAAGTATATAACAACATGTCTGAAAGACATCAGGAATACTCTAGAAATGTTAAAAACATAGGTTCTCTAGAAGACGAACTAATAAAACAGTCTACAGATTTATTTGTGACACGATACCGTCGAGGGTAAAATTGAACATACTTAATTTCATTTTAGTAGCCTATGGCATGACTTTCATAATTGTTCACGGTAAGATCTTTGAGGACATAAGACCGGAGAAGGATTATTCTAAAAAATGGAACACTCTTTTTCACTGTCCTTTGTGTATGGGCTTCTGGTGTTCTCTATTTTTGTTTTGCATAAACGGCTACACAGAACTATTTACATTTGAATATTCCCTAGGGAATGCTTTCTGTCTCTCTTGTTTGGGAGCCGGAACTACTTATTTGCTCTCCATGGTCGTTGATGACTTTGGTATAAGAGTATCATCAAGATCAGGAGGTGATTATGTTGATGATTAGATGGATGCTTCAACCAGTCCGTCGCTGCTGCAGCGGATCCTGAGGCGCGCCGGTAGCGCCGGCACTTATTTTATTTGAGGTAACAATGTCAAAAACTTTATTACGAGAATTCTATGCACTCTGTGAAGGGGGCATTTGTCAAGATCTTTTAACCGAAAGAGAGAAAAAAGAAATGGCAAATGGCAAAGTCCTTTACATGTCTGGTCGTTTGCAAACTGCTGACAAGCAAAACGGAAACGGCAGAGTTTATCCATATAACGTCTTGAAACGTGAAATGGATAACTATGATAAAATCGTAAAAGATGCCAGAGCCTGCGGGGAACTAGATCACCCTGATGACTCAGTTGTCAACCTCAAAAATGTTTCGCACATTGTTACGGATGTTTGGTGGGAAGGTAAAGATGTTATGGGAAAACTAAAAGTACTTGACACACCTTCAGGTAGAATACTCAAAGATTTGATAAACGCTGGTGTGAAACTTGGAATTTCTTCCCGAGGATTGGGGTCCGTAACAGAATCATCAAACGGTACTGTTACGGTTGAAAATGATTTTCAACTAATCTGTTTCGATATTGTTTCAGAGCCATCAACCCCCAACGCATACGTTTATCCAAAAGATCAAATGAACAATGTTTCAACACGTTTACGGGAAGTCAAAGAAAACAGTATCAATGATCTTTTTAAGAAAATCCTCGGAGAATAAATGAATAAAAACCAACTTAGAAAAATCCTAAAACCATTGATAAAAGAATGCATCAAAGAGGTAATTTTCGAAGATGGTACTCTTTCTACAATCATTTCTGAGGTTGTAAAGGGCACATCTTCTTCACAAATAGTTGTAAAAGAAAATAGCCACGATGACAATTCTGAACGGTTTGAGCAGAAAAGAAAACAATTGCTGGAGCAAAAAAGAAAAATGCTTGATGCAATTGGCAAAGATGCTTATAATGGAGTAGATTTGTTTGAAGGAACCACACCGATGCCCAGATCTCAAGGATCATCGTCTCCCCATGGCTCTAAAGCCTTAGATGGTGTAGCCCCAAACGATCCGGGAGTGGACATCTCTCAGTTCGGCATGTCTAAGCAAGTTTGGAAAAAACTGGCGGGAAAATAAATGGCTACTAATCACATAGAAAAACCTCGAAAGAACGAAGACCCAAATAGATTTATCAAAAGATTCATCAAAAAATGTAAAAAATTAGGCATTATTGATGAGGTAAAGGATAATAGATATTATACAAAACCTTCTGTCAAGAAAAGACTAGCAAAAAAGAGAGCGATCGCAAAGCACAAAAAAGAACTTCGCAAGCGTCTCCGGAGACAAAATTAAATAAAATTACTAGTTATGTAATAGGAGAACTGTATGTCGTCAAACATCTACACAGCCGGTCTTAGAAATGTAGGATCATATCAAGTATCAGGCCAGCCTTATCTAAGTGGGGCTGTTACGTCTGCTACGTTGGGATCTAATCAAGATGGGTACTTTCAATTTCCATATGTAACAAAAAAAGTTATCGTATCAAATGAATCTTCAACCAGAGATGCAATTGTAAGTTTTGTACCTTTTGATAGAACTATAAAGACCTATGGCTTTGCAAATGATGCATCTGGTTCTGGTAACTGGCTTTTATTGCAAAAAGGGACATCTATTGAATTAGATGTAAAATGTAAAGAGATTTTTGTTGCCCCTGCGTCAGCCAATGCTGTAGATTTCATATCTGTATACGCAGAGCTAACAAATATTCCAACCGGCAGCATGTATTCATTTGATGGATTAGAAGGGATTAGCACATGAGCAAATATTCAGTAGGCCTTAGGAACGCTGGTTCTTACATTGTATCGGGGCAACCATACATCACAGGTTCTTTTACCGATTCCGGAGACAATGCTGTCCCGGCTCATCATGAATTGCAAGTTAAGTTTCCTTATGTTACAAAATCGATAACTCTTTGGAATTTTTCCGCAGGGACAGAAATGTTGAGGCTTCATTTGGTTTCAAGTAGTTCAATAACAAACCATCCAACAAGTAAGCATTATTATGAACTTGCAAAAGATGAATCGTTGACCGTTAATCTTAAGTGCAAAGAAGTTTGGTTAAGTGCCACAGCAGCAGGCGATGTTACTTGGAAGTTATATGCAAGTCTAACCAACATTCCAACAGGGAGTATGTACGCACTAGCCGGCTCTGGTATTTCATCGTAAGGAGGCAAAATAAATGAGCAAATATTCAGTAGGCCTCAGAAATGTCGGATCATACATGGTATCCGGACAGCCCTATATAACTGGTAGTACTGTTAACGCAGGCGGGGAAGTAAAAATAGAATTCCCTTTTGTGACTAAGAACATAAAAATACGAATACCCTCACCTCCGAATACCGCAATAAATATTGGCAATCAAGATGGCTCTTGGTTATCGACATCGCAATATATTAAGGGAGGATCTTATCTTCCCGAGGTGGGTGGTAGTGGAAACGATTTTACTTTTTCTTGGTGGATGAAAGACACCCACACTGGGCCGAATACCCAACTTTTTATTCTAACTATGTTTAAGGGCGATGGTGGCTTTGCCAATCAATTAGCGCTTGAATATAACAACAACGCTGATTATCACTATCAACTTGTTGGTGCCGGTGGAAATGCTGCGGTAACTGCGATAGTCAATGATACAACTAACGGCTTTGATGGTAACTGGCACCACATACTAATAACACAGAATGACAGCAAAGTCTATCTTTACGTTGATGGTAACCCCGGATCAAATTTTTATAATGGAAATTTACCGGCTGTTATAGATACAATCAAGTTTGGCTGGAATGGTGGTGGCGGGAGAGATTCTGCTATTTATGACGAGGTTACCGTGTTTACATCTGGTTTCAATCAAGCGCAAGTGAGTGAACTTTATAATAATGGTGAGTGGTTTAATCCAAAAAATCACTCTAAAGCCTCTAGTTTGATAGCGTGGTGGACTATGGGAGACTCTTCCCCCGATGGTCGCGCTGTCGGGAATTTTTCTGGGTTTCCATGGAATGGCGCAACTGATCCTTCCTTGGGCATAAGCGGTCCGGCTTGGTTTTACAATAACGGTGACTCAACGGAAAGGAATGTGCATGCAATATTCTTTAATCTTGCTGATGATTTTGCAGAACTTACTCCCGGTCCTTTTGCCTCACAAACAACAGGGAAAATTAGAATCTCTCCGGTTCGCGCTTTGATAAGTGCAATTCATTATCCGGATGAAAGTGGTGTCGCCGGGGCCGATAATCAGTTAGAAGTTCCTCAAGGTCGCACCGCTGTAATGCAAACAGACGCATTAACATTTTCATTCTGGTTTAAACAACCTGCAGGGGTCGCAGCGGGATATCAAAGATTTTACGGAACTCAGACGAATGGGATACAGGGACGGATTATGGACATTGGAGGAGGCTCAGCAAGAATTCGTAACTCCCTAGGTGTTGACATTCAAGCCGATGTTGCCGGGATTTTTGATGGTAATTGGCACCACTTTGCTATGGTTTTTGATCCGGTTTCCAATAAAGCACTAATGTATGTCGATGGTACCGAAGTCGTAAACGGTTCTTTAGTCGGTACCGAGTCAGTGTCAACCCTTTATTTCCCTACTACCCATGCTGCCGCCGGCGAAGGAGGTGTTCAAAACTGGTCTGAACTATTGATTTGGACTTCAGCCTTGGACTCAACGCAAATTAGTGAATTATATAATGGAGGTTATGTAAAAGATCCCACAACACACTCTTTCAGTGATAGTTTGCAAAGTTGGTATAGATTTAATCCAAATCTATCCCCAGCAGATACCACAACAACAATCTATGATAGAATTGGCTCTAACAACGCTACTATTTTAATAGGTGGCAATCCTCGTAACGCCCAATTCATAGCAGGTCCAACTAGTGCTGTTGAAAATGGCAAACATTATTATGAACTACAAGGCTATGGTTCCTCCATAGACCTTCCAATGAAAACAAAAGAGTTATATATCTCATCGGTAAATTCTCAAACCACTTTCGAGGTCATAGCAGAATTAACAAACATCCCAACAGGCAGCATGTATACGTTATCAGGTGCGGGGATCGATGAATAATGTCAGAATTTGGATGGGCCTATGTCGTTGGTTCGCAGGCTGGCGGGGTTTCAGGCTCAGTCCAGACCGCAAGGCCTGACTTAGGATTAACAGGTAGTAATCGATTAATCTTTGATCACATAACCGATGTATTAACTCTTTCTGGGTCTATGCATGTATCTGGTACGATCACCGCGAACCAATATAATGTCAATGTCGTTAATGAAACGGTCACAAACATTAGCGCATCTGGTAATACAAAATTTGGAAACTCAATAGATGATACGCACATCTTTACTGGTAGTCTAAATGTATCTGGCGCAACGAATCCTTTAAAATTATTTGGATTACAATCCGGCTCTGGTATTCCCGGAGATAGTTTTGTGGTTCTTGGATCTGACAACAATCTGTTTCTAACATCATCACCGGGTGGAGAGATAAAAGAATACACCAACGCTGCAAACAACAGAATCATAACGAGCATAGATCCCTCTGGCATCAACGCTGAGGCTAACTTAACTTTTGACGGCTCTACCCTTGTGGTTACTGGCGATCTATCCTCTTCTGTCGGAGTGTCTTCATCGGTAGGACAATTCACAGAACTCACAGGGTCTAGGATCTCTGGTTCCTCTATAGACTCAACAACAGGTAACATAATAACTGTCAACGCCACTACAGTCTCTGCTACGAGTCTTGGGGGCACTTTGACAACTGCTGCGCAGCCAAATGTCACATCACTAGGAACACTTACCGCACTGAACGTATCAGGTGACCTATCAGCGTCTGCATTGTTTGTGTCTTCATCGAACGAAAGAGTCGGGGTCGGAACAAACAGTCCCGAGAAAAGACTGGAGGTATATGATAAAAACGATCAACTAAGATTGACTTACTCTAAGCACATACCATTTTTGGAATCAAATGTCCACACAGACTTTAAAACAAACAGTGATGGTTATTTGATCTTATCGTCTTCTGGGCAGAGAGTTGGCATTGGGACAACATCACCAACTCGTATGCTTGATGTAGATGGGAATGTCAGAGTTGGAGGAAACCTAGAAGTGACAGGTACTCTGAGTGCCCGAGTCACTGACTTTGTTGTGTCAGCCAACAACATCGTCTTTGGTGATAGCAAAACAGACCAACTAACTTTTAATGCGTCATCTGGTTCTGCTCCTAATGGATTGAATTTGGACTCAAACACTTGGGTATTAGATAGTGCAAATAATAGAATTGGTATCGGAATACCAAATCCACAGACTGAACTTCATGTTGTTGAAAGATCAGGTGAGGGTAACCTTCCAACTGTTGATGGTCCAACCGTCGCTCTCTTTCAGAGAAACAATGTGAATGACGAAGCGAACATCACTATTCTGGGTGCAACAGGAGGATCATCAACCATCAGTTTTGGAGATTACCAAGATCAAGATGTTGGAAAGATTGCATATCACCATGCTAATAATATGCTAGCTTTCCGTGTTGCTGGTGTCGGCGACAGAATGGTTATCGATAACGGAGGAAACGTCGGGATTGCAACCACAAATCCAGAAGAAAAACTACACGTAGTTGGTAATACAATCATAACGCAGAACCTAGGCGTAACAGGAAGCATCACGGGCAGCACCCTTACAGATGGAACAGCAAAGATTACAGGAGGCAACATAAGTTCGGTTGGTACCTTAACGGCCACAAATGTAAATGCCACCAGCCTAGGAGGCACTCTATCAACAGCAGCACAACCAAATGTAACATCACTTGGGACCTTAACCAGCCTAACTGTTGGAGGTGATGTCACTGTCGACACCAATACGCTCAAGGTCAACTCAACTTCAAATAAAGTAGGCATTGGAAGAACCGACCCAGAAAAAAAATTAGACGTTCTCGATACAGATCGACAACTAAGACTAACTCATACCAAGGCCTCATTGGGGGTCGACGCAGTTCACTCTGATCTATACACAACAGGTCAAGGTTATTTGATTTTAAGTGGAACTGCTCAAAGAGTTGGTATAGGAACTGAGTCTCCAAGTCGTATGTTGGATGTAGACGGCAATGTTAGGATTGGTGGTAATCTTGAAATAACAGGCTCCCTACACGCAAAGGTGAGTGAGTTCATTGTTACCGCTGATAATATTACTTTTGGCCAAGATGCCGAGGACACTGTAATCTTTAATGCAGCCTCCGGAACTGTAATGAATGGTTTGAACTGGGATGGCGACACCTTTGTGATGGACTCGGACAATAACAGAATAGGCATGGGACTACCCTTTCCAGAAGCAAAACTACATGTTTCATCATCAAGTCAGACCCTGTTAAGATTAAATGATGCTCAATTCACCGCAACACATTCTGGTGATTTGACTATAAAACCATCGGGCAATTATCTGACTGCATCATCCGATGTCCGTATTTCTGGTTCAAGTTTCTTAGGTACTCTACCAACACAACACACAGTTGTCTCAGGTGAATTAACCGCGTCTGTTGCTGTTTCTTCATCATTGGGTCGCTTCACGGAATTAACTTCCTCTGCCGTAACAGATGGCACCGCCACGATCAAAGGAGGTAACATCTCAGGTGTAAATACGCTTACCGCTACAAATGTCGCAGGTACTTTATCAACAGCCGCACAACCAAACGTAACATCGCTTGGGACACTGGGAACCTTATCTATCACTGGTGATCTAACAGTGGACACGGATACTTTAAAAGTTGATTCCACAAACGATAGGGTGGGCATTGGGAGAGTTGACCCACAAAAAACATTAGAGGTTTTAGATACAGGGAAACAATTTAGAGTTTCATATTCCAAATATGTTTTTGGGGTATCTGCTAATGTGTTTTCTGATTTATCCACAGATTCTTCTGGATTCCTTGTTCTTTCAGGTTCTGGAGGAAAGACAAAAATTGACAATAGTTTACAAATTACTGGATTGGCCACAGGCACCGGGGTGACAACAAAGTATTTAGCGCTAGATTCTAGTAACAATGTTATATTGACCTCGTCTGCCGCGCCGGGTATTGAAACCAGAAACAGAAGAGTGATCTCTGGTGACACAACGTTGGCTGTTGATGATTATTATATTGGAATAAATGCAGCAGGGAACGTCAAAATAACATTAATTGCCGCTGCTTCCTTGCCAAATGGTCAAACGTTCACAATTAAAGATGAAGGCGGAACAGCAGCGTCGCATACATTCACTGTGTCCGCCTCTGCTGGGGAAACTATTGATGGTGTAGGGGAAATTACCATACCCAGTTCATTTGCATCTGTCAGCATTTATACAGATGGCGCTAGTAAATATTTTATTTTCTAAAAGTATTGATTTTAAAGCACCCAATAGTATCTTGGCAAAAAATAAGTATTTTGGTCGGTTTTTTTTGATTTCCTTAAACTATTTATCTATCGAGGATGCCGGTATACCCGAGATCCTCTACGTTTTTACGTAATAAAAAACATAATTTTTGGAGGAATAAAAATATGTCTTATAACTTTTCGAATGCTGCTATGCAGTTCAACGGCGCTATCACCGCCGATGGACAAATTAGAGCAAAAAGCGAGAATTTATCTGGTTCTACATTGTCTATCGGTTCTGCCGAGTTGACGGCTGCGGAATTAGAAGTTCTTGATGTTAATGGCGGATCTGCTCTAGCAGGATCTGCTCAAGCAGGTAAAGCACTTGTTGTTGATGGATCTCGCGACATTGCTAACGTTGGTAACTTGACTTCAACAGGGGCTCTTGTAGCAGTTTCTGTTTCGGGCTCTGCTGGTATTAGCGGTTTCAATTTTGATGCCGAGGGAACCGTTGATGCTCTTGGTGGTTTTGGTGTTGGTGGAACAGAAATCGTTTCTTCTGCTCGTCAACTTAAAAATATTGCTTCTCTTGATGCTACATCAGAAGCAACAATAGAAGCCGCAATTGATAGTCTCACAGAACTTGCAACTATAGGTAAAGCAGACGCAACTACTAACATCGCCGCTGGTGATCTTACAATGTATAACGCAGTGAATGGTGGAAACCCTACTATTTCACTTGGTTCTGCTGCAACAGAGGCCTTGGTAATCGAGGCTAAATATGGAGATGCAAATCAAGAAGTAGGATCAGTTTCATTCATCACTAAAACTGATGGATCTAGTGCTCACGCTGGTAAAATGAAGTTTGATGTTGATGAGGTTAATATTTTAGAAATTAACGATAATGGTCTTCAACTAAAAAATGCTTCCACTATTGGTACTGCTGCAGATTCAGATCTTTTAACTCTTGGAAATGCATCTCTTGCTATTGCCGGTGCAGTAACTGGTGTCACTACCATTGCTGCTTCTTCAAACGCTACCATTGAAGGTATCGTTTCTGGTGCTGCTGGAACGTTCGACGCTCTTGCTGGTACCTCTTTGGCACTCCAAAGTGGTGGTATTAGCGCTGCTGGTGCAATTGCTGGTGCAACTTCTGTTGACGGATCTGGTGATCTTACAATGGGAACAATTACAATGACTGGCTTCACTGTTGATGCTGATGGTGATACTGCTCTTAAATCTTTGGCTGTAGATGATGGTTCTACGATTGGCCCTGATTCTGTTACAGACTTGATTACACTTGCTGGTGCTGGTGACATTACTATTAAAGATGGTGCATACGATTTTGACATTGCTGCTCATGATGGCACCAATGGTCTTAAACTAGGCGGAGCCCTTGTCCAAGCAACTGCTGCTGAATTGAACAGAGTGAAAGTAACTACTGCGGGTACTGCCCAAGGCGGAAAAGCAGCAATTTTTGACGATAACGTTGACCTTGTTGGTTTCAGAAATCTTTTCGGAAATTCTAACAGTTCAAGAGTAATGATCAGTGGCTCTAATGGCTCAATTGACTTGAGACAAAAAAATGATAGCCCAAGACTCGATATCATGTTAGCAGAAACTCTTAAGATTCGTCTTTCTGGATCTGGTGATGCTTCTTTCACCGGTGAGATTGAGTGTGGATCTCTTAAGGTAGATGACGGTTCAACAATCGGCCCGGACTCTATTAAAGACTTGATTACACTTGCCGGAGCAGGTCACATTACTGTTAAAGATGGTACATACGATTTTGACATCGCATCTCATGATGCCACTAATGGTCTTAAATTAGGTGGTACTCTTGTTACTACTAGTGCTACTGAACTTAACCAACTTACTGGTTTTGCTGATGATACAATGACAAACGCTCACTCGATTGTTTTTAATGATGGTTCTAGCCTTAAGTCAGAAGCCTTTGCGGACTTCTCTGCTCTTCTTGCAGGTGCTGGTTTAACTGTAAATAGCTCCAGCAAGAAACTTGAAGTTACTTCAAATGCAATGTCAACCTTCAGTGGTGCTCACACTGCTGAAGAAGGATACAATGTGTATACTGGTAACACTAACGTTACTGTTACAATGCCTGCTGATGCTGATGCTGGTGATCTTGTTATTATCAAAGCAATGACTTTGAATTCTGGTCAAAAAATTACTATCAACAAGCATGGTTCTCACAATAAACAGATGGATGGCGAAGACACTATCAAACTTGAATTAAGTTTTGCTGCTGTTTCTATGGTTTATATTGATGATTCTAATGGTTGGGCGATCGTGTAATCTTTGGTTACTACTTTCTCAACAACAAGTTTATTCTTGGACGGCCACCCCACGGGGTGGTCGTTTTTCTTTTGTGTTTGCTATTTATTTGGAGGAGAAAGTTATGTCATATTTATATTCGAAAGGTAAAAGGATCTTAGGAGATATCATTGGAGCAGACGATTCAGACCGAGATACCAAAATTGATTTTGAAGACGACCAGATAAAACTTGAAACAGGTGGATCAACAAGATTTAAAGTCTCAGGTTCTTCCGGCGCTATAACTTTCAATGAAGCATTTACATTCCCAACCACTGATGGGAGCAACAATCAAGTTTTAAAAACAAATGGAAGTGGAGTTGTCACTTGGGAAAATGAATCTGGCGGTGGTGGAGGAAGTAATGTTTCTGAGAATGTAATAACAGAGTCAGCAAGCTTATCTCTCGCATCATCAAACAACAGAGATACAATTTTGATAACACCACTGTCTAGTAATGCGACGTATACACTACCAGCCCCAGAAGCAAATTTTAAAATCAAATTTGTACTAGTATCAAATGCTATTAATCATAATATAATATTCAGAACCAAACAAAGTTCTCAAAAGATTTTTGGCCTGCTATACAGAGTTTCTTTTGGTGGAGATACGGACACTGGATATGATGGTGATCCAACATCTTATATTGGTTCTGCAGCCCACACTTTTATTGGTGGCGCTAGCGAAGGTTCGAAAAACACTATTACACTTGATAATGCTCTTCAGGGATCAGACATAGACTTTTATTCCGATGGCACCTATTGGTACGTCAGAGGAACGATCGTCGCGACAGCCACCTCGCACTCATCACCAGCAACAATTACTTTCTCGAACGAATCTTACTAAACGCATTTATTCCTTTTCTTGACAAGAACACTATTTATTAGGAATAATATTATTTCTAGGAGATGAATGAATGTCGAGCATGTTAGAACAAGCCATCATTGATGCTGCAGCGCTTCGTGAGGCTGCGTTGAAAAATGCGGAACAGTCGCTGATTGAAAAATATGCACCTCAAATTAAAGAGGCCGTCAAAACAATGTTGGAGGACACGCCCACCACGATGAAATATGAAGGTCGGATCGTGTCTATTGTTCATGAAGCAGATGACGACGGTAATGTTACCGTTTCTGAGGCAGGAGGCAAGCCTTTTATGGTCAAAGAAGCAGACTTAGAACATGCTTCCGCTGATGATCTTTTAAACGAAGAAGAAGCCGACATGGCAACGGACGCTGGTGGTGAAGGTGACTTGACCAATATTGTTGCTCCACTAGCATCAGACCCCGGAGTTTCGGAAGATGAACCAGTTACCTTAGACTTGAGGATTGATGACATTGAAGGCGACATCACAATCGATCTTGGAGAACTTGAAGATCAAATGGCAAAGGATGATACCCCAATGCCAGAAGATGATATGTTTTCAATTGGTGACGACATCGCACCAGAGGTCGAAGCAGAAGAAGATCTTCTTGGCGGTCTTGATCTCGGAGGAGAAGAGGACGAAGAACAAGAAGACGCCGAACAGCCACTACAAGAATTACTAGATTTATTAGAAGAATATGAAACTGATGTGATCGAAGAAAAGATCACGGTCGACATGAGCCACCAAAAGGATGGTACATTTCAAACAAATGAAGCCACTTTGGAATACGAAGAACTAAAACAAGAAGCACATGACGCTCATGACGAAGAAGATGAAGAAGAGGAAGAAGATGAAACTTCCAAACTTCAAGAAACAATCGAATTACTTATGACTCAAAACGAAAAACTTGAGTCAATCGTTTACAAATTAAACGATAAGTTAGAAGAGACTTTGCTTTCAAACGCAAAACTTCTCTACCAAAACCGCACTTTAAATGATGCCTCCTTGAATGAGCGACAAAAGTCAAAAATTGTCGAAGCCATCGCAAACGCGGAGTCTCCCAAAGAGGCCAAGCAACTTCATGAAACATTAAGGACGACAGTGGGATCCGACAACAAAAAGGGTCCACAATCACTGAGCGAAACCGTTAATCGTAGATCGAACTTGTCTGGTATGCTTAACCGGGGACAAAACTTAAACGAACGCAAGAATTCTGATGATTCTTTTATAAAGAAAATGCAGAAACTTGCAGGCATTAAATAACATATAAGGAGGTTAAAATAATGTCTATTGTACAAAAATTAACCGAAGGTATTGTAAGCCGTAATATGGCCCAAGAAGGACAAGCTCTTCTTGACAAGTGGTCGGCTACTGGTTTGCTCGAAGGCCTTCAAAGCGACAATCATAAGCACAACATGGCTCGATTGTTGGAAAACCAAGCAAAAGAACTTCTTCGTGAGAGTTCTTCAATGACTGCTGGAGATGTTGAAGGTTTCGCTGCCGTTGCATTTCCAATTGTTCGTCGTGTATTCGCCGGACTTATCGCTAACGATCTTGTTAGTGTTCAACCAATGTCACTCCCTAGTGGGCTGATCTTCTTCCTTGACTTTGTGTATTCACCTGATGCAAAAAGTTCTGGTGGTGGTCTTGATCCTCGCTTTGGAAACGACGCTGATGCTTCTATCTATGGTACTAATAAAAAGGGTTCTGGAATTGAAGAAGGTGTAGATCTTATTGACACTACTACTAAAGCCGACCTATCTGGTCCTCGTGGAATGGTTGGTTATGCTTATGCTTCTCCAAGCGGAAGTAATTCAACAATAATTGGTCAAACAGAAGCTGAGGCAACCTTGGTTTCTACGTTTACCTTGGATGGCAACGTATCCGCAGCAAACAAAAAACTTATCAAATTCGACCCAGACCTCTTGTCTGTGACTGATTCAACTCTTATGGTTGGAGTTCTTGATATCGCACAGGCCAGCCACAGTGCTTCGTTAGGGTCTCCTGATCTTGATAATCTCGCGGCTTTTGACATCAAAAACCTAACCGGTACAGGTGGTCTTCAGGACGCTGATGGTGCCTTTAATACTTTGACAGGCCAGATCCGTCGCTTGACTCAAGCTAAAGATACTGGATCATCGTTGACAAATGAAATCGCAGCCATTCGTTATGTTGTTGTAGGTTCAAACATCACAGCAGGTCAATCTGGGGCATTTAGCGCTGCTGGTTTGGCAATTGACTCTTTGATTTTCCCAGTTAAAGATGATGTTACTGCTGGTACTGCACCTGCAGGTGGTCTTCAGGGATACGAATACGCAATGGAAGGAATCGAAAAAATTCCAGAGATTGATATCAAAGTTGACTCAAGCGCTATCACAGCACAAACCAAGAAATTGAAAGCCAAGTGGACTCCAGAATTGGGTCAAGACTTGAACGCTTACCACAATTTGGATGCTGAGGTAGAGTTGACTTCTATCCTTTCTGAGCAAATTGCTCTTGAGATCGATCGTGAGATTCTTGCTGATCTTGTAAACGGTGCTCATGCTGCTACTTATTACTGGTCTCGTTCTCCGGGTCTATTTGTGAACCGTGAAACTGGTCTTGAACTCGGCGCTGCTTCTGCTGCTCCTGATTTCACCGGAACTGTTTCTGAATGGTACGAGACTCTCGTTGAAACTATCAACGACGTTTCTGCTCAAATCCACAGAAAGACTCTTCGTGGTGGAGCAAACTTCGTAGTTGTTTCTCCAGAAGTTGCTAACATTCTTGAATTCACCGCAGGCTTCCGTGCTAATGTTACTGCTGACGCTGACAAAGGCGACATCGGGGCCGTTAACGTAGGTTCTTTGAGCCGTAAGTTTGACGTCTTGGTTGACCCATACTTCCCACGTAACGTGGTCCTAGTAGGTCGTAAAGGCTCTTCATTCCTCGAAAGTGGATATGTCTATGCTCCATACGTACCGCTACAGACTACACCTACAATCTTCGGACCAGAAGACTTTGTTCCTCGTAAAGGCGTAATGACTCGCTATGCGAAGAAGATGGTTCGTCCGGATATGTACGGTCTTGTTATCGTTCGTGGACTTGCTGGTGAGGAAGGTTCTTCCTAATTCACCCTTGAGGTAAATTAAATGATAGCCCCCACTTTTCGGAGTGGGGGTTTTCTTTTGTTTTGAACTATTTATTATAACTTGGATTTATTCTCCTTGGGGCGGGGCGGCTGCTCCTAGAAAGATCTATACCGAGGCCGCTGGTATAAATCATTGATTAAAATCAAGTTATTGCAATAATATAATTTATAAGGAGAAAATATTATGGGAAGAAGAATAGGGGCTCAAAGATTAAATGCTCTCCTCAGAAGAGGATCTACCGGTACTGATACTTCGTACCAAGCAGGTGCGAGCATTTCACCAGCCATTATAAGCCACAGAATTATTAAAGATGGGGTTTTTATTATCACTGAGATCGTTTTGGATCTCGGGGTTAGTACAACAGATATCAGATCTGCAACTGTTGATCGTCCAATTGGAACTCATTCGTCCACAGCATCAGCGCATTTGCTCAAGTGGGAAGATGATGTACATGGTGTTCTGCAATCGACAGAAACATACATTATGGAAGCGTTAACTACTATCACTCAATGTAGTCTTAAACAAGGTGATGTTGAGGCTGCTATTAATGTTGCACCAACCAACCCTGTTGATTTAAATCATGATTTTGCTTGTAATGCTAAAAGAGTTGGAGCCGCAGTAGTGGCGCCTGCTACATCACCAGATGGAAAGTATATCTTTTTGTGCAATACAGATGGCGCCAGTACAACTATTAATGCTGGACAATTAGTTGTTCGCTTTATTGGTATGAAATCAGCCGATATTTCTGCTGGTTAATGTTTAGTATAGTGTCGGGGGGAACATTTCCCCCTGCACATTATTCAAGATAAATAAGGAAAAAAATTATGCGTTTTACGACAAAAACAGTTGAAAAGAAAGAAGCTCCTGCTGAAAAGTCTGAGGTCAAAAAAGCACCCGCTAAAAAAGCTTCTACTAAAAAACCAACCAGTAAAAAGAAATAATATTTCATTTTATTAATACAAGCCCCCTATTTGGGGGTTTTGTTTTATTGGAACTAGTTATATAATGATTAACTCCTCCAATGATTTATTGAACTGTAAGCCTCCGGCATTTAGAATGTCGGAGGTTTCTACGTTTAGAAACTACTTACAAATAGCGGAGGAATAATGTATGGCTTTTCCAAGTTTAACCCCATCATCGACAACATCGGCGATTGTCCTAACCTCAACTGGGTCGACTGATCTTGTTAAGGACTCGTTGGCAATTGGTTTCTACACAGGAAGCGTTGCTTTTATAACTGGTGCAGCCGCACAAGTTGCATATACGTTCAAAAGATTGGGTGGTGATGTCTTAGATATTGAATTAAAAGCAGAAAATGTTTATAATCATTACGAAGAAGCCGTATTAGAATACTCTTACATTGTAAATTTACACCAAGCAAGAAACTCTCTTGGTTCTGCTCTCGGAGGTGAAACAGGCTCTTTTGATTATAAAGGTGAGATCGCTGGTACCGAAAGTAAGTCAACGAAATACCCTAAATTCTTATTTGATTATGCATTTAGAGTTGGAGATAAGTTCTCTACGGAAGTCGGAATCGGAGGAACGGAACAAATTTACTCTGCTTCCTTTGCCAGCGTAGCAGACCAACAAGATTATGACTTACAAGCGATAGTTAGCTCGTCAGCAGCGGATGGAGGTGTTGATTATGCTAGTTTGGCAGACCCGAATAGAACAACAACACCTAGAATTAAAATTAGACAAGTTTTTTATACAACACCTTTGGCTATGTGGCGATTTTATGGATATTATGGTGGCCTAAATGTGACCGGCGATATGACAACTTACGGTCAATATGCGGACGACTCAAGTTTTCAAGTAATACCCGTTTGGCAAAACAAAATCCAAGCAGTGACATACGAAGATCACTTATACACAAGAACATCCCATTATTCGTATGAAATCTTTGATAATACTTTGAGATTATTTCCGATCCCATCGATAGCATCGCCTGAGAATTTCTGGTTTAGATTTACTGTTGAAGAAAACGATGCATATGCCACAGGATCTTATGATTCTGGTGTAAACGGTATCAATAACGTCAATAATTTACCCTTCTCGAACCTTCCTTTTGAAAGCATCAACTCTATGGGACAACAATGGATACGTAGATTTTCTTTAGCCTTATCAAAAGAAACTCTAGGGCAGATTCGAGGTAAATTTGGCAATTCTGTGCCTATTCCGGGAGATAATGTATCGTTAAATGCAGCAGAGTTGTTAACTCAAGCAGCAAATGAACAAACAGCCTTGAGAGAAGAATTAAATAAACAGTTAGACGAAATGCTTTACGCTAAATTGGCAGAAACCGACAAGGCTTTTGTCGACAATACGGATGCTATCGTCGCCAAAACACCAATGAAAATTTTCGTGGGGTAAATAAATGTCAAAATGGACAAGACCAACTCAACCACCGCCGCCTTTATTCTTAGGGGAGAAAGAAAAGAACCTTGTCAAGCAGGTTAATGATGAAATTATCGAACGCGTTGTCGGGCAACAAGTTTTATATTTCCCAATCGACATCGAACACACAAACTATCACCCTTTATATGGCGAGGCAATAGAAAAAAACTTTTTACACCCAATTAGAGTCTTTGCTTTGGTAGAATATCAAGGAGTTGAGACCTCGGATATGGATAATTTTGCCTTAGATAAGGCGACAAAGATAAAGATCAATTTTCACAAAAGACGGTTGACCGAAGATCAAAACCTTTTTGTAAGAGAGGGAGATTTTGTAAGGTTTGGGGAAATTTATTATGAAATTGTGAAGGTAATTGAGCCAAAATTACTCTTCGGACAACCAGAATCTCGATTCGAGATACAAGCAGAATGCATAAGAGCAAGGGATGGACTATTCAATGGCGAATGAAAAAGCAATGACATTTGATCCTTCCACATTAGAGACAATAGACAACGCAGTCTACAATTTCGTTAATCAAATTGTTGATGCACACACAAGTACAAATACTGGGTGGTCTAAAGTTCCTGTATTGTGGCTTGGAACCGAGAGACCTTATCAGGTAAAAAATAACAAAGAATTAAGAGACAAAGTTGGCAAACTTAAGTTACCTTTAATAACAGTTACAAGGACAGGCGTTACCCGTGATGAATTTAAAGGCTCCTATCAGTCATATTACCCAACAGAAAAAGGGTATCAAGGCGGAACAGTAGCAATCACCAGAGTAATAAAGCAAGACAAAACAAGAAATTTTGCAAATGCTGATACAAATCGTGAAACAAAAGGCGATGAAACAAGAAAGACAAGTAAAGTAAATAAAAAAATTGTCTATGAAACAATAACAATACCAAAGCCAACTTATGTTACCTGCATGTTCGAGATCAATATAAGAACAGAATATCAACAACAAATGAACGACATCATACCTCCGTTCGTTATTGATCAGAAGAATGTATTCCCTATCGTTAGCGAAGGTCACCAATATGAACTTTTTATTCAAGATGATTATGGTCTTGGAAACAATCTCAACTCACTGGGTTCCGACGAGAGAATGTTCACTGCTAAAATACAATTTAAAGTCCTTGGATATCTCGTTGGAGATGGAAATAACCGCGACAGACCTCAGATAACAAAAACACAAAATGCGGTTGAAGTAAAAATTTCAAGAGAGAGAGTTATCGTCGGTGATAAAAGGCCTTGGTCTTCTAACATTTCTGGCGATGATGGTAAATTTCGAGAATTTTGACTTTCACAAATTACTAAACTATTTACTAGGAATAATAACGTATTTAAGGAGTATAATTAATGGCTAGAAAATTTGACTTTGTTTCTCCCGGGATTCAACTACGCGAGATCGATGAATCAGTTCTCGAACCGACGCCGGAAAAAGATGGATTACTCTTAATTGGTAGGGCTAGATCAGGACCGGCAATGAGACCGGTTAAGGTTACAAACCTAAATGATTTTGTTGAAATTTTTGGAAATCCTATGGATGGTGTCAGACAATCTGACCCATGGAGATTTGGAAACACTGGTGCTCCAAACTATGCTGCATACGCAGCCCAAGCATACCTTGCTGCAGGGACTGGACCTGTCAAGTTCATCAGATTACTAGGTAAAAACGGCCCAGCGGATGATGCTGAGGTAAATAAGGCTGGATGGACTATCGGTGATGGTGAACCTAACAATGATCTAGTGCACAATACAACTGCCATGGCTCTTTGGTTATTTCCTTCGGCATCTCTGGACGATGATGGTCATGCACACATCGACGCTGTAGGTCACATTGGAGTAACAGGAACTCTAGGTGCTATTTTTTATTGCTCTGGTACAACCCCTCTGTTGGTTGGAACTGCTCACAATTCTACTACTAAAGGAGCAACCTCTGCTGTTGTAGATAGTTCTGGTGACAATTGGACTTTTGATTTGGCTTTTACATCGTCGGGTAATTCTACATTAAATGTTACTCACAGTGTTAGTTTTGATCCTACCAAGTCAAATTATATTAGAAATGTGCTAAATACAGACCCGACAATGTATAAGGGGACTAAAAATTACCAAGGTAGTGTTAGTAAAGCCGTACCATATTTCTTAGGAGAAACCTTCGATGTAAATGTTTCGGCAATGTTTTCTTCTTCAGCAGGAAAAGTCCAAGGAGTCATTTTAGCATTAACTGGAAATGCAACGGATTCTTTCGCAGATCACAGGGAAGAAATGACAGCAGCAAGAACTGGATGGTTTATCGGACCAAGACAAGGAGCAGCCGACCAAAAGAAGCTTTTTTACCTCACCGCACTAAGTGAGGGGGTCGAACTGCAGAACAATTATTATGTCAAAATTTCTGACTGTAAACTAGGAACGCCTCCAAGCGGTAGATCTTCTTTTACATTAAGCATAATGAAGAGGGGCGGTGCTAACGATGTAGCGGTTGAAGTTTATTCTGGCCTTACAATGGACCCGACGGATGACGATTATATTGTAAAAAGAATTGGAGATGTTAACGAACAATGGAATTCTACAACAGACAAGTTCGATTTAAGTGGTCTTTATCCAAACATGTCAAGCTATGTCAGGGTCACAGTAAACCCAGAGATTTTGCCATCAGGAATGGATTTACCAGTTGGTTTTGTGGGACCAAAAACTCTTGATCCTATCCATGTCAATGGGGACAGTAGTGTGAATATGTTTAAATGGCTCACTGGTGAGAGTGAAATTCCTTTTCCTGCGGATAATACAAAGTTTCTAAACGCAACTGGTGCAGTAGATTATACTTTCAAATATCCTCTGATTTTAACCACAGTGTTTAATAGCAACGGCCCTCATGAACAAAATTATTTAGCAACTGATGTATTTGGGTTAAGACACAATAGAAAAGGAACTAATTCGCACTCTTATAGTTTAAACGAACATTTGAGAAAAAGAGTTGCAATTAATCCTCATCTTGCTGCGACTGATGCTTTAAAAAATGCTTCTTTCGTATTCACACTAGATGATATAAGATCTGGGTCTGCTACCGAAACAAATAGGTTCTATTTTGCTTCTGGATCTTTCCGGTTTAACTCCGATAAAATGAGTTATTCTGCTAAATTTGGACTAACTGGTAGTGACGGGTTGTTTACAAGCAAAGGAATCAGACAATTTGCTGCTCCGTTTTTTGGAGGAAGCGAAGGGCTTGACATTAGATACGCTAACCCATTTAGTAACGCAAGATTAGATAAAGGAGCCAACAGGTATCCGCAGTTTACGGTTAATGAAGCGCTAGACATGATTGAGGACAGAGATAACATTAGATATGAATTGGTTTCAATGCCCGGAATCATAAATGATAACCTAAATACCAAACTAATGTTAAATTCAGCCAACCGAGGTGACAACCTTGCTATTATTGATTTTAGCGGTATTTACAGGCCCGGTTACGATAGAGAGGATTCAGCATTAAACTCTAATATTCTAACGATGATCAACAAATTAGAAACTGAATTGGTTGACAACTCGTATGCGGCCACATATTATCCTAATGTTAGAATCAGAGATACATTAAATGGAAATGATACAATCATAATCGCGCCGCCATCTGTTGCTGCTATTGGAGCCATTGCAAAATCAGAGGCTATGTCTCAACCGTGGTTTGCTCCTGCTGGATTTAACCGTGGTGGTCTCAATAGACTTGGTGGGTCTCTAGGTCCGATTGTTGTCGGAACGGTTGAGCACCTGACAAAAGCAGAACGCGATCAATTATACGAGGCGCACGTCAATCCTATAGCAAGATTCCCAGCAACGGGTGACACTGTGATCTTCGGACAAAGAACACTACAACAGGCCGCTTCCGCACTTGATAGAATCAATGTTCGTCGACTGCTTATTTACTTGAAGAGACATATCGGAGACATTGCTGATACTATTTTGTTTGATCAAAATGTTGAGGCTACTTGGAACAGATTTAAAGCCCGAGCCGATGCTGTTTTGTCAGAAGTAAAAACAGAACTAGGTATCACAGAGTACAAACTAGTATTAGACACAACTACTACAACACCAGATTTGATAGATAGAAACATATTGTATGCAAAAATCTTTATCAAGCCTGCTAGAGCAATTGAGTTTATCGCAATTGACTTCATCATCACTAAAACTGGTGTTGAATTTGAATAAGCCACTAATTAATTTATAGGAGAACATTGGTAATGGCATTTTGGAACGAAACAAGCGTAGAGCCTAAAAGAAATTATAGATTTCAAGTTGAAATAACAGGGCTTGAAGGAGACTCTGTCATTTGGTGGGCTAAAACCTTTAAGCCACCCTCATATGAAATCAGTGAAGTGGTGCACGATTACTTGGATAATAAATATTATTTTCCGGGAAGACTTACTTGGGCAGATGTAAACATGACCCTCATAGACCCAGTCTCTCCTAATGCAGTTGCCTTAACCAACAAATTAATTGAAAGTGCTGGCTATAATGTAAAAACTAGCGTGAATCAAAAAGAAACGATGTCAAAAGCAAGTTCCACAAGTGCGGTTAAAAACGTTGTTGTTTCAATTTTGAATGCAAATGGTGATGCTATTGAGGTTTGGACTTTGAAAAATTCCTTCCTCAAGTCTGTCTCTTTCTCTGATCTGAGTTACGACAATGACGACCTTAGAACTATTGATTTGACTTTCCGTTATGATTGGGCAGAGTGTGATAACACTGGGGCATCTACTGAGGACGGTGAACAATTTACTACTACCAGTTAACAACAGGTGACCGATGACTTTTTGGAATTTACCAAAACTAGAGCCAACGAGAAAGTTTAGATTTCAAATTCAAACTCCGGGCAGTATTGAAAAATCATTTTGGATACACGCTAAAACAATTGATAAGCCAACTTATGAAATGAATGTTGGTGAGTATCAAATCGGAAATCAAAAACTAAAATATCCGGGTATTGTTACTTGGAATGACATAACCATAACCGCTGTTGATACAGGAGGCAAGACAAATGGTTTGTATGACAATTTATCAAAAATGGGGTGGAATGTCCCGGGATCGAAAAATGCAATAAAAAAGATAGAAAAGCCCGGAAAAACCTTTTATAAAATTTTGATTCTTCAACTTAATGCGAAAGGTGAAACAATTGAAACGTGGACATTAAATAATGCTTTTTTCAAATCAGTCAATTTTGGATCTCTGAGTTACTCAGATGATGAATTAGTTGAAATCCAAATAACTGTCGGTTTTGATTATGCAACGTTCCAAAAACAAGAAACAGGCTTTTTCGGTCAAGCCGCAGACGTATTCAATCCAGATGCAAATAATAATTAGAGGTGAAATTTGAGTAGAAATAAAGATAGGCTTGGCGGTCACAAGCCTGAACACACAGAGGCCCCAACGCAATTCAATCCTTTGAATTTTGTCGCGCCGACTGAATTTGTTGAGCTTCCATCTCAAGGAAAGTGGTACCCTAAGGAGCACCCTTTAAGTGGAAAAGACACCATTGAGATAAGATACATGACAGCAAAAGATGAAGACATTTTGACTTCGCAGACTCTGCTAAAGAAAGGAGTCGCTATTGATCGTTTACTAGAAAACGTGATAATAGATAAATCATTTGATCCACAAACTCTTTTGGTTGGAGACAAAAACGCTATTTTGATCTCTCTAAGGGCTAATGGTTTTGGGAGCCTATATGATGGGCACGTTAAATGCAAAGAGTGTCAAGCCACTAATTATGTACAGTTTGATCTTATGAGCCCAACTTATACAGGGCAAGAAATACCAGAAGAACTAAACTTAATTCAAACAGAGAATGGTGGACTTGTTACCGAAATGCCATTTTCTAAATTCAAAGTTGAATTTCGTTTTATGAATGGTTTAGATGAAACAATCATTTCAAAACAATTCCTAGCAGAAGAAGATTCAGATAATTTGATGACAGAACAGTACAAAAGAATGATACTTTCTATCGAAGGCCACACAGAACAAGACATAATTAACCAATACGTTGATAATATGCCTGTCATGGACTCTAGGCACCTGAAACTATTGTTAAGGAACATAACCCCTAACATAGAAATAAGATCGAAATTAACCTGCAAATCTTGTAGTGCAGAACAGGAGGTCGACGTTCCTTTTGGAACTGACTTTTTTTGGCCTGACTTCTAAATACATGGAAGCCGTATATGAGCAATTCTTTCTTTTAAAACATTTTGGTGGTTGGAGTTTCATAGAAGCATATAATTTACCTATAGGTTTGAGGAACTGGTTCGTTGAAAGGCTTCAAAAACAATATGAAGATGAAGCAAAGGAAATGAAAAAAGCAAGAAGGTAATTCGTGTTCTCATTGTCATTTCTGTTTCACAACTATTTATGGAAAAGACGAGGATTCCTGTAATGATTACCATAGACTTGACAAGTAAAGTGCTCAATGAATCTTGGCTAAAGATGTGGGGTTTTTGGAACAAAAAACTCTTAAAATACATTTACGGCAAAGATGCAAATGTTGTTGCAAACTTGAATGAAGAGAACGGACAGGAAATTAAGTTCTCAATCAAAGGAGAATTTGAGGATGTAAAGTCTTATGCAAATGCGCTTAAGTCTGAGGCCGAATACTTACGTTCTTATGTCGATGAGGGTAAAGATAGCCCCAAGACAAAAGAAGCCAAGGAAAGGGCCAATACGGCCTCCTCTGCCTTTGTTAAACAAACAGGTCTTCCATGGCCATTTAAGGATTAATTAGATGTCTGATGAAGGTAAAGAAAAGACCAACGAAGAGCTAGAAAAAGAAGTAAAGTTAAGAGAGAGACTCGCGGAGTTATCAAAAGAACGAAAAGATGATACCGAAGAACAGTTGAGAGCAATTCGTGAATATTCTAAGATTCTAGGTGATGTCAAAGAACAAAGAGAAGCCAATCTTGATCTTGCAAAAATAGAAATGCTGCAGGCCCTTGAAAACTCTGATGCTCTCTCAGGCATAGAAGATCAGGAAAAAAGAAGAACGGAATTACTAAAAGAAATAGATCTTCTACTACAAGGTGAGGCAAGTTCTCTTTCAGATATAGATGTCATTACTAAAAGTATTGGAGAGGAAAAACTCAAACAGTTACAGACTGATTACCAAATCAGCGAAGGACAAAAAAAATACGGAAAAAATCAAAAAAAATTATTGAATGATTTGACTGGTGCTTTGGGCATAAGTAATACTTTAGGAAATTCTTTCATAGGCACTTTGATAAAAGTCAACGAAGAATTAAAATCAGGCGGTGATGCAGCCAAATTAGCATTTGTTGAAAACTTCCGCCAATCATTTAGTGTATTGAATTTAATGCTTAGCGTAATCGCCAAGATTGCCGAAGGAACAATCAAGACAGCACTGGAAGCCGATAAAGCACAGGCTGCTTTTGCATCTGCTACTGGAGCAGGAAGAGCATTTGCAGATCAAATTCAAGATGCTGGTCAAGAAGCGCTTGGTTTTGGCGTTTCTATGGAAGATGCTGGAAAAGCAGCACAAACTTTGTTTGGGGCTACGACAAACTTTGTAAATGTCTCGAGCGATATGCAAAAGAAAATGATCGCGAACACAGCAGAACTAGAAAAAATTGGAGTATCAGCCCAAAGCGCTGCAGAGATTTTCCAATTCATGAACTTGAACCTTGGGTTGACTGCTGAGGAAAGTTTGAAAACCACAAATCAGTTGGCAATGCTGGGTACAGAATTGGGAATAAGTTCGGAGAAAATAACAAAAGATTTTACTCAATCAATGGGGACTCTTGCGGTGTATGGACCAAGAGCAGTTACTGTATTTAAGAACTTGGCAGGTGCCGCAAAGACTGCTGGGGTGGAAACTTCAAAACTATTATCTATCGCTGGTAAATTTGATACCTTCCAAAGTTCAGCCGAAACAGTTGGTAAACTAAATGCACTCTTGGGGACTCAACTGTCTACTACTCAAATGCTTATGATGACTGAGGACGAGCGTATAGAGACGCTTATCTCATCTGTTCAGGCACAAGGTGTTGCATTTAAGGACATGGACCGTTTCCAACAAAAAGCGATTGCCGCTGCTGCCGGTATTGATGATTTAAACGAGGCACAAAGAATCTTTGGGATGAGCCTTGGGCAATATCAGGAGGCTCAAGCCGAAATGGATGAGAATGCCGCCGCCCAAGAAAAATTAACAGAAGCACTCAGAGGCACCCAGACCATAACAAACAAGTTGAAAGCAATTGCAGCAGAATTTATCGTAGAATTTCAACCAGTGCTAGAAATGCTGCACGATATGGCCAGTGCTGCATTGGATTTTCTCAAGCAATTTTCTCCAGAACAGAAAAGAAGATTTGTTGAAATAATTGCAAAAATAGCAGGACTAGTGGTTGTAGCAAAATTACTTATTCCTGTTATAAGCGCTATTACAACTATCATGGGTGTTGTTGGTGGGGCTGGGGTCGCTGGTGGTGTAGGAATGATCGGGGGCTTAACAGGGATGGGAGCCGCTGCTGTTGCTGCCGCTGTGCCTTTAGCCAAGTTAGCTTTAATTTTAGGCGGACTATATTTAGCTTATAAAGCGTTTAGTGGTATTGGAAGTCTTTTTGAAGCAGGACCTGAGCCTTCTCAGGCAGAAAAAGAGGCCGAAGGCATAATCAAATATAAATCACAAGTTACCCCTGCGGTGTCTGCTGATTTAGCAAACTTAGCATTAATCTCCGCAGGTAAAGCGAAATCTGCAATGCAGAATGCTTTTGTTACAGCACAAAAAATAAACATTACAAACAACTTAGAAGGTTTGTTTCCGGACAATCTACAGTTGGTGCTAAATGATGGAACTAAATTTAACGCTCACATAGCAAAAGTTGCCAACGGATAAAGAGGATAAATAAATGTCATTTCCAACTAGTTTTACAGCCAATACAGCAAAAACAGCCGCTGGGGAGGCGCACGTTCTTAGGTTTACAGGTGTGCATATTGGGAAAAGCATAGAGTTCCTTGCTTTCATCGAGTCATTTAGTCAAAATTTCACATCGACTTGGAATACAGAAAATGTTTATGGTCGCAATGATCCTATTGGAACATTTCAAGGCACACAAAGAACGATCAGCCTGTCTTGGACCATACCATCATCAAATGCACTCGAGGCAAGAACAAATTTACAAAGAGCATCATCACTAGCGCAACTTTTATACCCATTTTACTCGTCAAAATTACCAGATGAAACAATAGACACAAAAGACAAAAAAACAAGCGACCAAATTCTTTACACATCAAATGCCCTAACCTTATCAAAGCCACCGTTAATTAGACTAAAATACGCTAATCTTATAAACGACGCTTCTGGAACACAGGATGGTCTTTTAGGTTGGGTTGGCAGTCTCAATTGGACCCCTACGATTGACATGGGAACATTTGAAATAGGAAATAAATTATTTCCAAAAGTAATAGTCCTTAATGTTGATTTTACAGTTGTTCATGAGCATGATTTAGGATGGACTAGTGGCTCTGTTGGCGGCTTTGACAAAATAAAAAAATTCCCATTCGGAGGATAAAAAATGTCTAGATTTAATGATAGAAAAAAAGCATTTAATGACGAAGAAATGTATAAAAATTTACTAGATGATCGTGGAGTAAAGAAAATCATCCAATATACAACTCCTGTATTGAAGTTCCCAGATGAAGAAGAATTGCTAAGAATACAAACAGTTGACTATACTTGGAAACAAGGAGATAGATTTTGGAGAATAGCGTCGAAACATTTTGGCAATCCACGATTATGGTGGGTCGTTGCCCAATTTAATAGAAAACCTACTGAGTCTCACTTGACTCCGGGGGATGTAATAAAAATCCCAATCAACCTAGATGTAGTTCTGGGGGCGCTGCTTTAATGTCTATCTGGGGTCAAATCAAACGAACATTCGTTATTGGGGAGGGATTTTTAATACACGATCCAAGACAAAGGTCTGGCTCTTATTGGACCAGACTAAGACGAGATCAAGTTGTGGATTTATCCAAAGAAGAATTTTGGGAATATTTCAGAAACGAAGATGATGGAGAATACAGCCCATATGTAACAAATTATTTTACCGCCGTTCAAGGAACAGAAGTTACCACACCGGGTCAGGCCGACGATAGGGTGTTCCAAAACCTCATAGGAGCAATTGTACGTAACAACGTTTTGTTTGATCGACAAGCACAAGAAAATTTATCAATTGATAATACTCCAGAAGAAATCGCGAGCCAAGACCCTATTGATCTTTTAAACGATGAAGCAATTGAAGTTTATTTGAGGGCTGCGGAACTGGAAAATAACTTGTTTGACTTTTGGATAAAGCTAAAGCAAATTGGAGGGACTGCTGTAGAGGAGTACACCCTACAGGAGGCTTTTCTGTATCGTATGGCTTTTCAAATTAGATACAAATTAGCAAAAGCAATCGTTAAGGACCCTGAGTCAGATTCTGCTGATGATCTCAAGCAAATAACAGATCAAGAATGGAAGGTTATAGAAAAATTTCCCGAAGTAATCAGCAACAGTCTTTTTCAAAAATTACTAGTAAAAGCAAATGATGAGATCCTTAATAAAGTTCTTGGAGAGTTTGCATTATGGTCTGCACTGCGAGCATTGGCACTAGATATAAAGAAATTCGATGCAGAAATCACTGCTACATTGAAAAAATTTGCAGACGATGTAACGCACCAAAATGTTGAAAACCTGTGGGTACCCGAGCCATTTAGGGGATCATCAGGCGACGACGAAGATAAAGTTGGAAATCGTGAATTTGCCAAAACGGCCGCTAACGCAGGGATTCACAATATTGGCAATTCAGAATCAGTTAAAAGTTTGAAAAATGCCCATTCGACACTCGTCAATTATAACAAAAATCAAGGATTTCCTTATTGCGTACGCAATTATAATGATGGTGCAATGTCAAGCAGAGGCAGATCTTTAGTTATACCTAAGATGAGATTACCGCAAAGAGATGGAGAAGATCAAGTAAGAAATTTTTTTCAAGATTTAGGCTCAGTTGCTTCTCTGAAAATGACTGAGAATAATAGTCTCAATAATACAAATGCTTACATTATAAACATTGAAAGGGAAAATTTCGAGGGCTTGTTTTCTGAGCTTTTTAAAGATACTGGTATAAAAGAGGTGCTGGCTCCAAAACTACAAGCGTTAGAACAACCTAATTCTTTAGCAACGATTGTTTGTATTTTTTATAGTAAATTTCTGGTCCAGTCAGTTAAAACATTTGATAAGGAAGTTAAAACAGAGACTTTACTGGATGAATTTTATAATATAGTAGAGGATGCAGCAATTGAGATGTACCCAATTATTCTGCAAAACTTAGAAAATGCCTTCAGGGTTGCGCTTTGGAAATCGATGACACTCCGGCGCGACGATCCTAGCTGTCCAGATAAAGATGGAGAAAAGGCACCTTCAGAAGATGAAATAGAGAAAGCAGCAAACGACGCATTGAAAAACAATAAAGATCCACAAATAGAAGGAGAACTCTCTGAAAAAGAACTTGGGCAAGGAATCGATGAAAGACAGAGGTTTTTCAAGCAGTGTGCTTTAATGAGAAATATCGAAAGATTAAAGGGAGAATTTCAATTTAGATTGGAAAATGAAGTTAAAAAAACGAAAAGACCACCTTTTAATGGACGCTTTTTTATGGCAAAAAGCGCAAAAGATCAATCAAAGATTTTGAACGGTTTGGTTTCGTCTAAACACAGTGCTATGTTTTTTCAGATACCTCCATCAATAATGAGTTATCTCACTCCAAAAGTAAAGTTTTATAAAATTGAAGAACAAAATCTCAAACTGTCAGAGACAGAATTTATTTTTCCTCAGAGCACAGACATTGATAGGGTAAAAAATTACACACATTCAGAATTCGATAGTCCAAAAAGTTTTTTACTAAGCAACTTTGATAAAGGTGATGGGGTTGGAATGAAAAGTTTTTCTTTTAATTTCAACGGAACAAACCCGGCGGAATCAAGAAATGACATAACAGCAGACCTAACTTTGTTTTTCCAGTCGTTCTCAGATTTTGTGAAAGAAAGAATATCAAGTGATGGTAACACCTATAGGTTTGTTGATTTGATAATTCAACCGGTTGCTGGTAAGAGACCAAATATACCGGTTATCCTCCCGAGCCAGTATGACCCTTCTTTCTATAGAATTAGGGCCGAAGTGGGCTATCATGTTCCTGATAATTTGTATGAAATGGCTGGTAGTAATTTCGGAGAAAAAGAGATAGAAAATTTAATAATTGCTATACAAAATACAAACAAGTCATTTTATCTTAACATGGTTGATCATGACATAACTGTAAATGTAGACGGTAGTGTAGAAATAAAAATTTCATACAGAGCCTACATTGAGAGTGCTTTAAAGTCTCCTAGGTTTGATGCTTTATTGACCCCGCAGTTACTAAGAAAAAAAAGACAAAACACAAAAAACTTACAAGATCTTATTGACAGCGGCAGATGTAGCGTAGGCAGAATACAAGAATTTAAGGCACTGATGGATGCGGAAGAACAGATTTTAAGAAAAAAGTCTCTTCAATCTATTATTCGAAGGATAATACGAAGAAAAAAATTATATAACATAAAAGTCAATGAACAAGATGCCAAGCACTTCCGGAAGAATGGGTTTTTTAAAAAATGTAGACTGACTAGGACTACCACTATAGAAACTTGTGACGAAGATACAACAGAAATTATAGATTTTTACTCCTCAGTTGGGATTTCTGATAGTGAAGAAATTGACCACACAGATGCTGAGGATTGCGTTATACAATTTTTTTATTTTGGTGATTTACTATACACAATCATGGACACCATGTTTACGAGAACTAACGGCACCACTCCAACAGCCGGTGCACAAAATATGTCTATTATCTTAGGTAGTTTTGATTTAGATGCTTTTGGTAGAAAAGTTCATGGGATAAATGTGGCAGAATTACCTATTTCTTTAGATTATTTTACGACATGGTTTACTGATAATGTTCTTACGAAAGGATCGACTAGGAAAACTTTTCCTATTTTGAATTTCATAAGAAACCTTTCTAACAATTTAATACAAAAATCTTTACTAGAAAGTTGTAGTAACATTTCTTTAATAAAAAATTTGAGATTTCACACAGGCCAGATCACTGCATATTCAAAATCCGGAGAAAACCCATTGTTGAATACGGTGGGTTATGATAAAAAAGATGACAAAGTAAATCTTTTTGTTTTTGTTGATGGGGGCAACAAAAAAGATGAGATTTTACCTCTCAAAGGTGATGCTTCTGGTGTCTCTAAGATTGATAATTTTTATAACTACATGTTTTTGAATGTTGTAGGTAGTAACCTATCATTTACTGGTACCGGAAACTACGCAGACGACATAGACGATGGAAGATTCCATGTTCACGTCGGCTCAAATAGAGGTATAGTTAAATCTATTTCATTTGAGAAAACAGACATCGAATATGTGAGAGAAGCCAGAATGTTTCAGAACGGCATTGACGGACTATTGCAGTTATCTAATGTTTACATTGCAAACGTGGAAATGTTTGGTAATACTATTTTCTATCCGGGTATGGAACTATACATCAATCCATACGGTATTGGAGGTACTGTTATGGGTGCTCCAAATAAAGCCAATAGTATTGCTAATAAACTTGGATTTGGCGGATATCATACTATTGTTGGTGTAAATAGTTCTATAACTCCGGGGAAATTTTCAACAACAATTAGGGCTCAATGGTATTACTCCGGAGACGGCAGGGGATCCCCGGATAGCAATGGTCAAGCTGATGACGGACTAAGTAGGTTCGATCCAGATAAACTTGATCCGCTGGCATCACATGCTGACAATAAAGATGCCGGTTTCTGCACTAACGCTGTTATTGAAATGCAAGCCGACCTAGCTAGACTAGAGTCGGGTGACTCTTCTGGGTTCAGCATCAGTGACGTAGGCGAAACTCGTATTGACACAACGTTAACGGATGGAGATCCGGTTGATAATCTCAGCCTGAAGGATGCTCCAGTAGAAGATATCCCAGAGATAGATGAATTAGATCTAACTGAAGAAGAAGAACAAGAAGCGCGAGAACAAGAAGCGGCACGATCAGAGGCCGAGACTAGGTCTGAGACCTATGTAGAAGGTGGAAATGTCGTTTATTCTTCTGAAAATGCAAAATTATGGCAAGATGCAAGAGAATATCTAGAAAATCAAAAGAATCTATTAGAAGTCTCTGTTGAAGTGACTGATGAAGGGTTGGTAGTTGATGGAAATGTTATCGATGAGAATATTCTTACTTATGAAAATGTTGGAGATTGGGGTAGCGAGAAAGCAAATTCCAAGGGAACACCAAAGTACGAAGTTACACTCCAAACCAAAGGAAAGGACACACGACAAACATATATGGATACAACGGAATTATTTGACTTGCTTCAAAAATCTGAGTCCACCCATACGCCATACGAGTTAAATAAACCGAACAGTGAGGATGAATAATGGCTGAGTTTAAAGGAAATAATGAAATAAAATCCGCAGGGTCTTTGATGTACGAAAGGTCACAATACAGCCTATATGCTTTTCCCCAAAACAACGGACTCGGTCCCCAAAATGTACTGGATTTTAATTTTGCAGAAAGAACTCTTTATGGCAGAATAGATAGGCAACATAATGCAGTGATTCCAAGGACTGATTTTATTTTTGTTGTTCGGGACTCCAACAACAAGAACTCCACAGTCAGTGCTATGAATTTTGTAGCAGATCAGTTTAATGATTTTCAACAGCATTTTTTTAGAGCAACACAGATGCAACTTATACCCTCCGGAGATAGTGTATTATCTGAAATTGTCATTAACAAAGGATACTCTGACCCTTTCAGTGAATATTCTGACTACATTTCCGGATTGATGACAGAGTATTATGAAACTTTTTTAGAGGATAGGACACAAGATGTTATAAATTTTGAAGATTTTATGAGACATTTTATCGATTTTGTAGAGCACAAAGGACCAAGCTCCCCAGTTACGTTCTCTGGTTTTCAAAGATCAAATAGAAGCAACATATTTACAACAGGATTGACTATAGACATAGCAGGGTTACCGTTCCATAATGACGAGTTAACACAGGATGTCATGCTTGATAATCCGGCTTTTCAATTTTATCTAAATTTAGCAAGACAGTATGGATTCTCAGTTAGTAAAAGAAATCCGGGTGTTTTAGTTTCTAATCTTTATGCTCTTTTTGAAGACCCAGAAATAGGCATGCCTATTAGAAAATATAGAGAAAGGTACCCTGACTTAGGTAGTTTAGATTTGGTCTTCAGCACACAATTTGAAAAGTCTTTGTTTTTTGACTTGGATGAGTTGAGAAAACATTTGAGATCTTATTATAATTCGTTTGTCAATAGTAATAGGATTCACAATACAGTTTATGTTTGTGGAAAACATAATAAAACACAATCCAATATTGTATTCAGAAGACCAGTAAATAATTTAGATATATATAATAATGATATTATTAAATTATATATTTATATAAGAAACATAGAAGAAAGAAATCCTTATACAAAATATGAATTAAATAAAATTTGTGAAAGCGCTTTAGTTGTAAGAAAAATTTCTGAAAATAGAATGCTTGAACAAATTGACAATCAATTTAGTAAAAAGTTCATGAGCAAAAAAGGAACACTAACTCATCATAAAAAAAGGTTAAGAAAAAAACTTGACAAAAGAACCTATTAATGTTATCTTATATAAGATTATGAAACACTGGAGGACAAATGGTATTTCAAATCCTAGACGACAAGAGAGATTGTGTTGGCTTTTTTGCAAATGGAGAATTTATTTATGAAGAGAATTTTAAAAATCTCGACAGCACTTGGAATTATTCTGATCATCTTAGGGACGAGTTTATACATTACGGTTACATTTGGTCTGGTGGTCAGAGTATTAGAGATGTTTGCCCAGAGCACTTGAAAAATAGATTCTTATGTTATGAGAACAAAATAAAAGCACATTTTAAATCATTCAATAAAGCAAAAATAAATTTCGAAGACGTATGTTTCTATGATCTTGTACCTCAGAAACACTTGCAACATTATTTTCAGGTCAAAAACGAAATCTGCGAATGGGTTTTTGAAAATTTTGAAGAACCTAGAAACTATTCTTTTATGCATGAGGCTTACCTAACCATACAGGACATAGCGAAAAACCGAGTGAATATTAACATGCACAAACTATATAATTTAGCAAAAACCGATATAAAGGCAAGAAATCTTTTGAAATGGATGCAAGACAATCCACACCCAACTGTGAATTATAATTTATTCGGCAGCAAGACCGGTCGCCTCACTACTAGAACGGGCAGTTTTCCAATTATGAACTTGAAAAAAGAATTGAAACCTATAGTAGAACCAAAGTGGGACTGCTTTTTGGAACTGGATTTCAACGCAGCCGAAATCAGAACACTATTATCTCTCTCAGGAGAGAACCAGCCACAAGGAGATATACATGAATGGCATCAACAGAAAATATTTAAGCAAGAAATTAGTCGTGACGAAGCAAAGCAAAAATTCTTCGCATGGCTCTACAACCCCAACTCCCAAGCACTCGAATCCTCTCCCTATGACAAACAAGCCATTCTGGGACAATACTACCGAGAAGAAAAAATACACACCAAATTCGGACGACAAGCCGCCTGCGGCCCCTTCCACGCCCTCAATTATGTTCTCCAGTCTCATTCCAGTGATAATTGTTTGGAACGGGTCAGTAAGATCAATGTATTCTTAAGGGATAGAAAAAGTTATGTCGCCTTTACTATACACGATTGCTGTATTATTGACCTTCATCGGGATGATCGTTGCCTTATTCCGCAATTGAAAGAGATCTTTGAGGATACAAAGTTGGGCAAGTTCCCATCTTCTTGTCACATCGGACATAACCTTGGAGACATGAGAGAATTCACATGGCACCCTTGAAAAACGGTGACTTGGTTGTTACTTTAAAAAAAGTAGAAAACATCAGGGCTATCATGGGACAACTTAAAGAGGGCGAAATTGGTGTCGTCTCAGAAACTAATGCGTACTTTGATAGGATGAATGTTTACGGCGTTGCCATCAACGGTAGAATATACTATTTGTTTGAGGACGAAATAGAAAAATTGGAGGAAAAATGCTAATCATAGGACTTGGAGAGGCTGGGTGTAACATCGCAACTCTTTTCAAACAACACAGTCAATATCATGTTGAGTTATTAGATGAAGGGAAGGGTATAAAAAAACAACAGTCAGTTGAAGAGTATGATGCAATCAATTATAGACCACGCAAGAAAGCCATCAAATCTGCCTCTGAAGGCATTTTAATTGTTTGTGGTAGTGGTAAGATCTCTGGTGCCACGCTACGCGTTCTAGAGGGTTTATTGCACGTTGAAATGACTGTTTTATATGTGTGTCCGGATTTGGAATTTTCATCCAAGAAGGAACAATTGAGACACAAAGTTCACTTTAACGTCCTACAGGAGTATACAAGGTCTGGTAAGATAAAAGAAATGATCTTGGTTGATAATAAAATGCTTGTAAGCCTTGTAGGTCACGGAACAATTTATGATTACTATAAAAAAGTAAATCACTACATCTACACAGCAATTCACACCTTTAATTATTGTAATAATGTCAAGTCAGAATTTGGCTCTATGCATATTCCTAAAGAAATCAGCAGGATAACAACACTCGGCTATGGTTTATTAGAAAAAAATGAAGAAAAGTTACTCTTTCCACTTGACAACATTACTGAAACAAGTTATATTATTAACATAAATGAAGAAGAACTTGCTAACGACATTTCTATTCTGCCTAATGTAAGAGCAATGGCAAAAGAAAGCAAAGATCTTGGAAGAGAAACTTCATTTGCTATCTGGTCCACAGAAGAATCAGAAAGTTATTATTACACAAAACACTATACACACTTTATTCAGGAGATTAAATGATTTTGTTTATTACGACACTTTTATTCGGTTGTGGCGAAAAAGAAACCGATTCAGCAGATACAGCCATTACGGAGACAGAGTAATGGAACTCATATTTGCAACAATCGTCTTTGTATTTGCATTCACTTGGCTTTGGATGTATGTACATGACAAACTTTAAAAAAATTTTTGACACACTGTCTCAAACGTGTTACATTATTAATGTTCAATAAATCAAAATAGGAGGAATTATGAACATCACTCAACAATTCCCAGTATACACTGGTACCTTTAGAAACAAATCAGGATTTCAACGTCAAATGCAATTCATTAGACTTTCTGATTTTCCGGCTTCAATCACAAGTCGTTTCAAGAAGACACGAAAACTTAAAGATGGCTACGAAACAGTATATGATGTAGACCTCAAACAGTATCGTACCTTCAATTACAACACTACGAACGGCAAGTTATCTTCCGTGACCCGTATGGTTACAATCTCTGTATAAGATTTGTAACGAAGGTTTTTGTTCATTTTCCTTAAAAAAATGTTCACTTTTATACTTGACAAGGTTTAATAAACATGTTATATTAATACTGTGAGTTAAGTTTCACAACAAAAAACAAACTGGGAGTAAGGTCGAAACCCTGCTCACCTTAAAATAGCAACTGTAAGGAGAACTAATTATGGCTATTGATATTGAAGCGATGCGCGCCAAACTAAACGCATCTAAAAATGGCAACAAACCACAAACAAACAATACGAAGTGGAGACCAACACAAGGAGACCAAACCATTCGTATTCTACCTACAGAAGATGGAGATCCGTTCAAGGAGTTTCACTTCCATTATAATGTAGGAAAAAATCCCGGGATTATGTGCCCTAAACGAAACCATGGAGAGGATTGCCCGATTTGTAATTTTGCATCCAAACTATGGAAACAAGGTATAGAAAACGATGACGCAACTCTTAAGAGTGAAGCAAAGAAACTATTTGTTCGTAAGCGTTACTATTCACCAATCATCGTTCGAGGCAAGGAAACCGAGGGAGTAAAAGTTTGGTCTTATGGAAAGACCGCGTATGAAACCTTGCTGGGTTATGTCCTCGACCCTGACTATGGTGACGTGACGGATCCTGAAACTGGAACAGATATTGTTCTGAACTATGATGTACCCGGAACTCCGGGGTCTTTCCCTAAGACTACCCTAAAACCTCGTCGACGACCGAGTGTGCTTTGCGATGAAGCAATTGCTGATTGCGGAGAATTGTTAGATTCTATCCCTGACATTGGCGGTCTATTTGATCGCAAATCTACTGAAGAAGTACAGGCACTTTTGGATGATTTCTTGTCCTCCGAATCATCTTCCGAAAACCATTCGAGTGAAACTACAAAATACTCTAAGAAGTCATCGGGAATCGACGAGGCCTTTGATAAATTCATGAACAACGATTAGTCCTCCAAGTTGAAAGGGTATGCCGTCCACCCTAGTGAAAAAAGTGACGGCATTTTTTAAATTTTTTTGATCGGTGCTTATCGCAAGTACCCATCAACGGAATGTGGGCCGAATCCACAACTTAACAAGGAGATCAACAATGTTTGATCAAAAAACGAAGACCGTTCGTGATTATAACCGGTCTATAATCAAAACTATCACAACAGAAGAGTCGTTCGAGAGACCTCACGGTTGTTGGAATAAAAACAACAAGAATGGTTTTATTCAAGATATTTTCTTTGAATTCGCAGCAACCCCTATTGTCTTAGCAGACGTTAACAGTTGCCGTACTTATGCAGAAAACGAAGGCGATGTAGTTAGTGAAGAATACTTTGCCAAAATGATTGGTAGAAAATTTAGGTACATAAGTCTAGATGGAAAGCACAGAACAAAATGCATTAGTGATTTTCTAAATAATGAAGAGGGCTCTGCATTTACCGGTGTTACTATAGACTTGGATGGCAATCAAGTTTCTGTAAGAAACAAACTTTTTAAAGATTTGCCCGAATCTGTGCAAACTAAATTTCTTAATAGTCAAATCTGTATGACTGTGTTTGAAGATGTTAAGAAGCAAGATTTGTCTCGAATCTTCTTGGGTCTTAATGAGGGCGAATCCTTAACAGCCCAGCATAAAAGAAATGCTCTACAAACTGAGATGTCTGAATGGACTAGGAGTGAGGCCAAAAAACATGTGCCTCTGTTTGAGTCTCTATTTGGAAAGAGATCTCTATCTTTAATGAAACCAGAGCAGTTCATTTCTAAGCTTTATGTACACTGTACTGACCCAAAAGCTGATGTTGGTGATGGTGCCCTTAATCGTCTCTATAAAGATGGAGTTAATTTAAGCTGGTCTGAAGCATATTGTGGTTTCTCTAGTCTAAAAACTTCAAAAATTTTAGATTTGATGACATCAATTAACAGTGTCCATAACGTTCCAAGTAAAAAACACTTGTGTTTTACATTGGTCTGCGAGTCGATTGTTAATAACAAAATGATCATCACTGATGAATCTAAGTTTGTATCTGAAGTTTCAAAACTAGACTCAAAACTAGAACAGGACTCACGCAACAAACAAGTTCAAGATGAAAAATCTGGTCCCACTGTTAAGGCTAATTATTATTTTGAACAAATGCGTTTGAACTGGAATGGTGACTACAGAAAGAGACGACAGTCGACAATTTGGAATGAGATTGTTACACAGCCTTCTGTATACGGAATCCAGTTCCCCGTACAGAACGCGGCAAAATAAATTTACACCGCAGGGAGGCATGGGTTTAAAGATGCCTCACTATTTACAGGAGAACAAATTGGGAAAAGTAATTAAAATGAAAAAAACAAAACCCGGAAAAATTGATATCAGTGCAATGAAAAAATTTGTTAATAAACAAGTTGGAATTGATATTGCGCACGATCTCCGTCAGGATAATCCTACGGAAGTAAAGACTTGGATCCCTACAGGATCCAGATGGCTGGACTCTATAACGTGTAGAGGAAGGTATGGTGGTATCCCTGTTGGGAAAATCACCGAGATTGCTGGACTGTCCTCAGCCGGAAAATCGTTTATGGCAGTTCAGATAGCCGCCAATGCACAGAAGATGGGCCACACTGTGGTTTACTTCGATGCTGAAAGTGCTATCGACCCACAGTTTCTTACGACTGCGGGAGTCGATGTAGACTCGCTACTCTACATTCAGGCTCTTTCTGTGGAAAAGGTTCTCGAGACAATTGAGGATTTGATGGGAGAATATCCCGAGACTCAGTTTCTATTCATTTGGGATAGCATTGCTGCTACCTCTTCTGAAAAAGAGATTGAATCTGACTTCAATCCTCAATCTACCATGGCAGTCAAGCCTCGCATTTTTGCTAAGGCTTTTCCGAAACTAACAATCCCACTTGCTAATCAGCAGTGCACGTTAATCTTGATCAACCAACTCAAGACCAACATCACAAGCAATGTGGCCGAAGCAATGACAACCCCGTTTATTGCTCCGGGCGGTAAAGCGATTGAGTATTTCTGCTCCCAACGTATTTGGTTAACAAAGCGAAAGGCTAAAGCAGGATACGTTACTGACGACTCTGGTCTCCGGATTGGGTCTGAGGTCAAGGTTAAGGTTGAAAAATCTCGCTTTGGAACGGAAGGAAGAACTTGTGGGTTCAAAATCCTGTGGGGTGGAGAGGCGCGAATTCAAGATGAAGAATCGTGGCTCGAAGCCTTGCGTTTATCTCAATCAGACCGTTTTCGGGTAGGGGGCGGCTGGTACTACCTTACCGACGCTAAAGGTAAGGAACATAAGTTCCGATCATCCTCTTGGTTAGATAAACTAAAAGATCAAAAGTTTAAATCTCTGGTCTTTGAGATTATGGATGAAGAGATAATTAAGAAGTTCGATACCGAAGGTAAGAACTTTGATGTCGACAAAGAAAAATAAACGACGTAAAGCAACCAACCTCGCCCCCATGCTCTTTTGAGTGTGGGGGTTTTTTCTTTATTTATTTGACAAAAGACAACAGACAGGTTATATTATTAACATAATACGGAGGACAGTATGAAAAAGATTAGATTTTGGCAGAAACACACCAATAAAAATAAAATCCATGAGGGATTTCTTGTAGAAGAAAAAGAAACAAAGTTCATCATTAAGGTAGGTCAATATGGTATAGAATATCACTACCCAAAGGCTTCGCACGAATTTGAAATAGTGGAGGAAAAATGAAAAGTAAAGTTTTAATAATTGATGGACTTAACATGTTTATAAGAAGTTACATAGTTAACCCAACTCTTGATAGAAATGGTAACCCTATAGGGGGTTGCGCCGGTTTCTTAAAATCACTACAGAAGGTTTGCAAAAAATTCGAACCCCAAGAGGTGATTGTAGTTTGGGATGGTCATCAAGGCTCACAGCGCAAAAGGGCTATCAATAAAGACTATAAAGAAGGGCGCAAGCCAGTCAGATTTAATAGAAGATTAATTGATTTAGATCCAAAAGAGCAAGAAAGAAACAAAGCGTATCAACTTCTTAGACTTATGGAGTATTTAAATGAATTACCAATTATCCAAATCTCAGTTGATTATGTTGAAGCCGATGATGTCATCGCTTATGCAACACGGCACCTTATTTACGGATTCTGGGATAAAATCATTGTTTCATCCGATAAAGATTTTTTCCAATTATGTGATGACTACACATATGTCTATCGACCCATCCAAGATAAGGTTGTTTCAAAATCCACTATTCTTGAAGAGTTTAAAATTCACCCTAACAACTTTGCCCTTGCTCGTGCCATTGCTGGAGACCCAAGCGATAACTTACCCGGAGTTTCTGGTGTTGGCCTTAAGACAATCGCAAAGCGCTTTCCTTTCCTACTTAACGAGGAAGAATCGGATTGTGAAAAAATTGTCACAAATTGTTCAATGCAAGGAAAAAGGCTTAAATTACATGAAAACATTATCAAATCTGCAAGTCTTATAAAAGACAACTATAAAATCATGCAGTTGTACAATCCAAACATCAGACCCATAAATAGAGTAATGATTGATAACGCATTAATGCAGTTTGAACCTGAGTTTTCAAGATTAAAATTTACAAAAATGTTATTTTCCGATGATTTGTCATATGTCAATTTTGAAGAATTATCAAGAATAATGAAAAAAGTAAAAAGGTCATGATCAAACTTGACTTTTTGAATAAGATAGGTTATATTTATAAAACACTGGAGGACAAATGAATAATAACGAACAGGAAACATTTTTAAGATTTGGAAAAAAATTCCAAGAAAACATGTGTCAATTAATGCTAGAGGATCGTCCCTTCTTCGATCAGATCTCAGAAGTATTAAAAATAGAGTTTTTTGAATTGAAGTATTTGCAAATTTTTGCGGAGACATTAATCAAATACAGAGCTAAATATAATACGCACCCAAATCATGAAGTTATGATGTCAATACTCAGAACAGAATTGAATCATTACGATGATGCGGCTGCTACACAGGTGAGAAATTACTTTGCAAGGATCATGCAGTCAGATGGCGTTGAGGAAGCAGAGTACATAAAAGACAAGTCTCTAGATTTTTGTCGCAAACAGGTTCTTAAGGGAGCAATGATGCAATCAATAAAACTTATCAAATCTTCATCGTTTGATGAAATTGAAAAAGTTATACAAGATGCTCTCAAATTAGGGACAGACAATAATTTCGGACATAATTACCATACAGATGCTCTCAAAAGATTTGAGTACATTAACAGAGATCCTATCTCCACTGGTTGGGATAGAATGGATGAAATTATCAAAGGAGGATTAGGTAAAAATGAACTTGGAGTTGTTATTGCTCCTACTGGTGCTGGAAAGTCAATGGTTCTTGTCCACCTCGCAGCCCAAGCGGTCAAGCAAGGAAAAACAGTAGTTTACTACACTTTAGAATTAAAAGATACTGTAGTGGGTGGTAGATTTGATTCAAATCTTAGCGGCATACCTTTGTCCGATCTTAAGCAGAGGAAAGAAGAGGTCTTGAATTGTGTTGAAGGGATTGATGGTACCTTGATTATTAAAGAGTACCCAACAAAATCTGCATCTGTTCAAACAATTAAGAATCACATTGAAAAACTGAAAAAGAGAGGAGTATATCCTGACATGATTCTGTGTGATTATGCTGACCTGCTTAGACCAGACAGAAATGGAAGAGAAAAGCGTCACGAACTGGAAGAAACCTATGAAGGTCTCCGTGCTTTGGCTCAAATATACGAGATACCTGTATGGACAGCATCTCAGACAAATCGTAGTGGACTCAATGCTGAGGTGATTACAATGGAATCCATCTCAGAAGCATTTAATAAGTGCTTTGTGGCTGATTTTATCTTTTCTTTATCAAGAACAGTGCAGGATAAGCAATCTAACAAGGGCAGGATTTTTGTTGCTAAAAATAGAAATGGACCAGATGGTCTAGTGTTCCCTTGTTTTGTGGACTGGTCAGACGTAACCATCAAGGTTCTGAGCAGAGAAGATAATGATGTGGATATGCCATCAACAAAAGATGCCTTGAGTATCTTGAGAGAAAAGTATAGTGAATTAAGCGCAAAATAAGGAGAACAACGTGGAACTAGAAAATAAAATTTTATCAGATGTAACTGTGCATATGAAATATGCTAGGTTTTTAGAAGACTTAAACAGAAGGGAAAACTGGCACGAGTTGGTTTCTCGGAACATGCAGATGCACATAAAGAAGTTTCCTTCACTAAAGTCAGAAATAACAAACGCTTATCAGTTTGTGTTTCAAAAGAAAGTGTTGCCATCAATGCGTTCAATGCAGTTTGGAGGAAAGCCGATAGAGGTATCCCCAAATCGTATTTTCAATTGTGCTTTTTGTCCAGTAGATAATTACCATGTTTTTTCTGAAATCATGTTTCTTTTGCTCGGAGGTACAGGAGTTGGGTTTTCTGTGCAAAAACATCATGTTAACAAACTACCAGAAATAAGAAGACCGTCTACAAGAAGTCGTAGGTTCTTAGTAGGAGATAGTATTGAAGGGTGGGCAGATTCAGTCAAGGCGTTAGTTACATCTTACTTTAAAGGCACGTCCAGACTAAGATTTGACTTTTCTGACATCCGTCCGAAGGGAGCGAGACTAGTTACATCCGGAGGAAAGGCACCCGGACCTCAGCCACTCAAAGAGTGTTTATTAAAAATTGAAGGAATATTAGATGAAAAAGACGACGGAGAACAACTTACCCCTATTGAGGTTCATGATATCATCTGCTACATTGCGGATGCAGTTTTGGCTGGGGGTATTCGTCGCGCTGCTCTTATCTCTTTGTTCTCTGCTGACGACAAAGAAATGCTGTCAGCGAAAACGGGAGACTGGTGGGAACTTAACCCTCAGCGAGGCCGAGCAAACAATTCTGTTGTCCTTATGCGGCATCGTATTGACCGTAGCACTTTTATGTCTATATGGGATCGAGTTCGTGAATCAGGAGCAGGCGAGCCCGGATTCTATTTTTCAAACGACAAAGATTGGGGAACTAATCCCTGTTGTGAAATAGGATTAAGACCGTACCAATTCTGTAACCTGACAGAAGTAAATGTGAGTGATGTGACAAACCAAGATGAACTCGAAGAAAGAGTTGCTGCTGCAACGTTCATAGGTACCCTTCAAGCGTCTTACACGGACTTTCACTACCTGAGACCTATCTGGAAGCGAAACACTGAAAAGGATGCCCTTATTGGCGTTTCTATGACGGGTATCGCATCGGGGGGAGTTCTCGGTTTAGACCTCACAAAAGCATCGCTCGTTGTAAAAAGAGAAAATAGAAGAATAGCAATGCAAATTGGAATCAAACCGGCGGCACGAACTACATGTGTCAAGCCGGCTGGGACAACTTCTTTGACCCTTGGTACTTCTAGTGGTATCCATGCGTGGCACAATGATTATTATCTACGCAGAATCCGCGTAGGAAAAAATGAAGCTATCTATTCTTATTTGGTAAACAACATACCTCAACTAGTAGAAGATGATAAGTTTCGTCCACATGATACAGCCATCATTAAGGTGCCTCAGAGGGCACCGCACGGAGCCATCACGCGCCACGAGAGCGCTTTGGATCTTCTCAATAGGGTAAGAACAATAAGTGACACTTGGATTCAAGGAGGGCACCAAAATGGCCACAATACACATAATGTTTCGGCAACGATAACAATAAAACCTGATGAATGGAAGTGTGTTGGTGAATGGATGTGGCTAAATAGGAAATCATATAACGGATTATCAGTTCTTCCTTATTCAGACCACACCTACGTTCAGGCGCCTTTCGAAGATTGTACTAAAGAAGAGTATGAAAGTTTGCTTCCTTATGTAAAAAGTATTGACTTGGACCTAATTAGAGAAGAAAAAGATGAAACAAATTTATCAGGTGAATTGGCATGTGCCGGTGGATCTTGTGAGTTATTTTAGGAGAACATAATGAGAGAACGATTAGAACAAATTATTTTAGAATTGAAAGAGGCAATGGTTGACGTAGACAAGGTTGATGCTGGCACTTATGGCTATAAGGCAGCAGCACCACGCGCTAGAAAAGCCGCTCTTACTGCAATCAAAGAACTAAAAGAATTGAGAGCAGAGATTCAAATAAAGAAAAATTCTCACGAATAATAGTTGACAGTTGCCTTTTAGTGTGTTATAATATGATATGCTAAAAGGCATTGGTTATATAAATGGAGGAAAAATGTATCTTGAGCCAAAGAATAGGCACATCCTTGTTCTACCATTAGAAGAAGAAAAGGAAAATTCAATCATCGTTTTACCTGATGATTTTAAGACTCCACAATCTGTATATGTTGTGTGTGATGTCCTAGGGATCTCTGATGATTGTACTGTAAATGTTGACATAGGAGACCGAATAGTTGTCGAGAGAAGAATGCTATCAGAAGTAAAAGCAATGGGAGAAACTAATTACCTAGTGTTAGAGAATTATGTTTACGGGAGACTAAAGGAATGAATAAAGAAAATTTAAAACAGATGATTAAACAAGTAATACTAGAGAGTAGAAAGAAATCTGTGTTGCTGGAGAGTCCTTTTTTAACTGAAAAACAAGTTGATTTGTCCTTAGATCAAGTCTTGGGAATGCTAAGGGATCCCAACCCACGAGCAGAACTACAGAGAATAGGTATACTAACAGCGGAAAACCCGAGAGGAGAGTCTGCTGACGAAGGATCTAACGCAGAAAGAATGAGTGACTTAAGAAACACACTAGACTCAGCAGGTCTTGATTATGTTCAACTTGCTGGTAAGTATGGCGGTGATGAAACAAGTTATTTTGTACTGAACATTAAAAAGCAAGACCTAATTGATCTTGGAAAAAAATACGGTCAGGCTGCTGTTATTGGTGGCGAAAAATTAATACGCAATTATCGTAAAGGTCAACCGAGTGTCTACTTTAGGTTGACCTATTATCAGACAGAACCGGATGGTTCTGACGAACCAGCGTTTGGTCCACAAGAATATTATGCTGTGGACGACAGAGATGTTATTGTTTCTGGGAAAGTAGCACAAGACGCACCAGATTTGTTTAGTGCTATCGGAGGTAAGAAGTTTCAGATTCCCTTCTTTAATAGCGACGACCCAAGTCTTGCAATGGGTGATGAAACTGGTGTATACTCAGCAGAAAAAGCATATCAATCCAAGGAGTAGGTATGTCTTATCAAAAAACAATTGACCTATACGAAGACGGTATAGGCAAAGTACAATATATTGACCACATGGGCTCTGACCTCACAATCGTGAACAGCGCCCGTGTTTCATTTGGAGTAGAAAAGGAGGATTTGGATGCTCGAGATAAAAAACTTATTAACTATCTTGTCAAACACAGACATACGAGCACGTTCGAGCACAATGTGGTTACCTTTAAGTTTGTTGTTCCTTTGTTTGTGCGCTCTCAACATATGCGACACCGTACTTGGAGTTACAATGAAATTTCCAGAAGATACACAGATAAAGATCTTACTTTTCATTGCCCAGATGCATTCCGTACACAGCATAAGTCCAACAGGCAGTCTTCAAATCCAGACCAAATAGATCCGATACTTTATCCGGATTTGTCTGACCCTAACTTTGGCTTAACTTGTAGTGATTATTTAAAACGGCACACTAGAATGGCTAAAGAACTCTTTGAGCAGTTGATGGCCGCTGGTGTGTGTCGCGAGCAGGCTAGAATGGTTCTCCCTCAAAACATGTATACTGAGTATTACGGGACTGTTAATTTAAATAATCTGCTGAAGTTTATAGACCTAAGGACGCATGAGGGTGCCCAACAAGAGATACAGGATGTGGCCAATGCTTGTCTGGAAATAGCAACAGACCTATGGCCTTCAGCCGTATGGTCATATAGGAAACTAAAGGGTGTTTAAAAAGGGAGATTTGTTCTTCCTAAACACAGAGGGTTTCATTTTGTTCCAGCATATTGGAGGAGAAAACGGAATCATAATGACGGATCCGTACTTGTTATATGAAAAGGATTTTGAGTCCGAAACGCGTATGGTAGAGTATTATGGGTACGATATTTTAATAAAAGATAGACTATTTAAAGAGATACCGGAAAAGTTTTTATTGAGGATAATCAAAAATGAAAAAAATACTTAAAGAGTGGAAAATTTTTCTCAAAGAAAATTCCAGATTTAACATTGATAAAGATAAATTATTGGACAAGGTTCGTGACATATTTTTTGGTGCTTACAATAGTTGGGATGATGAATATAAAAGACTACATGATAAAGAATTTGATTTGCTTTATTCTGATCTAGAAAAATCAGTAGCATCTAACACTTCACTATCTGATGATGATGTTTCAACCATTCTTGGGAATGCTAACATCGGCCTCACTCTTTACTGGTCAGACGAAAGCAGAAGAGGCTATGGGTCCTCTGAGATTGTTAAGAAAATTATCGATAAAAAACTAAAAATTCTTGAAGCAAATTTAGAACCAGAGGAACTGGAATTTCTAAAACAAGAAGGGATGAAAAACATACTACAAATGGTGTCGTCGGACAGAGGCGGAATGGTCTTTCCAACTGACCTTGCTGTGGGCATTGGAGTCATCAATGGACAGAAGGTTCAGGATGCTTACATGACCACTAGTTCTGCGATCAATAGACACTTGATTCCGGTATTAAAAAATTCTGGATATGCGACACAAAAATCAGCACCAAAACAAAAGAAAAGATCTAGAAGAGAACCTAAAATGTCCCCGGAAGAAATGTTAGCGCAAATGAAAAAATTCGGTAGAAGTTAAGAGGTATTCGTGTCAGATTTAGAATTGCACTACAAAGAACTCAATATAGGGAAAACAATAACGTGTTTACTGCACTCATTTCGTACTGAAACTCCCTGCGTATTAATATCCCCTATTCCGCCCTTTAATTTAGATGTACAGTATGATGACTATGACTTTGCATGGCTTGGTATTGACAAAGCAACACCTTTGCAAGTGTGGGATAGGCTTTGTTTTTTACTGAGCATGTCCGGAATTTTGCTTTTTCCTAACAACATTGCGGGTTATCGTAAAGAAAATGAAAATTTAGTATTGCTAACAAATTTCAATAAAAAAATCACTATTTCTTACGACAAATTAAATGAGTTTGACCACCGTGAAACGGGGTGGTATCACGTCTATGATTTTTATGATTGGCGAGTGGGTGGGAACCACGATGTCGATGAAATAATTGACCCACAAGATGAGTTCATAAAGAACATAAAATTCTTCTCTTCGGAGAGAGAAAATGTTGGCTCCCACGTCAAAGATTTGGTTGGTATTTCATACCTCTCAGAGAGTCAATTAAATGACTTAGAAATGTCCCCAACTTACTCTAGATTAAAGATGTTACAGATGATAAAAAAAGAAGGTATTAATGGAAGCGTTGTTGGATATAATTCTAAGGGCTTACCTAAGTTTCGGAAGCCGGTGATTGAGTTTAATAAGCGCGTGACAGTACCGCATTATGTCCCAGAAATTTCTTTTAAAAATGTTTATGAAATGAAGCAGAAAAAAGGATACACATGGAAGTTACTAGAGAAAATGACACAACATACTTTCACCTAGCAGGGATCATCCCAGTTGCTGGGCAACCCTTAGATTTTAATCAAGCATGGCCTGATTGTTTAATGCCAATCGCCCCTGACTATTCTTTGCTTGAGGCTGCTGTTGCTGAGTGTGCTTATGTTGGCTGCGACACTATTTGGATCATCTGTAATGATGACATTTCTCCTTTGATAAAAAAGAAGATTGGAGACTTTGTAAAAGACCCAGTGTATGCCCACAGGAGACACGAAAGGAAGCCTGAAAAAACGATAAGATACATACCTGTTTACTACGTCCCGGTGCACCCAAAAGATAGAGACAAAAGAGATTGCTTGGCATGGTCTGTTATACATGGATCTTTATCTGTTTTTAAAATAGCCGACGAAATTTCTAAGTGGGTCATACCAAACAAATACTATGTCAGTTTTCCTTATGGTTACTTTCCAGCATGGCAACTTCGAGAACACAGGAAGCTGATTTCTTCTACAAAAAACTTTTATATTTCATCAGAAGGAAAGACCTTTAAAGATGGCTTATACACTTCCTTCACGTTTGGCAAAGAAGAATTCATAGAATTCAGAAAAGTCATAAGGTCTGGTACAGGCAGGTTCAGGCCCGGATCTGATTGGAGAGAGCACGATACACTTCCTATTGAAGAGAGATGGTCTGCTCGTTTTTTTGAAATAGATCAGGTGTTTGCTCCATTTAATTTTGAAAATGCGATAGAAAGGGAGGTAAATGATTTTTATAATATTTCTTCTTGGGTTGAGTATAAAAACTTTATGTCTGCGACTGTTGATAAAGAAATAAAAAGACCTACGAAGACGATTCTTACGAGACAAAAGTGTAAACCAATTGCTCAAAACTATTTAGAGCGAGATGAATAAGTTAAAGTTTAAATTCAAAAAATTGATGAACGAATTCAGAGCAGAATCTAACGAATTAAGTTATGTTCTAGAAGTAATGCCAGAAGCAAATGTGCTTTTCGAAAAGTACTACACCCAATACTGTATTGATAATAACATTGACCTTTCTCGGCTTAGAGAAAAACACGCAACCAGAGTGTCTGAGATTTTTTCCTCTGAGTCGGCTGTCATGGAGTTAATGAAAGAAGAAATGAGAAAAAATCAATTTGATTCAAAACACATTTTCAGACAAATAGCGAGAAAATTCCACCCAGATACAATACCACTTGATGACCCAAGGCAAGAAGAGTACAATAGAATCTTTCAAAATGCTTCTTCTGCCATAAATAATGCAAAGTGGGGAGAATTATTTGAAATTGTAGAAGATCACAATCTGACAATTGATAATTATGAAAATGCTATAGAGTGTTTAAAAGTGCAGATAGGAAAACTAAGAGAACAAATAAAAATGAAAAAACAAACATACGGTTGGTTGCTTTATGAGGCCGAGACTGAGGAGCAAAAAAACAACATTGTCAAAAATTTTTTAGAACACTTTTACATAGATTGTACAGATTTAAGTTGACAACTGTTACTTAATCAGTTATATTATAATTATAATACGGGCTCGCAATGGCTTCGACGTGTTAGAATCAAGGAGAGAGTGCATGCAGGCGTGAATCAGCCTTAATCGTTCAAACTTTATAAACGCAAACAACAATTTGTATTTCGAAGAAGCCCTAGCGGCTTAATCGGGTGGTCGCCTCGAACCATCTATCCAAGAGAGGCAACACAACAGGACAGTTGTAAAAATCAAAACAACTCGATGCAATAGGGCGGTAAGCATCGTTTCACAGCCGTCTATCTATCTGGTTGGAGAAAGAATCAGACAAGCATGTGAATGACTCAAACTAAGACTAGCGCGGACAGGGGTTCGACTCCCCTCGAGTCCACCACTTTGGAGGAAAAAATGAAATATTTATTACCACTATTGATGCTGTCCTGCACAGAGGTATCAATATCAAAAAGACCGGACATTATTGTAGATTCTTCTACTGTAGCAGACACTGCACCACCGCCTGTCGAACCATCAACAGAGCCAGCCTCAGAGCCCTCTACAGAGCCTCCTGAAGGCATTGGAGGGTATGTACACTACCACTTGAGACAAGTGGCTTGTTTGGCTTGTATGGGCGAGACAAATGAAATAACAGTTCGATTTGATGCAAGGTTCCACGAAAAGATTTTTGATACTTATACAAGACACATTCCTCCCCAAGGACAATGCACACAAAATGTAACACAGATCGTGCCCCTTGTCCAATTATATGATATGGGAGCAGAGATAAAAGCAAGAACAGGGAATACTACTCTTAACGCTTATAAAACCATGGATGGTAATTATGTTGGTACTTGGTTCACTGACTCTATTTATATAAGAGATACTGTGCATACTATTTCAAGAGAAGATGATTATGATTTCGCCCAGTTTACATCGTTTCATGGTTTTGATTCTATAGAGCCGTTTGAACTTAGGTATGTTGACATTTCATATGCTTTCGCTGCGCCAATTTACAGAACGGGTGCTACGTTTTGGTGGGCACCTTATGGATCTAACAGTACATTTACTATAATGTTGGCAGTTTATTCACCCGATGGCGCTTCTTTGCTAGGCTATGTTGCTTGCTCTAGTGGAGACACGGGGATGATGACGATTCCGGGACAGTACCTGTCATCTTATCCTACTTGGGCTCTTGTTGCCGTACATCTTACAAGACATAAGATTGAAAATGTTCTTTGGGAGGAAGAAAATACTTACATAGAGACTCACATGGAATGGGAAGTCGTTGGAACGGGTCACATAGAATGACTGATCACGAAACTAAGATTATAGATGAATCTATAGCATCATACAGGCGAATGATAAAGTATTTTGAAAAGCAAATTTGTATCTTGTCTAACAAAAAGGTAGAGGACTGCTGTTTCGAAGAAAAAAAAATTAAGTTTAAAGTAAAGCATGGGAGGACACATGACAAAAAAACAAAAAGACTTACTGGTGAAAGACCGGCAAAAAATAGACAGACCTAGAAAATATAAGGTTGTATTCTATAATGATGACTACACTCCAATGAATTTGGTTACTTTGATTCTTATGGAGGTATTTAATAAGGGCGAACAAGAGGCAAAATCAATAATGATGAACGTCCACAAGAAGGGGAAAGGAATTGCAGGAATCTATTCAAAACAAATCGCAGAAACAAAAGTCGAAACAACAAAAATGTATGCGAGAGGTGCAGGATATCCGCTCCATGCAGAATCAGAGCCAGAGTGAGGCTTGCCCCGTATGTGAGTGCGATCCCTGTGATTGTAATTGGGGGAATTATTAGTTGGATTTTTGTAACTATGAAATCGGAGATCTTGTTGTGTTTTTACAAAATGTGCAGTACGACGGTGTCACTGCCATTCAACAGGAGATCGGAATAGTTATAGAAATCTATGAATCAAACGATGAAGAAAATTTTTTTGATTTAAGTATTCAACTCGCAGATGGCGGGATGTTGCCTGTTTGGTTCGCAGAAGTTGAAAAACTTATATACGTAATGGAGGACAAATGAATTATATATGGAATTACGCTTTTGGTTATTTTATGAAAAAATACTGGGACAATGAGTACAGATCGGTACCGGTTTTTATTAAAGAAATGGATGATGATTTGTTAGGAAGCTATCGTCATGATGAAATGGGTTGTAATGCCATTTTGCTAGCAAACAACCAAGGACTCTCCGAGAGACAAATGCTTGGGGTATTATTGCATGAAATGTGTCATCATGTGGTTTATGAAGAATATGGAATGGAAGTGGAAGCACATGGATTTGAATGGATGGAAGAGATGCGAAAGGTGGGATTCGAACAACCAGATTGCTTCACAGACGGCACTGATTTTTTCTCGGAACAAGAGCACAAGGAGATCCTAAAGATGCTTCGAGGAGAAATCCAAGACTTTGAGTGGACAGACTCCCTATCGTTAATGGCGAAGATGGAAAAAGGATCCGTGGATCTGGTTCTGACCGATCCACCTTATATTATTAGTAAAAAATCAGGCTTCAAAAGTGTTGTGAACGGAGAGAAGCGTTTTGCTGTATCTACGGAACATGGTGAATGGGATAAATCCGAAAATTTTTCTTTGGAAGATTTGCGAGATTCTGTTTTTGAATATTATCGCGTATTAAAGAAGCACGGAACCGCTATTATCTTTTGTGATCTTTGGAAAATTACAGATGTGAAGCGTATAATGGAAGAAGCAGGATTCAAACAGATTCGCTTTATTGAATGGGTCAAAACAAACCCGGTTCCGCTTAATTCAAAACGTAATTACTTGTCAAACGCTAGAGAGGTCGCTCTCCTCGGCGTAAAAGTCAGTAAGCCCACGTTTAATTCGGAATACGATAATGGAGTGTATCGTTTCCCTATCTGTCACGAGAGAGGAAGGTTTCACCCTACACAAAAACCCTTGGCGTTCATGGAAGCCTTGATCAAAAAACATAGTAATCCCGCAGATGTGGTATTAGACACATTCGCCGGTTCAGCAGCAACGCTGCTCGCCGCCAAAAATTTGGGCCGTGGGTTCATTGGATGTGAATTAGACGAAGAATTTTTCGATAAAGCAGAGGGACGATTGTTTCCTTATGACTAATTAAACTAGATAAATAAGGGTTTGATTTATGAGAAATGAGACATTACGAAAGATTATTGAAGAAGTTCTAGAAGAGAGAAAAAGATACTGGCATAAGTTTAAGCCTAAGTTCCGAGAAATCAAGAGACTAGTCAGAAAAGACTACTCCAATGCTCTTATGTACAACGAGGACACAGGAAGGATTGAGTTCTCTAAGAATGGAGAAAGACACTCCACAGAGCCCATCGATAAAGCAGATACAGAAGATATTGCAATGGACATCAGAGCAGTATTACAAGGAACACCAGAAGACGCTGATCTAAGTGAAAAGAAAAGAATGCTGTATGAACTTATTGAAGAAGTTCTAGAAGAAGAAATGCTTGATGAAAATGGCAAAAAAGACGCTTGCTATCACAAGGTAAAGGCTCGTTATGATGTTTGGCCATCCGCATATGCTTCTGGTGCCCTTGTTAAGTGTCGGAAAGTTGGGGCAAAGAATTGGGGAAACAAATCAAAGAAAAAAAATGAATCTCTTGACGAAGCAGAAATCACTGATGATGAAAAAGAAGAGTTGGAGGATGTTTCTAAGCAACTAAAAGGTGCTGTCAAGGCACATGGTAAACAAGCAAAATCAATCGATAAGGCTCTCAAAAAAGAAGGAAAAAAAAACTGCGGCTGCGGCCAAGATCCCTGTAAGACATACGGAATTCAAGAAGAAAAGAAAAACATAGAACTTGAAGAACGCTGCCAAAAAGGATATAAAACCCATGACACACAAAAAACAAAAAAGATGTTCGGCAGAACCTATCGGAATTGTGTCAAGGCTGAGGAAGGTCAACTAGACGAAGAAGGTCTTCGTGATTGGTTTGATGACAAAGATGGTGATGGACAAAAAGGTTGGGAGCAAATTGGCGGTAAATACGATGGAAAACCATGTGCTAAGCAACCCGGACAAAAGACCAAACCAAAATGTGCATCACCAGAAAAAGCAGCATCAATGTCAAAGAAAGAAAGAGATAACGCTGCTAAAAGAAAAAGAAAGAAAGACCCAAACCCAAATCGTAAAGGTAAAGCCAAAAACGTGAACACAGATCCAAAGAAAGAATCGTTAAATAAAATTATCGAGGAAGTTATCGAGGAAATGAATAACGAACTTGCCGAGGCGGAACTGGAAGAAAAGAAAAATTCAAAATGCACCAAGGTCACAAAGAAGGCATCGTCTACTCGTAAAGGAAAGAAATGGATGAAGTGTGTAAAAAGCGACAGTGGTGGTTATAAAAGAATCCACTGGGGACAAGCCGGAGTACGCGTTACGGGGAAGTCTGGTAACACTAAGAGAAAGAAATCATTTAAGGCTAGGCACGGATGCAAAGGGGCAAAAGCAAATACTCCTAAGGGTCAAGCGTGTAAAGATTGGGCAGAAGAATAAAAACTTCACCAAAAAACTTGACAACAGTCTTCCAATCAGTTATATTATAAATAACATTGGAGGCAAAATGAAAAAAGATAAATTACTACCAGAAATAAAAGCACAAATTCACAAAGAATTGTACCTGAAAGATACACCAACATTTTGGAGCAAAGAGAACATGCTAGAGGTCATCTCTTTTTGTTATCCTAACTTTGACACATCTAAAAATTATGGATCAGATTGGTGGTGGGTAATTGTTGATGCTTTTGGTAAGGAACCAGATTGGGACCACAGCCAAGAGAGAACTCACAATCAGCCGCGTAAAAATAATTGTAAAGTAATTTTAAGAAAAGTTTTAGAAATCAAAGAGTTAGAGAAAGAAAAATTATTTCGAAATGCGTTGGTTTTTGATAGAAGAAATAAAAACTTGACAGTAGCATAAAAACACGTTATATTATAAACATAATACAAAGACATTGGAGGACACAATGACTAACTATCGACTAGGCTATGCCTGTATAAACATGACCCTTGGCGCACAAAAGCCCAAGATCACAACAAACCGCTCTATGATCAAGCGAACCTTCCAAGCAAAAGGTTTGCCCTACGCTTCAGAACTTGCTCTACAGAATGTGAAAGATCTGCGACAAATTCTAGAGTGGAACTTACAAAATGACATCACGTTTTTTCGTATGTCCTCCGACATCTTTCCGTGGGCTTCCGATTACAAACTTGAAGATCTCCCTGACTTCAATGAGATTGAAGAAATTTTATTTGACTGCGGACTATTTGCAGAGGAACATGGTATGCGTCTTACAACGCATCCCGGTCCGTTCAACAAACTTTGCTCGCCTAACGAGCAAGTGGTGCTAAACACCATCCGTGATCTTGAGATTCACGGTAAACTAATGGACTTGTTGTGCCAACCACGCACACCAAAAGCCAAAATCAACATTCATGTTGGAGGCGCTTACAATGATAAACCTATGGCCCTTGGCAATTTTTGCCGGAACTTCGCTAGATTATCAGACGCTGTACGGTCTCGACTGACTGTAGAGAATGACGACAAAGAGTCGCTATATTCAACCCAAGAGTTGTACGATGGTATATTCAAAAAGATAGGCATCCCCATTGTACATGACTACCATCATCATACATTTTGTACTGGTGGCTTGTCTCAACTGGATGCCGTTGAATTGGCTCTCTCCACATGGGGCGATGTTCGCCCCGTGGTTCACTACAGTCAGTCACGCTCCGTAGAGCAGAATGACCCAAAGATCAGAGCCCATGCCCACTCAGATTCATACTGGACTCCGATCAATACCTTTGGTCTTGAAATGGATGTGATGCTAGAGTGCAAACACAAAGAGTTGGGACTATTTAAAATGAGAGAGTTGATGTCAGATGATTTTCAACTAGCCGCCAAATGAGGATGAAGCATTGAGGTTCTTATTAGCCACTATCATTTTCGCAGTTTGTCAGTTTGCCGCTTGGTTCCAGAGCAACGCTGGTGTGATCGGAGGTAAACTTGAAGAGAACTACATTCTCTTGGCGGTTTGTCTCGGCCCTATTGTTTCTGTTGGGTTTGCAGTTGCTACACGAATGATGTATCAGGAAGTCGAATCTCTTTGGGTCATTAGGTTCTTAACTTTTGGTATTGGCTACCTTATATTTATTCCCCTTACATGGTATTTCCTAGGGGAAGAGTTCTTGACTGCAAAAAATATTATTTCATTTTGTTTGTGTCTGGTTCTGATACTTACACAATTCTTGATGAAATAACTTGACAACTAAACAACAACACGTTATATTATAAACATAATACAATCATGGAGGACAACATGAATAAGATTGACTTTGTTGGGCTACACGCTCATTCTGGGGTTGGATCCCCTTTCGATGGATTTGGATATCCACAAGACCATATGGACTTTGCTTATAACAATGGAAGCAGAGCCCTTGCATTAACAGACCACGGGAACATGAATGGTCTGGCTTACCAAGTTCTTCACGCCAAGCGAATGAAGAAAGAAGGTAAAGACTTCAAGCCCATCTTTGGTGTTGAAGCATATTTTATCGAGTCCGTTGCGGAATGGAAACTTAAACTTGAAGAACACAGAGCAGACAAAGATAAGTCTAAAAACATTGACGACGCTCGCTCCGGAACAACCGTCGAGAACGAAGCGGAATCCAAGTCTGCATCTAAATCAGAACTAAACCGCAAGAGACACATTGTTCTACTTGCAATGAACCAGACTGGCTTGAATAACATTTTCAAGTTGGTTTCAGAATCTTATCACGGCGATAACTTCTATCGTAAGCCTCGTATTGATTTTGATCTATTAGAGAAGCACAATGAGGGTATCATTGCCGCTTCTGCTTGTCTTGGTGGTATCTATGCCGGTTGTTACTGGGAGCATCGTGAAGAAGGCCCTAGGGCTGTCAAGCAAGCCATGCGAGACATGACAGTAAAGATGCTAGACATCTTTGGTGATAGATGGTATGGAGAACTGCAATGGAATGCCATTCCGGAACAACACGAACTGAATCGCTATGTCATTCAGATGCACAAAGAGTTTGGCATTCCTTTGATATCAACATGTGACTCTCATTATCCAACGCCTGATGCTTGGAACGATCGAGAACTATATAAGAAAATAGGTTGGCTCGGCAAGGGTAAACCGGAATGGATGTCTGATGAACTACCTGATAACGTGGACGAGATTGGTTATGAGCTTTATCCAAAGAACGGCGAACAGATGTGGGCCGATTATAAACGATATACAAACATCATACATACCGATGTTCCTTACGATGACGAAATCGTTCGCCAATCGATGCTGGAAACGGTCCGTATTGCTTTTGAAAGGATTGATGATTTTCTCCCTGATAACACTGTACGCTTGCCTGATTTTGTCGTACCTGCTGGCCATCACCCTGCAGAATACTTGGCTCAACTATCCTTCGAGGGCTTATTTAAAATTCTGGCATCGCGTTCTGTTAAACGAGGGTCAGCCACTTGGGTGGAGTACGCCGATAGACTAAAGCATGAATTGGAAGTTATATCAGACAGAGGATTCTCAAAATATTTCTTGACTATGAAGTCAATTACGGATAAAACAAATGAAGTACAACTCGCAGGACCCGGAAGAGGATCAGCAGCAGGATCGCTGGTGGCTTATGCACTGGGTATTACACAAGTGGATCCTATTAAGTATGGTCTCCTTTTTTCTCGTTTCCTCAGAGCGGACGCCACGGATTATCCTGACATTGATTACGATGTTTCTGATCCTATGGTGCTTAAAGAAATACTTATTGATGAATGGGGCTCTAACACTGTAGTTCCTATCTCTAATTTCAATACTTTACAATTGAAATCATTAATCAAAGACATTTCAAAGTTCTATGACATACCATTTGCAGATGTGAACAAGGTCACAAATACCATGCTTAAGGAAGCAACTCCGCTTGCTAAGAAGAAGCACGGTATTCGTGCTGGGGTTTATACTCCGACCTTTGAAGAAGTGTGTGAGTTCTCTGAGACTCTGCAAAAGTTTTTTATTGAACACCCAAAGGTCAAGTCTCATGTCGAAGGTTTAATGGGACAAGTACGCTCTACTTCTCGTCATGCCGGTGGTGTGGTGATTGGTGCAGACCTAGACAAGTATATGCCCCTTATTGCCTCTAAGGGTGTGAGACAGACTCCTTGGTCTGAAGGACAGAACGTAAGACAACTTGAGCCTATGGGCTTTATTAAGTTTGACATTTTAGGCTTAGCAACCCTTAGAATGATGGAGGAATGCATTGAGCGTATTCTCCAACGACACCATGGTGTTGAGTCCCCGACCTTCGAGGACGTTAAAAAGTATTATGATGAAAATCTTCATCCGGATGTAATTAATTTAAATGATAAAGAAGTTTATAAGAACATTTTCCAAGCGGGAAAGTGGATGGGTATATTCCAATTCACAGAGAAGGGAGCACAAAACCTTTCCAAAAGAGCGCAGCCAAAGTCAATCATCGACATCTCTGCTATTACGAGTATTTATCGCCCCGGCCCTTTGTCTGCTGGTGTTGACAAAGCCTACGTACAAGCCGTCAAAGACCCGTTATCAATAAAGTATGAAAATGAAATCGTCGAAGAACTTACAAGAGAAACAAGAGGATTCCTTATATTTCAGGAGCAGATCGCTCTTCTTGCGAACCGCCTTGGTAAAGGCATTAGCCTTGATGATGCTAATTTACTACGCAAACTGTTAACTAAGAAAGGTCTTGATGCCTCAAAGCAAGCAAAGAAAGAAGAGATTCTTCATAAGTTTGTTGAAGGCTGTATTGAGAAAGGAATGAGCAAAAGATCAGCAGAAGACATGTGGCAGAAGTTTGAATACTTCTCTGGCTATGGTTTCAATAAGTCTCACGCCGTCGCTTACTCTATGATTTCTTACCAGACTGCTTGGCTGGCTACATACTATAACGCTGAGTGGGCTTGTGCATTCTTGGACAAAGAGCCGGAGTCTCGCAAAGAAGCGGCAATCAACATCGCAAAATCTTGGGGCTACACAATCAAGCCATTGAATATCAATACTTCCGGAAGACGTTGGACTCCACAAGATGATGAAACGCTTATTGCACCGTTGACAACGATCAAGGGTCTTGGCGACGCAGCCATTGATGAAATCATCGAGAAGCGCCCATTTGCGTCCGTAGAGCAACTTCTTTTTGATGGTGGGGTAGTAGCAAGGAAACTCAACAAGAAGTCCTTGGATGCCCTTTGTAGAGCCTCTGCGATGGATGATCTCATTGATAGTAGGTTTACTGGTGACAAACATTTTTGGTCTGCCGTCGTGGTTGACAAACCTAAGAACAAGAAGAAACTAAACGAAAACATTGAGTCTTACAGACCAGAGGGTTCCTTTTCAACCGCAGAGATAATCCAGAACACACAAACTCTCACAGGCATTTATCCTATCAACATGGTAATGACTGAAAGATCCAATAAAATAATAGATCAATACATGATTCCACCACTATCGGAATTTGATCCTGACTTGGGGATGGCTTGGTGTATTCCAATTAAACTTAGTTCTAAAAAATCTAAGAATGGAAAGTGGTTTTATACAATTGATGTCATTGATTCAAATTCAGAAGTCACTAGACTTAGGTGCTGGGGAGTTAATCCTCAAAAGGATCTGATTTTTCTTAATAAACCATACGTTTTGAAATATCCAAAGTATAATGAAACTTGGGGATTCTCAACCTACGGTGCTGTTGACAAAAAATGGATGATGATTGGATAAAAAAACTTGACAACTGATCAAAAACCAGTTATATTATAAACATAATAAAGAATCATAGGAGGACAATATGAAAAACTTTGTTAACAAAATCTTTACAATCGGACAACTAAAGAAGCATGCTTCAAAGGAAGCAATACAACAATACAACGAGTTTGTTCGTGGCTTGCAGATAATGCAAAAGTATGTTGATACTATTATAACTAACGGAAGAGTGAACCACTATTGGTTTCAAAAAATTATAGCCATCCTTTCTAGTGGACAAATAACAGTTGGAGGACAAGGTAACTCTGAGCCTGATCTTTATTGGGGCAAAAAGACGCTCGAACTAAAAGGTTTCACCACCAGTGAGTTCAATAATCTAAAGCCAATTAGAACAGGCGCTTCTAAGTTTTTTGCTAGTAATGGAGGCATAACAGCCCTTAAGCAAAGTGATCAAACCCTCGAGGCAATGAAGAAGATTGTTTTTGAATCCTCTTATCACGATGATTATTATATGTTAACTGAAACTTGTGGTATGAAATCCATAGCAAACCTAGAAGACATTCGTATAATCTTCGTAGAGACTTCTGTTTTAACAGACAATCTAATTTCTGAATGTGGTCCGCACACCAAGAGTTATGATCACAAGTGGACAGATGGCAACGGAAAAGAACAAAAGAAAAAAATAAACTGGCCGTATCTGGAAGTGGATACATCAAACTTATGTAAGAAATTGGAGGCTATAAATGAGCAACAATGTTAAGGCAGGACACAAAAATAAACAATCTTATGCGAACACTAGAACGACAGGGAAAGAACAATACTATACAAATGTAGACGTAGTTGATCTTTGCCTAGCAGAAGTACAAAAGCACATTGATTTAAAAGGCAAGACTTTATTGGAGCCCTGTGGAGGCACTGGTGAGTTCATAAAAGGCTTCCAACGGATTGGTGTACCAACCAGTAACATAATCTCATATGACATTGAGCCCAAACACCCTTTGGTAAAAAAAGGTAACTATCTTAAAACTAATTTTTCTGATCATAATGATCTTATCTCCATAACGAACCCTCCCTTTGGGAGGGCGAGTTCTTTGGCAAAACAGTTTTTTGAACATGCTACAACTCACTGTGAGTATATTTGTTATCTTGTGCCAAAGTCTTGGAGAAAATGGACAGTGCACAATTCATTAGACCGCCACTATCATTTGATTTCTGATATAGAAATGCCCAAAAATTGTTTTTATCTTCCAGATGGAACAAGCAAAGAAGCGGATGTATTAAATACTGTATTTCAAATCTGGCAGCGAAAGAAAAAGAAACGTAAGACGATTAAGATACCGGACCACAAACTTATTAAAAAAATTACACCAAAGCAGAAAAAGGTTATATCACATAAGAAAATTAAGAAAGAACTGTTTGAGTTCATAGATGGTAAATATGTACCATTTGAAACAGACTGTTATGAAAAGGTGAAAGTCAACAGACCAGATTTTGTTAAAGGTGCTAATTTTGAAATAATTGTTTTTGGACACTCTTGTGGCAAATGCCGCGAGATTACAGAACCCTCTGTCGAGGCTAAAACCACAACAATGTATTTAAAAATCGATAGAGAAGATGTCAAGGATGCGCTAAGAAAGATAGATTTTTCAAAATACTATAATAACGTTGCTTATGTGCAAGCCTTGTCGATTCAAGAGATAAATTATGAGTTAAATAAGTGGTTTGGGTTAAAAAATTTTAAGTTGGAGGTATGATGCAACATTTTTTAAACTGTCATGGCGAATGGAACATTCTTTTTGCTGCGGCATCATCAATCCCTTTTGTGGGATTATACATTAAATCAAAAATAGGAGGATATAATGAGAATGATACAAATAACTGCTAACAGTGGCGAGGTAGTTTTAGTGAACCCTAATCAAATAGCACAAATATGGTACTGCTCCAGTGGAAGCAAAGATGTAATAATCTCTTTATCTGGTGGCCCGACCATTAGAACACAATTTACAACAATTGATCATGCTCTTGATTACATACAAAGAGCATCAAGTCATTCATTAATAGGAGGTTAACATGACTTTTGTATTAATTAAAACAGTAGATGGAGAAGACTGGTGGATAAATCCATCACAAATTTATGGAATCAGCAGAAATGAAGTTGGTAACATGGAAATCTTTATAGAAGAAGATATTTTGGAAACAGTAGAGTTTCAAGATCCCGGTTCATTAATGGATTATCTGGGAGTACAATATAATCATAATCAAATTGAAGAAATAGTGGAGGAACAAGATGATGACTAAATTTGAAGTATATACTAATAACCCAACTGAAATTGTTGAGGACTACGAAGAGGCTTGCTTTAAAACAAAAGAGCAGCACATGGCTGACTACATCAAGTCAATGAAGGCACTAGAAGATGCGATGGAGCCATTCAAAGAACAAAAGCGTGAACTGAAGGCTGACTACATTGACAGCGGTTGGTTAACAAAAGAAGACATCAGCCTAACTGTTCGGGCTTATCGTCTGCTTAAAAATGATGTTGACATTGATGCACTGATCGACATTTATGATAACTTAAGAAAGGAGAAATAATGAATAGGGCACAAAGACGAGCAGCGCAAAAATCTAAGAAAAAAAAAGGTCACAAACCTAACAAAGAAATAGATAAAATAGTAGGCTTGTTTGATCTTCTACCGGATCAATGTTCTGCTTGTCTTGCTCCCTACGATAACAAAGATAAACAGATGGTTAAAACTTGGAATGTAGTTGTTAAAGAGGAAGAAAAGATAGTAAGACTGTATTGTCCAGATTGTTGGAATACAGCACAAAAAATCATACAGGATGTCAAAGATAAAGATGCCAAATAAGTACGCCAAGGACACTAAGAAATTCACATTTTATGCAAAAGACACTCTGCATGCAGATTTTAAAATACGTATGCAATATCACAGCATGACACAATCAGAATTTCTCAGAGCCTGTGTGCAGGCGGTTGTTGAAAAGGATCCTGTTATGGAAATGTTTATCAATCATTACAAGGAAGCTGAAGGAAAGCAGTCAAAGATCCAACGCGAAAAAATCAAAAAAGATCAAGAAAAGTCTGAGGAATTATTAAAAGATTTTGGCTTTGTTGAAGATGAGATAGATGACATTTTTGATATTATAGCAAAAGAGCACCCAGAAATTTGATTTCATTGTGTTCTTTTATTATTTTTAATCCTATTTATAATGAAAAAAGGCTTTAAGGAGAAATACTATGGCTAAAAAAATATTGAGCGAGGCGCAAGTACGCCGATTTGCAAAATTGGCAAACCTTTCACCAATCAATGAAATGTATGCCAAAAATGAAGAAGAAGAAACTGTTGAAGAAGGCTATGGCATGGACCATAAGCGTGACGACGAAGAGGTAATGCAAGAAGAAGCCGAAGAAGAAGTTGCTATGGGTGCTGAGATGGAAGGCGGAGACCTACCAGCAGAAGACGAAGAAGCAATTGAAATGGATGCTGATGGCGCCGCTGATGTTGATCTTTCTCGAGAAGATGTAGACGTTCTAGAACAAGCCGTAAGCATTCTATCTCAAATTACTTCCGCAGCCGGAGCAGAAGAAGAGCCAATGGACGATGCACCAATGGGTGATGATCCAATGGACGATGATCCAATGGAAGAAGAAATGATTGCTGAGGCTCTCAAAGGTATTAACTACCGTCCCGGTAGAAAAGAAATTGTGCAAGAAGTTGCAAAGCGCGTAGCTAAAAGACTTTTGGAAGCAAAAAAGGCTGAGGCCAAGATGAACAAGGCTCTTGGAAACAAGCGCCATACTCGTAGCCAACGAAAATAAAAAACAGGATTAATTCTTGTTATACAAATCTAATTAGAGGGGTTTCGTCCCCTCTTTTTTATTATGGAGATAAAATGTATTTTGGAAAAAAGAAAACAAAAAAATCTGAGTCATCAATTGAAGAGGTCGGAGAACAAGAAACACAAACGGTTGTAGATCTCCTAGGGTCTCTAAGCAAAGGCCCAGAACAGAGAAGCATTATGTTTGTTGGAGAGGTCAACGAAGAGAAAACAGCAGACTTAATTTCAGCACTTTTGGTGCTTGCTCAAGAGAAAGAACCAGAAGCAGAGAGAGCCGAGGATATAAAAATTTATGTTTCAACCTTTGGCGGATCGGCTCATGAAATGTTTGGGGTATATGATGTTATGAACTGGTGCAAACAGTTTTGTGACATTGAAACAATTGGCATTGGCAAGGTAATGTCCGCCGGAACTCTAATTTTAGCAGCCGGTACCAAAGGCAAAAGAAAACTCGGAAAACACTGCCAAATCATGTTGCACTCAGTCAATGCTGGTTACATGGGAGACCTTAAGCATATGAAAAATGAGGTGGAAAACATGCATCATCTTCAAGACATATACTTGCAGTGTTTGTCTGAGGAGTCTTCGATGACAAAAAGACAGATTCAAACACTAATTAATAAGAACTCAAACGTTTATTTATCAGCGGATGAGGCTATTGAAAGAGGCATGGCAGACGAGGTGCTATAGATGGATAAGATTTTTTATAATGAAGGCTCTGCCGCAAAACTAGGATGGACTCCGGAATGGTTTGGTTGCAACAAGCATGGTGAAAAACTTGTCGCTGCCATTGAAAAGTTTCAAAAAGAACATAAAATAACAGCAGACGGTCTTTGCGGACCTGCAACATATCGTAGAATCTATACACAACGAATTGCCAACTGGGACGAGCATGCCCCTATGGGACATAAGGACAATACGGAATCATTTATTATATACAACTCGGAGTATTTTCCAATCGACTGGCCAAAGGTCAAGTTGTTTTTTGAAGGCGGAGGTCTAAAATTAAGAAGCGGATGGAAAAAGTCTAAGTACAAAAGAGATCCAAAGTTCTTTGTGTGTCATTGGGATGTATGTCTATCAGCAGAATCCTGCTATAGAGTTCTCACCAAGCGTGGAATCTCTGTCCACTTTTCAATCGACAACGATGGTACAATCTATCAGTTTATGGATATGAACGACATTGCTTGGCATGCCGGAGGTAAAGTTTGGAACGACCGATCCGTTGGTGTTGAGATAAGCAATGCCTATTACACAAAGTATCAATCTTGGTATGAGAAGCGAGACTTCGGTCCACGCCCAATCATCACAGATGCACACGTTCATGGCAAGAAACTACCAGAACATCTCGGCTTCTATCCTGTGCAAATCGAAGCCCTAAAGGCGCTCATGAAAGCCGTTCATAAATGCACGGGGATACCCCTTCAGGCACCTTTAGATCGTGCAGGCAATACGAACACCAAGGTGAGCAAGAAAGCCTCTGAAGGGCGCTTTGAAGGCTTTATAAGCCATTATCATTTGACCAAGCGAAAGATTGATTGCGCTGGTTTAGACATTAAAAAATTACTAGAGGAATTATAATGAGCAAAGAATTGGACAAGTTGATCGAGCAGATGTTGAGTGAAGTATTAAACATCCCAATAGGAACAAAGGTCGATGACTTAAGGAAAGCACTGGGTTCTGATAGTGTATACATCACGAAGAAAACAAAAGACATCTTTAGAAAACAGTCGAATTCGGATGTATTTGACTATTCAGATACTAAAAGTTTCACATATTCTGACATTAAAGACGACTCGGAATTGATTAGGCAAAAAAAGGTGAAGAAAGGGCAAAAAATGTTGTCACCAAGTAGTAAAAATAACGTAGCGTTGATGCAGATTTTCTTAGGTCCAACAGTCTGGGGTGAGATCTCAAGCACCAACAAAAAAAAATTTAAAAAGGAATTTTTTCAACTTAAAAACTGGGGTTTATTAAAGAGGGTTCCTAATTTTGCTAATTATTTTCCTAATGATTATAAAAAGATTTTAAGTGATTTCCAAAAGTTAATGGCTCCAAAAGCAATCACGCAAAAAGTTGTTGATGATCCATCGATAACATCACCGAACATACAGACTGGTCTTGGAGATCGAGCGGAAATGACAGCGGAGCAAAAAAATTATTTCGATAGATTTTTTGCGATGAACTCAACTGGAACTGATTTGTCGACTCGACTTAAGACACTGACTGATTTTTCACTTTTAATTGCAAATTCTAAAGGCGCCAAGCAGGTCAAAAATGCTTTGAAAGGCAGGTATACGGCTGGAAGCAAGACGGATTTAATGAAGTTATCGCAAAATTTTATTGTAAACATTGGTATTTTAGACATGTTTAACAATTTTGCAAAAAATATTGATCACGGTGCTGGTGCATATTATTTTGAAACTTTTTTGGCTTATATTTCCGGAGGACAAGCGGGAGGAAAAATAACTGGTATCGCTGGTGGAATGGGTGAGGCTGACTTCTTAAAAGCGGACGGAACCAAAGGTAGTGCAAAATATTATCAGGATGGCAGTAAAATTTCGCAATCGTGGAAAAACTTCACAGAAGGCTTTCCTGTTGAATATGTAATAGCATACAAGACCGATAAACAGGGCACAAAAACTTCTGACATTGAAGCATTATATAACCTAGACATCTATAGAGTCATAGTTGAAAAAACAGGCCCGACAGAAGTTTCTATTGAGGGTAACAAATATGATCTTACAAAAAACAAAGACTTGATAGATGGCGATGGCCAATTAATTATTAGTAAAAGAACTGGTGATTGGAATAAAATTGGAACTTTTATTATGCCACAAACAAATAAAAAGACCCTAACCGAATTTGCTAGCGAAGCAGCCAAAGGAATTGATACAGTTGTTGAGGACACTTTTAAAAAATTTAAAACATTATTAGATGATTTAAGACAGTTGAAAACCGCAACACAAGATTATTCGACCGAACCAACAATTACCAAAGGTGAAGACGCGCTGCGCAAATCAGAAAAATACTCAAAAGACCTGAAATTACTAGCAACAAACTACGGTCAAACAATCAAAGAATCCAATTTATCCCTTGATCAATTGATCGAATCAATTATTGAAGAAAAGTTATTAAAATAACTTGACAAACAATCAATATAAGGTTATATTATATAAAACAATGGAGGAACAATGAAACATTATGACCAAGGACAAACTCTCAACCAAAAGATTCTGGAGGGAGTTGACATTCTTGCGGATAATGTTGCAACCACTCTCGGTCCTCGAGGGCGGAATGTAGCACTATACCATAAAGAAGAGAATCTACCTGTCATCACCAAAGATGGTGTGACAATTGCAAAGTTCATTGAACTTGAAGACCCGTTCCAAAACCTTGGAGCACAAGTGATCAAGCAAGCAGCAGAAGAAACAGTGAACTCTGCTGGTGATGGAACAACCACCGCAACAGTATTGTCTCGTGCGATCTTAAAAGAAGCACAAAAGTATATGACAGCAGGTGTATCTCCTGTTGAATTAAAACGTGGCATGGATAAAGCAGTCGAAGTTATCACAGAGAAACTCACAGAAATGTCGAGACCCATTCAAACTGTCGAGGACATAAGACACATTGCAACCATCTCTGCCAACAATGATAAATCAATTGGTAAACTTATTGCAACCGCTATTGACAAAGCCGGTAAAGATGGTTCTGTGCTCGTTGAAGAGGCTCGGAGTATGAATACATCACTAGACCTTATTGAAGGCTTTAGATTCGATTCTGGGTATGCTAGCAACACCTTTATCACAGACCAAAGAAACGCAATGGTGAACTATGACAATCCGCTTATTCTTGTGACAGATGAAAAGGTTGAACACATTGAACAGGTAATGAAAGTACTCGAACTTGCCGCAAGAGACAATCGTCCATTGGTTTTGATATCAAACGACATTGAAGGTCAAGCCCTTGCTGCTTTCATTGCCAATGCAGTCCGTGGTACAATGAAGGTGTGTGCTATCAAAGCACCAAAGTATGGAGAGGAGAGAAGAAACATAATGAAGGACTTGTGCGTCAGCACAGGAGCAACATTCATTACAAGAGAGAACTCTCTGACCTTAAAAGATGTTACCCTCAATCACTTTGGGCAATGCAAAAACATTAATATAACCAAGACTTGGACAACAGTTGTCGGAGGCAAGGGAAATAATCAAAAGATTGATGATACAATCGAGACCGTAAAGGCACTGATAAAACAAACAGACAATCTTTCTGAGTGCGAAAGACTTCAGGAAAGAATAACCAGACTGGCATCGGGTGTAGCGGTGATCAAAGTGGGTGCTCAAACTGAAGTAGAAATGATTGAGAAGCGCCACCGTATTGATGATGCTCTAGAGGCTGTTAGGTCTGCGCAGGAAGAGGGTATAGTACCGGGCGGTGGAGTAGCCTTACTCAGAGCCACCACCGGCTTGTTTGTTGAGACAGACAATGAAGAACAATCTCTGGGTGCACAAGTGGTGCTAAAGGCATGCGAGGTACCTTTGAGACAAATGGCAACAAATGCTGGAGAGTCTGCAGACATTATAGTTAAAAACGTAAAGTCATGCGAGGGAGATATTGGCTATGATTTTTTGAATAGGGAACTGACTAGTACCTACGAGAAAGGAATCATTGATCCTTGTAAAGTTACCAAGTGCGCTTTGCGTAATGCTACGAGTGCTGCGGGAACTTTATTGACAACGTCCCATGCTATTGTGGCTTGTTGATACTACTTAGTATCAGAGGGTTTACGATTATGAGCGAGAACGATCACCAAGACTTAAAAGATGCAATAGTTGATCTTGCACATCAAATTCAACGTATGGCTGACAGACAAGCAGAGATGTTTGATGATGTAAAAAAGATCAAAGAAGCAATCTACAATCCAGAGCAGGGTTTGTATGCTCGCGTTCGTGACCTAGAGCAATGGCAAGCAGGCATGTCGAAATTTATATGGTCATTTGGTCTTGCTATAACCGGACTGATAGTCCAAGCATTATACTCAAATTTATTTTAATGGAGGTAAAATGAGAGTAAGAATATCTTATGGGATGGAAATCGAAGAGGTTCCTGAACAAGCCGAAACTTTGGGATACAATGCCCAATTCGAACTAAAACAAGCCTGTGATGTATTGAAGAAAGCACTCGAGAACATCGAAGAGGCAAACGACAACTACGACCTAATTTTAGAAATGTTTGATAAAGTGCGTAAAAAATTGAACATAGCAGATCTAATTATGGGCGATGTCGAAGCCATATTGATTGGCTTGAACAATTATTATAATGGAGAGAAAAATGTACCAGAAGGGCGACCTACTATGGATCCCAGCGGGGACACTGATGAACAGACCTAGGATTCCCGGCAAAGATGATCTGTTTTCTAATTTTTACCAAACAACTGCGCCTAATGTCGCTATCTTTTTAGAGTTCAAAGAAAACAACCAATGCTTGGTAATGATGGGCGGAGACAATTGGACTGTGCCTACGAAAAATATAAGACACAACATACAGGAGGTGGCTTGTGCTGATTAAACTAGTTGAAGTAAAGAGAGGTATGCGCGGAGGCACTGCATTTTTAAATGAAATTTATATAAACTCAGCACACATTATCTCTGTATCGGAAGACATAAACGCAAACCAAAATCTTGTCAACGAAGTAACGAACTTGGGTCTCGTAGAAGGAGTAAAGTTCAGTAGGATAGTCTTGTCTGAAGGGAATCAAACAAGAATACTGACAGTGGTGGGCACACCATCAGAAGTTAATGGTAAAGTTAAGAAGCGACAAATTTTAAGAGGATGAAATGAAATATTATAAAATTATTTGCTGGAACGAATGTCCGTTTTGTTTACGGGCAAAAATGGAAATGATAGAAAGATCATTGCCGTTTGAATACTGCTCCGTGGACCACAGCAGTCAGATGTTAATGTATTATAAATCTATTTACAAACATGATACGGTGCCTATGATTATTGAAATAAATGAAAAAGGCGAAGAAAAATTCATTGGAGGTTATACGGATCTTATCAAGTACTTCACCAAAAAAGATATTGAAACAGAAATTTGCTCTACTGATGGAGAGAGCAGAGTATGATTTCAATATCAGTGTTGAGTGTGCCCCCGGATCAAACTCCTATTGGGTTCCTACACCGGAGGATGAAATAGAAGAGTTAGAGTGCGAAGGTATAATAGACATCGGAGATGACCAAGATGAATTTGAAAAACTTGTATCTTTGGCTCACGAGATAGGCCACGTTATTTTTCACGAGAGCAACAGACTAAAAGAACACAGGCGTATACAATTATTTGAGGAAGCCCTTGCTTGGCACTTAGGTTATGATTATGCGCTCAAAAATGGAATAGAAATAAATCTTGAAGAATACGCGGAGAGAGTTGAAACTGCGCTTAGATTATATATGAAGGAGATAAAATGATTGTTAATAAACCTTGGGGCCACGAAAACATTTGGGCACTAACAGAAAAGTATGTTGGAAAAATCTTACATATCAAAAAAGGAAAAAGGTTGTCTCTACAATTTCACAAAGTGAAAGAGGAAACAATTATGGTTTTAGAGGGTATTATGGAATTGGTCTTGGAAGAAGGATCTAGAAGAGAAGAAACCAGACTTATCTTAAATCCCGGAGACACTTACCACATCTCTCCACTAACTGTACACAGATTTTGCGCTTCCCAAGGAACTGATGTAAAGATCATTGAGGTATCTACTAGTGAGATACATGATGTGGTGCGTATCCAAGATGATCATGGGAGGAAATAAAAATGTATTGGTTAGTAACTTCATTAATGCTCGCAGCAGAGCCAATAAAAGAAACAGAAAAAGTGTTTGTTGCTCCCCCAACAATACACGATCCACTACTAAACGGATATCAAAGTTATATCAATAGCGTCCTAGTATCATCAGCAAATGTAAATTCACATTGGGTTGTGCGCAGCAATCGTGCTCAAGATTTAAGGGTCTACGATAAGCACACAATAGAATACGCTCTAGATACTACTTGCGACTACAGTAGGCCACTTAGGTGTGGGTCTGAAAATTATCACTGGGTCATGGTGACTGACATCTTTACAACCGAGAACTTTGCAACAATTGTTGTGAAACTGTATGACGAGAACACTCAACTAATAGCAAGCGCTTCGAAATCGTCTTACTCTTTAGAGAAATGCAAAGAGCAAGTAAAAGAAACTAGTATTAATCAAGTTGGCCGTCCACCAACACAAATAACAGAAAAGTTCCCAGATAAATGTACGAATTTAAAGCCAAGTATTTTAGACAAAGACATCAAGCAGGCTGTCACAATACTGTTTGCGTCGATACACCCGGTTAAGTAATTCTTTATCCTTCCCAACCCTACGGGGTTTTTTTGTTTTTTATTCCTAGTTACTTATAGGGGGGAATAGAAAATGATTAAAACTATTTTATTTATAATGTTGGCTTGTACACCACCTGCCAACGCTCATTTAGACATTGATTTGTCACCGGAGTATGATGATAGCTATACTGCTGAACTAGATCCATTTGCCCCACGAGGACTTAAAGTTTCATACCTGTCATCAGTTGCTATTCAAAGTTTCGAAGGGGACATACCAGCCGGCACAGGGTCTGGCAACTATTTTAAACTAGGAAAGCACAGGTTCATCATGACAGCAGCACACGTTGTTCATGGAGCCACTGAGGTTTCGATTATAGAAAGAGGCTTTGCAATGACAGAAGCCGTAGTTATTTTGGCAGACTACAATACAGATATAGCGATACTTGTTCCTAAAGAAAAATTAAATTACACAAAAGCAATACCATTTCGTAGAGACATTACCAACCAGATGGGCGAGAAAGTCTACCACTGTGGGCACCCAGCCAAAGAAGGGTGGCACATCTCCGAAGGGTTATTAACGGGCACACACAATGATACGCTAATGGTTAACACATTTGCATGGCCGGGTTCTTCAGGATCAGTTTTGTTTGATGAATCTGGTAGGGTACTGGGGGTCCTCTCGGCTATTAGAGTCGGCGCACCTTTTGGTCTACCATCTTTGATTGAACATATAACACTTGCATCCAACATTAAAACTTTGGATCAAGAAACTTTAAGGGTAGTCTTGAGGGATGCAAAAAAACTCTGACATAGTAAAACTAGGGACTCTTATACAAGACGGAAAGCGTGTTGGAATTATCTATCGCGAGATTAAATCCGGTACTTGGACAGAGCAACCTTTGTTCAATTGGAAAACGAATTACGAAATTTTTTATGATGATGGTAATGTGGTTGTTATGGGTGGTGACACCTTCAAGAGGCTTGTAGAAAATGGCCAAATTGAAATTTTAGAAGACAAATCATGACCTACTACCCTACTACTACCCTACCCTCCTCCCCTCCTTACGCCACCCTTGATCAAATCATGGATAGCCTATGCGATCAGTGTTTGAAGATACAATATTTTGAACACCTATCAGAAAGTGACAAACAGCAGGCTTTTGATCTCACGATGTCTTTGTTGGCATTTTGGGATCATGAATTAGCCGAATGGTCTAGCAAGTGAAGGTAGAAAAAGGTGATCTTGTTTTGATTTCTGATGGCACAACAACATCAACGTGCATCATACTCACGGATGAATTTGTTATTTGCTCCAATAAAAATCGTGGATTTTATTATAGTGTTTGTTTAGAGAGCGGAGTTTATGGAATTGTATATAACAATGAAATAACATCCGTAGCATGTAAAGGCTTTGCACCAGACTACGAATTCAAAAGTGAATTGTTTGAAACGGACTATTCCTATTACGCAGAAATGTACAGGCACTTTGCATATTTCCCCTCATTTTGGGAGGAAGATAGTTCTGATGATGAGGATTGAAAAACTTTACATAACTATGGGATCTGTAAAACAAATCCAAAAAACTTTACATAACTATGGCTTTTGTCTAAAAAACTTTACATAACTCATAAAAACTTAACATAACTATGTGAGCCTTGTAAAAAAACACTTGACACAAAAGCCTCCGTATTATCTAATATAACACGTTTTTGACCCTTTTGCAACAAAGATTTGACAACTTTTTGACAACTTTTATCATCTAAAAACTTTACATAACTATGTTATGTATTTCCCCAAAAAAAAATTTATTTAACATAACTATGCAATCTCATTCCGCATGTATGCGATCCTTTTATTATCACATGTGAGGCGGTCAAAAAATGTCCGGAAAAGAAACAGAAAAGATTTGACAACTGAACCACAACGGGATACAATATAGTATAACCCAAAGTCAGGAGGACAAAATGACAGCAGGATTATTATACAAATGCCGTTGGCGAACGAACCAATGGAACTATGATAACAACTCATGGGATCGTGGCTGGGATATGCTTCTATTTATAGGAGAAGAAACAATAAAAAGGAGCGATGGTATTGTGATAAACAACTACCGCTTTCACGATATAATCAAGAACGAAACTGTCTTGATGGACAAAGGTCTTATCAAGTATTGCAAGGAAATCAAAGGAGATAGCCATGAGTGCGATTAAAAAAATGAACCAAGAGTTAGAAACCATCTTAGGAAGAGAACCAACAATACATGAGCAGGTTGACATTCTTATTCTAACTGCAATAAAAGAACGTGTGCATGAGTTGCAACTTATGTATCAGATAGAACCTAATGACGAATACAGAGAGCAGTATGAGCAAGCAGTGCGATGTATGAAGCAGGTTCAAGAAAGAAATCCGAAGATTTTCGGAGGTATCGACAGTGATGGAGGCGATTATGAGTGAGTTCAAGATTGGTGATTTAGTTTATGACGCACATTGGACACCAGATCCATCGGAAAATGATGTTACATTGCCGATAGGCATGGTGATAACAGAAGAAGGCTATGGACAAGTCCTTGTTGAGTGGCTGAATGGAGTTTATGATGAACGCATCCAGCCACACTACACGGATGAAATTAGGCATCTTGGGGGTATCTATGAATAACTTCAAGATCGGAGACTTCGTAAGAAGCGACACAGATGACGTTTTCATTGGGATTGTTGTCGATTATGATGATGATCGTGAGATGTTCCAAGTGGCTTGGAACGATGGAGACTTCACTTGTAGTGAGACTTGGAAATCAATGTTTCACTATGAGATAAAGCCGAGCGACTGGACACCAGCACTCTACAAAGCATTTTCGGACATAATTTGTCCTTGATTTATTTTAACAACGTGATACGATATAGTATAACCCAAACAAAACGGAGGTGTCAAATGAGACACATAAGAGAATGTATTCACTGCGGTGATGACTTTAGTTTGCAATGCCCTAAAAAGCGACGGGCAGGTGGCAAGATCAACGAGTGTCCCGATTGCGTCGAGGAACTTGGTCTTGAAATCAAGAGCAGAGTTCGTGCCTTCACTACCGGTGATGGTAAGATGGCGGCTATGCAGATCCTACGCTTCGACAGCGAGGATGACGCAGAGATTTACGGCAAGACTTGGGAAGCCAACAGAGGCTGGAATAACCAACGTCGTGGCGGTCTTAATAACGTGGCTTTCTCCAAGGTTGGAGAGAACATCGGCAACTCTAATCACAAGGGGAAAGCATCATGAAATCAGGAGATTTGGTAATGACCAAAAGCACAAAAGAAATAGGTATCGTTGTCAGTGCATCTTCGACACACTGTGCTGTTTTTATTCATAAGAAGAACAGATCGAGGAAACCGAACCTAACATTCCGTATCCACAAGGATCTGTTGGAGGTAATATGAAAGTAGGCGACATTTACATACACAAGGATCTAGGCGACAGATACGTAGTCACAGAACCATCATTGGTTGGTGGATATATCGGCTGTATCAACCTAGACAAAGACAGGTATTGCCAGATTGGCGACATTAACTGGAGGGTCTTTTACAGACCCTTAGACGACAAACAGGAGGCATCATGAAAGTAGGTGATTTAGTAAAGCATGTATTCCATAGTGAACAAATGGGAATAGTAACAGAGATTGGCCAGAATGAGTTCACCATCAAGGTGCTTTGGTACGATGGGGATCATTCTTGGACACCAGCCAGAAGAATGGAGGTGATAAATGAAAGTAGGTAGTTTAGTGATGGTCACAAAAAGCGACAACAAACAATTGGTTGGTGCGTTGGGTATTGCGACGGAAGAATATAGGATGGAGGGTAAATCTTACTTTGTTGTTCTTTTCTCAAACGGGCGATCTGGTAGAGGCTGGACGTATGACAGTTGGGGCATGGAGGTATTATGCGAATAAAAATAGGCGATAAGGTAACAGCAAAAAGGTACGGAGTGTATCAAAACTATGAACCCGTGTACTATGAGGTTGTAGACATGTGGGAGTGCGACATTGTGGGCATGTGGCTCAAAGTAAAGCACCCTGACATTGCTGGGCATTTCATCAAGAAGATAGATAGCATCGACGAGGTGTTCGATGGAGAGGGGTGATTTAGTTATAGTAGGTGAAGATTATCCTTCTGCCGGAGACACCGGAATGATTGTCGAGGTTACAAAAGGATATGCGAATGTTTATTGGTCTAGTGGTAAAACCTACTGGATCGAGATCCAATGGTTGGAGGTGATAAATGAAAGTAGGTGATTTAGTAAAACACAAAGAACACGAACAGTACGGAATAGTAGAGAACATATTGTGTTTTCATGTGCATGCTCAGGAATATGCCGTGGTGTTCTGGCAGTGCGGAAGCAGGTCTGGAATGTACACCAGTGGATTGGAGGTGATAAATGAAAATAGGTGATTTAGTTATGTGGATACAATACGACGCAGACCACGGAATGATCGGGATCGTTTCGGATATAACAAGCCCAGAGTTAAATACATTCAATCAGACAACTTACGATGTTTTGTGGGCAGATGGAACTGAAGGGATTGACCTTATAGACTGTGAACTAATGGCCTTAAATGATGATCCAGAACGGTGAACTTGTCGAGTTTATCTGGACTTGGAGCAACACAAAGAAGATCGGCATTGTAATCTCTTCGCACATGTACACAGGGAACAGATGGTATAGAGTTTGGTGGAACGATGGAGTTATCTCCGAGATTGCCGAGGTCGAATTAAGAATAATAAAAACGGACAAAAAATGACCTTGCTTTTTTGGCTGGTCGTGATACACTTATAGTATAACCAACAAACAGGAGGTGTCCAATGGGATACAGATCAGACGTTGCAATAGCAATACACAAAGACTTACAAGGTGACTTCCTCACCTTTCTCAAAACAGAAGAACTCATGGCTCAAATCTTTGGAGATATGTCTGACTTTGAGTTCGATAAAGACTATCAATGCGAGGGGCATTGGCTCTTTACGTGCAATAGTATAAAATGGTATACCACCTTCAATGAGTTTGAAGACATTCAAATGTTTGAGAAGTTTATGGACGCTATGGAGGAAGATGTTGAAAAAAGAGAAAAGTTTCGCTTCCTCCGCATTGGCGAAGAACTCGAAGACATAGAGTATCGTGGCGACTGGTGGGAAAGTGAGATCCATGTCAAGCGTGAAATACAAGTGGGGTATTGATATGAATATAGGTGATTTAGTTTTGTTTGCGAATGACCCAACCATCGGTGTTCTTGTAGAGATAAGAAGAAATGGTGACTGCTGTGTTATGTTCAATAATGAAATCTACCTATGCCCTTTAACATCACTGGAGGTGATAAATGGAAGTAGGTGATTTGGTAAAACTAACAACCAACCCGAAACAAGGTGTTGGGATTGTAATAAGCAAGAAGAAACAAGTAAACCCTGTTCATTGGATTTACCGTATTCAGTGGGGTGATGGCCGCATTACAACTGGCGGCAGTTATCATGTGGAGGTGATAAATGAAAGTAGGTGATTTGGTAAAGTTTAGGCACAAAACCTCTCACGACAAATCAAACTGGTTTGGCATGGTCATAGAAGGATCAATGTCACCAACTGGCCAGTTTCAAAGAACGAGAGTTTTGTGGCTCAACACAGGAAAGTACGGAATGTATTTCCCAACTCAGTTGGAGGTAATATGAAAGTAGGTGATTTAGTAAAGATGAAGTCAAAGTATGGGTGCAACAGGACAGGTATTATTGTCAAGCACAACACAGGTGGCTGGTGGGTACAATGGTCTTGTGGAGATTTGGGATTTATGAACCCAAGCGATATGGAGGTGATAAATGGAAGTAGGTGATTTAGTAAGCCCCAAGCACACAAAGTGGTTGTTTGGTATTGTCGTTAGGAAACGGCTTGGATATACCCCATTCGGGATAGTGGAACAGTGCCTGATCCAGTGGAGCAATCAAAAAAGCAGTTATGAACGAAAAGAAAACTTGGAGGTGATAAATGGAAGTAGGTGATTTAGTAAGATACAACGAAGATGGAGACATCGGCATTATCACAGAAGTGGTATACGACGGAGAGTTTTATGTTCAGTGGACTGATGGCACACAAGGCTATCACATAGAAAGCGAAATGGAGGTGATAAATGGCTAACATACATTGGAATAAAGAGAAAGCCCCGTTTGACGAGGCAAAAGAAGAGATAAAATCCTTAGTGATAGAGTGTACGGATAGTGCCTTCTACATCCGCAAGGCATCGAATGACTGCGGTACTACACTAGACGTATACGCAGAGACAGAGGATACCGAGGTATCCCCGTGGCATACCCGTCTACCTACCCAGTTCATGGGCTGGAGGGTCATAATGTATAGGTGTCCTGTGGGTTATATAGGCTCATTTCTGGACGTTAAGGAGGTGAAGGATGAACTTTGAGATAGGCGACCTTGTAAAGATCCAGAAGGGCTTCGCTGATCCATCTGGCAATGAGTTCGATTGGATCGGGATGATAGTCTCCTACCGAGGTGCAGGGGGGTATGAGGACGAACATGAGGAGTATGCGGTGCTGTGGGCACACAACGCATCTCCTACGCACGAATATGGCTACTACTTGGAGGTAATATGAAAATAGGAGATTTAGTCCACAACCCCCGTTATCCCTACTGGGGGATAGGTATCATCGTGGATCATGAAGATTTAGCGGATGGAATGATACTTTGCTATTGGGTCTGTGAAGAAGATTTGGTAGATGATTGGGTAGACAAAGAAGATTTGGAGATACTATGTTAAAAATAAACAGAAGCAAAAAAGCCATTCAGATCGGGGAACTGGTCATTGTAAAAGAATGGAAAGATAAAAGGGGCTATGTTTATTCCGACAGGATCGGGATAGTCATGGCCGATGAAGGTGTCGATGAACACGGACAAGAACACTGGGGTCGTTGGCACGTAGCATTGGAGAACGGAGACTATATCGGCTGTTCGTCCAATGAAATCGAAGTCATACAGGAGGTACAAAATGAACCTAGTTGATTTAGAAATCTCCGTTAACTCATTGCACATCTTACAGCAATCGGGCATATGGGAACTGCAAGATATAATAGAAGGAATGGATACAGACCCAGCCATTGTTAGTCTGGCTCTTGCAAAAATAAAAAAAGATGACTTTATCGAGATCACCGAGGCTATAAAGAAAAATCAAGAAAATGTTTGACAAAACCAACTGAACCCGATAAGTGTTCTATATAACCCAAACGACTTGGAGGTCGAAATGAAAATATACGAAGAAAGAAATCGATATAAACGAGCAACACACTGCCCTACCTGTGGCAATGAAGGTCACATGTGGATGACCTGCCCTGTACCAGCCAAGATGGTGGAACTGAAGAAGCAGGGCAAAGAACCCGACATTAGCCTGTTCACCACTTGGTATGGGAACACCTACGGTAAGAGAGATCAAGATGGTAGGTTGATTTATCATGACCGTATCTTCAGAAACATGCAGTCTGCCTACGACCGACAACAACGTCGGATACAAGCCAGAAAGGAAAAGAAAGATCGACTAGAACGGCTGGGCGTTAAGCCTCGAAAGCGCAAGACTTCTTGTGGCTTCTGCGGAGAGACTGGGCATAACCGTAGGAACTGCGATGTTATGCACAACTTCATCGACGATCTTGGCCGAGCCTCTCAGAACTATCGCAAGTTATTCTATGAGCGTTTTGTGAAGGGTATGGGCTTTGCTGAAGGTGCATTGCTTTCTTTGTCTGCTAGTCACTTTCGACAAAATGGCCTATGGCTAGAGAACTGGTCAGGGATTGGTATTGTCACCGCTATTTCTTGGGATCAGGTCAACATGGGTTTGACGCTATCAGATTGGGATTACAAATCAGAGTTAAGCATTGATGTATTGATAGATGGTCAAACTCATACACTAACAAACCCGTTTCATTCTCTTGTTATTAACGACACCCAGCAGGGCAAAGAAGGTAAGATTGCTGAGTTGTTCAACCGTGGCTCTAGTTGGGGTGCTAGAATAGATAACATCCTTGCACCAAGTGAGAACATTCCTACTGAAGAATGGTTTAACAATGGATATACCGAGTGTTGGGAATGGATTGCAAAAAACAAAAATCTTTGGGAAGTTAACTGTAAACTAGCCCCGTTGATAGCAAAGTTCCATCCATCCCGTAGAGGTCGCAACGCTGGGAAACTTAAGGCACGATTGAAATCTTATGGATACCATGTTCCATAATCGGACAAAAAATGTCCTTGATTTATTTCGAGGACATGATACATTACTACTATACCCCAACACTGGAGGACATTATGATAGAAGTTGGAGACATGATACTGTATAAACATTGGGAAAATAATCATCCAGAGGCTAATGACATAGGGTGGGTAACTCATACCGAGGCGCACCACAAAAATGGTGGCTTTGCCCATCTTATCTACATTAAGTGGTTAAGTGAAGATGACGATGACGCTATGTGGGATCATGACCTTTATGGTTCAACTGAAACATTCAAGATTGTCAAAGGAGGACAACATGAACGATAAACTGGAAATAATAATGAAAACAGCCAAAATGCTAGCAGAAGAGAACCGAGGCGAATGGTCGGGCGATGTTCATGAGTTTGCCACAGCAAGCGCATATGTTACCCCTGACGAGCGTTTGTGGCTCACCAGCGGTGAGGTTAAGCATTTCCACAAGGAACTCAACCAAGGGGCATTTGTGAGCGAATATGCGTTTGTCTCAGCCTCCTATGCGAATGGTGAACCTTTACTTGTAGTACAAAATGTAGACAGTGGGAAGGTGTAGCATGTTCGGAGTAGGTGATTTGGTAACAGACGGCTGTGGCGAAGGCATAGGTATTATTCTATGGCAAGTAGGTTGTGTCGATAGGTGGGTGGTCTACTGGTTCGATGAAAAATACAAACAAGGCTACAACGGCTGTAATCTCGAACTATTATGAAAACGGACATATTTTGTCCTTGCAAAATCCCACCACCGTGATACACTTATAGTATAACCCAAACAAATGGAGGTTTCGATGAAGAAACTAACTAACTTAGAGGCTACGATGATAGCCGAAGGCGCACAAGAAGCCGATAGCGACGAGCAATACATTCAAGCGTGGCAACACCTTATTGACACAGGACTTGCATGGTCTATGCAGGGCTTCTTCGGTCGCACCGCTTCTGTAATGATACAAGAGGGCTTGTGTTATATGCCCATTAAAAAACAACCTAAAAAACCAAAGTCCACAGGTGGACAAACACCCCGAACTTCACAGGAGAAGTAATCATGAATATATACAACAACAGCGGAAACACTTCTTACAGAAGTAAATCAAAATGTTCCTACTGCCGAGCAGAAGGGCACAACGCAACCAACTGCCCCCGTGTAGCCGAGGACTATGCTTGGTTTACAAAGTCTCCTCCCGTGATACCCATCGGGGTAAGTAAGTCTACTGCTACCTGTCATTGGTACAAGAACCCAAAGTATTGGGGAGAGTGGTATCAAAACTGCATGAACGCTTATGCAAAGCAAGAAGCCGCCAAAAAACGTGGCAACACTGGTCGCAAGCGGTCTAAATCGAAGTGTGGGTTCTGTGGTTCAACAGAACACAATCGTAGACACTGCGAAGATATGGACGCTTACAACACCGATGCTATCAATGCCAATCGCAACTGGCGTAAAATGTTCCATCAGGTATTTGTCGAGCAAATGGGTATCTCCGAAGGAGCATTACTCAACCTAAAGACCGAGAGCGGCTATGGTAACAACCGTACAACCGAAGAGTTTATCGGAGTTGTTACAGATGTAAACTGGCATGAACTGTCTTTATTCTGCGGAAGTAAAACACACAGCAACGGTTATGATTATCGAAAAGACGATTACAGACAGCACCTCAAAGTCACAGTCCAGATCGGCAACGAGACAAAACTTGTTTCCTTCGGCACAGATGGTATAGGAGTTAGAATAAGCAATAGTCTTGAACGAAACTTGGTGAAATACACAGGTTCTCGATACTCTTGGAACGAACCCCAGTTTATATCTGTCTTGTCTCCTTCCAAAACTCCCCTTGGTGCGGAGTGGATAGAAGAAGGGCATGCCAAAGCAATGGAGTTCCTAACGAAAAAACGCTCACAAGAAAAACTCTATGAAGAAGGTGTGACCGACCTTATACAACTTTGGCTATAAAACGGTCATTTTCTGTCCTCGACAAATCTTCAAATCGTGATACATTACTAACATAACCCAAACAACTGGAGACATTATGAATGATGAAGTTGGATCACTGATACAATACACTGACTACACTGGAGGGCAACCCCAACACTATGTTGGGCTTTGCCTTCGGCTAAACGCTATGAATGGCACTTACACTGTTCTTTGTGAAGGTGTCGAGAAAGAATGGCTTTACTTTATGTGTGAGGTGGTATCATGAAAGTAGGAGATTTAGTGAAGATAAAAGACAACCAAGTCAACACCTTTGGTGTTTCCTTCGGGATTGTAGTCAAGATTGTTGAATGTTCAACTATCACCAGCAACCCCACGGCTCTTGTTTGCTGGACACCAGAAGGCTACGAGCATTGGTGGGAGTGCCACAGGTTGGAGGTAATATGCAAATAGGTGATTTAGTAGATGATGGGCTTGGCAACATCGGTTTTATCGTGGCTCTTGGCTGGATCTTTCCAGAAAGCGGAAAGAAGCAACGTGCCTATGAAGTACACTTCCCCTCTACTCCCCAGCATAACGGGTGGTATGAGGATTATGACTTGAAACTTATTTCCTACCCTATGGAGGTAACATGCAAATAGGAAGTTTAGTAAGAATAACAACTACCGATGAAATCGGGATCGTAACCGCAAGGGTATCCAACGAGTTTAACCGCTGGAAAATCATCGGTTTAACCAAGGCGGTGGGAAACACGTATGAACTGTCTTTGCCCAACAAATATGTGGAGGTAATATGCAAATAGGAGACATAGCGTTTGACAAAACTGTCGAGGAGATCGTGCTTATCGTTGGTATAACCTATGATGACCTTGCAACAGATGACCCCGTTTACAAAGTAATAACCCTTGACCAGTCCTTAGACTGGGAATACTACGCAACAAAGCAAGTGCTGGAGGCACTATGAAAAGAATAGAGAATGGCGAACTGGTCGAACTATCTGCGGCTGGGAAGAAACTAGACCAGAACCACAATGTCCTCGGACTTTTCGGAATGGTCGTAGAATATAAGAACCAAAGACATGGCTACCAGATTGACTGGTATAAAAAAGACGGAACAACATACAACTTCCCTATGGCTCGATATGAAATCAAAAGATTTAAGGGGGCGAAATGAATGTTGGAGATTTGATAAGAGGCGAAGTCAACGGGCTGATGGGTGTTGTAACCCATGTTATGGAATGGGGATCGAAAACATATGCAAGGGTTTATTGGTTCGAGATACAACACCAAACTGGTGGGTGGCTAGACCCCTGTGACTTGGAGGCATTATGAAACTGAAACTTGGACAACTTATCATAGATACAACTGGAGGTTGTCGAGATACAGGCGTAGTTTTCCAAGTCTATGTAGACTATCGTGGTGATAACATTTACAGTATTTATTGGGTTTGCCCCCGAAATGTGCGTGGACTAGGGAAGGACTACACCACCATCCTATCATACACAGAAGAAGAACTCGAAATGGAATACTCCCACTGCTTCGAGGTCATAGAACTAAAATAAACTTTTTTCTTGACAAATCCAATTCAACCCGATAAGAGTATAATATAACCAAAAAGACTTGGAGGTCTTATGCGAAACTGGAAAGTAGGAACATTGGTATCTTGCAGACACACACAGTGTCTCGGTGTCATCATCGAGATAGTAGGTTTTCACCACCATGTCCAATGGTTTGGAGAACACAGTGGAGCAAAGACTTGGACAAGCAACCCCGACGACTTGGAGGCCGTATGAAAGTAGGAGACTTAGTTAGACACGACCAAGGACACATCGGTATCATTGCCTGTATAGACCCCGAACAGATAGGCGACGACAATGAAGTGGAAGTCCTTTGGAATGATGGGGATATATGCAATATGTCTGTGTGGGATTTGGAGGTAATATGCAAGTAGGAGACTTGGTAAGAATGGGGAGCGCACTTGGCTTCAGATCAGGCATTGTCGTGCTTATCGACAACAAACCAATCCGAGGACACCACACTATCCGTGTCCATTTCCTCGGACATGAAATAAAAAAACTAAACGGATTGCAATGGTGCGATCCCCGATACTTGGAGGTACTATGAGTAATCAAATCAAACTAACCATCGACATTTCCGATGAACTATTAAACAAAGTAATAACTGTGTTAGCCCTGTCCAGTGCTACTCTACCACCCCAAATGGGGGGTATGCCCATGATGGTTCGGGCAACACCACCAGAAGCCACAGAGAAGCCTTCTATGGGCTTCCAACCACCAACAAAGGAAGGTGATAAATGATGATACCGAAGGTAATAAACGAAACAGAAAAGACAGTGTTTTCCGATGATACCTACATCAAGCAGTATGTTGTCCATGCTCCCGAATGGGGTCTTTATATTGATAGCGATGGATACCCAAGCAATCACGGCTCTTTGATTGGTGGTGCTACGAAGATCAATCACTTCGTAATCTCGGAAAGCACCCGAATGGGCTACTTGGAAACATTAGTGTTTGCTTGTAATGAAGAAGGAAAGGTCGACCGCATGGTTGAAATCGCTGGTGGCAGAGATCACACAGCCGATGAACTCTTGACTTCCTTTGCATTGATAATGATGGAGGCTGGCTATGACACCATTTGAACAAGCAGAAGAGAATATAAGGAAGTTAGCGGAGAACCTAAGTTTTGCCGGACTTATACAAGCAACAATCGAGGAAACCAAGCATTTGTCGAAAGAAGATAGCGACTTGATTTGGGAGACAGTTTTGGCTATGCTAATGGTTGCCGACAGAATGGCCGATAACAACTAAAATAAACTTTTTTCTTGACAAATCTAACTCAACCCGATAAGAGTATTATATAACCCAAAACAATGGAGGTCACAATGACCATCACTCACAACCAACTTATCAACGCTATGAACAACGCCTACAAACTCAATAATCTGCGAGACAGCGGCATCCTAGAGGACATGGCGAGAAGCCTGAAGAAGTGGGGCGCATTGACTTCTGGTCAAGCCCAGTTCGCTCAGGTTCTTATGGAACGCAACTCGGACGAGAAGGCTAGTAAGATTGATGAAGAACGTGAGAACCACCGTATAATGTGGCAAGAGGATGGTGCATATCGCGAATGGGTTCTGTTCTTGGCTACCTTCTTCCTCACTTCAAGACAATCGGCTTATGCCCATCACATCGACAACCGCAAGCGAACTGCTCGTGCTGTGTTGCATGCCTCCCGTGATACGGAAGGTAGTGTACCGTGTCTCGAAGATTGCAATAGACTTACTTCTTCCAAGTTAGCCCCAAGACTTCGAGACACTTTTGAAAAGCCCCTACTCTACTCCGTAGGTGACTTGGTACAGGTTCGCAAGTCTGAATATACCTACTGGCAGGAGAAGCAGGGAGAACACAAAGAGATGGGCTTCATCACAGAAGTAGATGCTTCTGTTGTCCATGAGGTCGCGACATACAACAAAACCAAAGGTGGAACTCGAACATACAGAATAATGTTCCCTTCGGGCGAACAACTTCGACAAGAGCGAGCAATCAAACTTGTATCCCGTAAAAAGCGAGGTAAATAATGGAAATAGGAACTTTAGTAATGCATGAAAGTGATATGCACCAAGGCATGGGTATTGTGGTTGAACTCAGGAAAATAACATCGCCATCGGAGAGCATTTATACTATGGTAACTGTTCATTGGCTCAATGGAATGGGAGTTGGGGATTACTGGATTAATAAACTGGAGGTCTTATGCAAATAGGAGATTTAGTAAGACACCGTGTCCACACCCGTGCGCTGGGGATAATAGTAGAAACAAACAAAGTAGCCAGTACAACCAAAATCCATTGGCTTAACAACAGTTGGGGGGTGGAATGGACACTCGACCAGAATTTCGAGGTGATAGAAAAAAATAAACTTTTTTCTTGACAAATCTAACCTAACCCGATAAGAGTATAATATAACCGAAACAACAACCGATCAACTTGGAGGTCACTATGACTTTGATCACTATCTACATCGCCTTTCTTTTCACTATGTATGCCTTTGCTGGTATCATTAACGCTTAAATCTGGAGGACACCATGTCATACAAGTGTAGATCACCCTGCAAATCTTCTAAGAAGAATAAACAACCCAAAGAGCGTAACTGGATAGCAGTTCACGCATTTCAAAGAAGCGGTGCTGGAGCGCACACCGATAAAAAAAAGAAGCGCAACAAACGAGCCTGTCGAGGCAAAATAAAAACGGACATTTTTTGACCTTGCTTTTTTCTGATAGCATGATACATTATTAGTATGAAAGCGAAACAACAACCTTTCTATTCTCAATCACTATTTATTATATAACCCGTCCTTACTGGACACACCCTTGGAGGCCAACTATGGCTATTGACTTCAAAACTCTCAACTCAGTTCTTCCTTTCATCCTTGACGCTAAGTTTCCTGTTCTCATTCGTGGTCGTCACGGTATCGGTAAATCCGCTATCGTCTATCAGATTGCAGAAGCCCGTGGTCTGCCTGTCATCGAGCGTCGTGCTTCACAGATGACCGAAGGTGACTTGCTTGGTCTACCAAAGGTAGAGGGCAACGTTACTACGTGGCTTGCACCAGAATGGTTGCATAACGCTTGCAATGAACCTGCTATCCTATTCCTCGATGAAGTAGACCGTGCAACTATGGAAGTTCGCCAAGGTATCTTCGAGTTATGCGACAGTCGGAAGATCGCAGGGTATACCCTACACCCCGACACCCTTATCTTTGCTTGTGTAAACGGTGGAGAACACGGGGCACAGTATCAAGTTGGTGAAATGGATCCAGCGGAACTGGATCGCTATACTGTCTTTGATGTACAACCTACGGTTGAAGATTGGCTCGATTGGGCAGATGGAAACGTAGTTTCTCAAATCTGGGACTTCATCAACCAAAACCATCAACACCTTGAACATACCGATGAATACGAGCCTAACAAGGTTTATCCTTCTCGTCGCTCTTGGGTTCGTCTTTCAGACGCTCTACTCTCGATGAATGGGGAGATTAAGCAAAGCCCTGTGCTTTATCACCTTGCCTCTTCTTTCATTGGCTTCGAGGGTGCGGTCGCTTTCAATGACTTCGTTGCAAACTACAAGAAGATTGTAACTGTCGAGAACATCTTGGATGAAGGCAAACTTGATTTGACCAAAGACTTCAAGATCAACGACCACAACGCTCTTATCGAGAAGTTCAAGCAATCTAAGTGCTTCGATGATAAGTTGTCTGCTGATCAACTGAAAAATGTTGCTGAGTACATGATCACGCTACCATCGGAGATTGGCATGTCTTTCTGGACTGTTATTGCTTCAGGTGCTGAACAGCGTCACAACGCTTCTGGTGTCCATTCTGTGCAACTTTCCAACGGTTCTTCTGTTCGTGATTACATGATCGAGATCCTTGGTGCTAAGAAGGACTAACGAAGTGACGGGGGTTGTCAAGGTTTTTTACTCCTTTTTCTTGACAACTCCTGTCTAACCCGATAAGTATATTACATAACCCAAAACCTTGGAGGTCTTATGACTGACAAAACAACTCCCAAGTTTGACTTGAACAAACACACTTTCAAGTTGCTACAATCCGAACCCTTCTTCGCTGGCTTGTCTCGTCGTATTCACAAAGTGGAAAGCACCGCTATTCCTACCGCTGGTGTAATGATTGACAAAGAGACTGCTCAGTTCGTCATGATGTACAATCCTAACTTCTTTGCTGATCTTCCAGAAGAACAGCGGCTTGGGGTTCTTATGCATGAGTTTTATCATCTTATCTTAGAACATGTTACTGGTCGCCTACCACCGGAGGGTATGTCCAAAATGTGGAATGTAGCCACAGACCTTGCGATCAACTCCTTCTTGGTTGGTAAACTTCCCGAAGGTGGCTGTATCCCGACACAAGAGCCGTTTCAAGACTATCCTCTGGAAATGTCGGCTGAGTGGTACTTCTCCAAACTTCAGAATGACGAGCAGTTCAAGCCTAAAGATGGCGAAGGCGAAGGTCAAGGCGAAGGTCAAGATGGCGAAGGTTCTGGCTCTGGCGATCCTTCCGATGGTGATGGGCAAGGTAAAGGCGGTGGCGGCTTGCCTGATAGCCTCGATGACCACAGCGGTTGGGGAGAAGTCGATCAAGAGACTAAGGCTATGGCCGAGGAACGCTTGAAAGACGTTATCCGCAAGGCAACCGATGAAGTCAATGCTGGCGGTCGTGGCTGGGGTACTGTATCCCAAGGTATGAGAAAGAAGATCCAAGATATGGTTACACCGAAGGTGAACTGGCGGTCTGTGCTTCGATACTTTGTCAAGACTTCCCAACGGGCTAATCGTCGCTCGACAGTCCGTAGGATTAACAAGCGTTTCCCTTACATTCATGCTGGAAAGAAGGTCAACCGTACAGCCAAGATTGCTATCTCTATCGACCAGTCGGGATCTGTTTCAGATCAAATGCTTTCCATCTTCTTCGCAGAACTTAACGGACTTGCCAAGTATGCCGAGTTTACCGTTGTTCCCTTCGATACAGTCGTTGCTGAAGATGAAGTCTATGTCTGGAAGAAGGGGAAACGTCGAACCTTCGAGCGTGTCTCTTGCGGTGGTACTTGCTTCGACGCTCCGACCCGTTGGGTCAATGAGCGCAACTTTGATGGTCATATCATTCTAACTGATATGGAAGCACCTAAGCCCGTACCATCGAAGTGTCAGCGTATGTGGATGACTACTCCGGAGTGTGCTTCTCGTCCATACTTCACAACGAATGAGCGTGTCATTGCGGTGGACAAATAAGCCCCTTTAGGGGCTTCTCTCCTCCTACCCTACCTGTACCCCTATGAACCTTCACAAATGCCTTATAGGAGCGTTTATGAGCCTTACGAGACAAACAATTAACATTATGACATACAACTTTGATCAACTGACCTGTACAATGCCAGCCGAACATGTTTATCCTTTTATCATTCATCGGTGCGTGAAAGAATGGAAAGAGAAACAGCAAAAAGAACGGACACGATACAGCAAAAAGCATGTTGTAACTCACCTGCTTTCTGGAGCGCAAGTTGGGGTATTTCCAAGTTACAAAAATGCCCTGCTGTTCGTTAATAAACTAAAACACAAACCAATCTGGCTCATGCCTACCTACGATCTGATCACCTCACACCCCGACATGGGCAAGACTGGCGCACTGGTCAGAAGATTAAAGGCTGATCTGGCTTGCGAAGAACTGGGGTGATTGGAACTATTTTCAACTTTTTTCTTGACAAATCCTATCCAACCCGATAGGTATTATATACAACCCAAAACCCATTGGAGGTAACAATGGCTAGACACACTAACGAACAAGTAGTAAATGCTTTTATGAACCAACGACCAGCAAATGGGGGTGCATTGACCACAGATGGTCAATCTCTCTTCTCTTACAACCTACGGATTGCCGAACATATTCCAGATGATTATGGAAAGGCTACTACCCTAGTATACGACTACACTGCCCGTGGCAACGCTTACAAGTCTCAAACGACATCACAGCATGTTGGCATGGTGAAGCAACGTGTACCAAGGCGAAACGTCGTATTAGTCGAGACTGCGGTGGCTTCCGGCCTTCTGCCGCAGAACAGACGATGATTTTGGTTCGTCACTTTGATCGAGGATACGGACATGCCAAGAGAGTTGATAACTATTGGCATGTTCATTTCTTCGATGACTACGACACTCCTGTTATTTTTCACTACAATGCACACTACCATAACATCTTGCACATTTTAACTGAGGATTACGATTATGTCGAATGATGATAAATATAAATACTGTGAACATCAAGTGTATGGGGTTGGCTATGCTCTTTGGATAAAGCCCCGAAAGAACCCGAATGATGACTTGTGGATGGTCACTTTTCAGTCTATGGGTCATGGTAAAAAATGGTTCTTTTGTACAAAACATTTCAATCTCAAAGAAGAAATAGAATTTATTGATGAAGCCCGTGCCAACGAACTTTACAAGCAAGGACGCAACGGAGGATTTAAGAAACGGACAAAAAATGTCCGAAAAGATCCAAAAAACTTAGCCGATTTACTTGACAGTTTGTTCTAAACGAGATACAATATAGACAAGAGGGCAAGGAATGGTTCTAAGCCCTATTTACAATAACCTCTTCTCCTTCGGAGTTCTTATGTTAAATCCTACTTTTGAATGTCATACACAACTACAAACTCTCGACGCTCTTAGAGCAATCTTCATGTCTGCTCTTGGCTATTCTCTTCACGGCTTGAAACTTGAAAGCGATGACAGCGGTTATATCTATTGGACTGCACTGATGGAGGAACATGACAGTGTGGTTGTTGAGCGTATCGCTCAGGGGATTACTGGTGATTTGCTTCGCCAATATGCTTATAGATACGTTACCAAAGACGTTAGAAGCGGTTCGATCCATACAAGCAAAGCGCACCGCATTTCCCGTGAAATGATACAGTTTAACCGATTTATCGTGTATCAAGCGGATAGCGCACATGGTAGTCAGTTCCCTGACTTCACCTATACGAAGTATCCAACTTCTAATCCACACGTTAGTATCTATGTATTCGATCTTGTGGGGATACAAGAGTATATCAATGAAATCGCTGGTGATGGCTTTGGTGATGATGTTGCCGAACATTCCCAACTTATCGAGGACTTCCGCAAGGCTGGTATGAGAATGGTTGAGAAGGACGGTGTAGCCGCTGTTGTCCGTGGTCAATGCGCCTTAAAGTTGGTTTCATAGGTGTTCGAGGTGGGCGATCTTGTGACCGTGGATAGCGAGACACTTCGTATCCATGTGCATGAGAACGTCTATCGACAATGGCGAACCTGTTCTATCGGAATAGTCGTTGCTGTCGAGGGTTACAAGAACCAAGCAACGCTTCTGGTCAAGGTTCACTTTCAATCGCTTGGTTCGGCCTATTGGCTTCATGCACATGAAGTGTTCCCTGTAACTCCCTGATGTTCGAGACTAAACAAAAACGGACATAAAATGTCCTCGACAAAACCTTAAAACGTGATACATTATATATGTAACCCAAACAATGGAGGCAACAATGCCAATCCCAACAAACGAACAAGTAATCAACTCTTTCCTCAACGGTCGCGACGCTCTCGGCCTTAACCTTTTTACCGATGGTACTGCTCTTTATTCTTACAAACTCAAGATTGCCGAGTGGACAACAAGCGGTATCGTTGTCTATGACTTCACAGCGACAGGCGGTGACTTCATCTCGATGACAACTTCTCAACACGTTGGACTTATCAAGCGTGAAGTCAAGCCATCAAGTATTATGCTTCCCGAAGCGGCTCGACATGCTGGGCTGATTGCATAAACGGACATTTTATGTCCTCGACAAACTCTCAAAACGTGATACATTACTTATATAACCCAAACAAAAGGAGTTCACTGTGAACATCACCGAGATCAAAATAGGAGACATTCTCCTTAACGAATGTAACGTAGGCAATGAGGTTCTCATTGTAACGGGCACTTCTTGCGATACAAGCCGTTATGGTGCGCCTTACATCACAACTGAGGTCATTAAATCCCCTGTTTATGGCAAGGGAAAAGAAAAGGTCTTTACAAAACTCGGTCTACTCCGAGGCATAACAAAAATCGCATAAACGGACATTTTCTGTCCTTGACTTTTCCCCTCAACGTGATACAATATAGTATAACCCCAACAAAAGGAACTAAGATGATTGACAAGATTTGGCAATACCTTAACAACACTGAAAATCCTGACTACGAAAGACTGGTACAAATCCAGCGATGGATAATCCATCGAACATCAACAACAACCAATCAAGACGAGGCACATGACCTTCTCGAACTTGATGAAGCAATCGACGAAATAATCTACGCTTTGGAGGCAAAATGAGATTACGACTTAAATCAGGCGACTTGGTTCGCCACGAACGCACCGGAGAACTCTTCATAGTTATATCGCAAGGGTACAGTTATGTCGATGCTACCGACACCAAAGGCAAAGAAGTCAAGTTGCGAACTTGGGATCTCGAACTGTTCGATGGTATCGACAAGTGGATTACTCACAAAGACCTGACCTTCTGCACTGAAACTCTTCAGCCTACTTGGAAGTGATGATGTTTAATGTTGGAGACTTGGTGCTTGATAAAGAGTTCGGTGAACTGGCGGTAGTCATCGAGATTAGACCTGCGCTCTACGTTGTGCGCTCATTGTTAACTGGCTGTGCCTATCCTGTGCCGTGTGTGTGGGCAAGCGATGAACTGGAGAAGATAGAATGAAGATTGGAGACTTGGTAAAGGACAAGATAATCGACCAGATGGGGATCATCATTGATCTCCACTGGGAGGACACAGAAAGCGAAATGTATGCTGTTGTCCAGTTGTTCGACAACACAACGGTTCTTTGCTCCTATGAAGATATGGAACTGATAGCATGCTCAAACCCGTGAGGACAAAATGAAAAAAGGAGATTTAGTTAAATGGACGATGGTATGGTGCGTTGGAAGGAAATACGAGCAGATGGACAATGTTGACTATCGAGAGCAGGTCGGTGTTCTGGTTAGAGAATGGGATCTTGGATGGTATGTAACATGGAGCGATGGTGAGACAAGGCGAGTACACAAAGATTATTTGGAGGCATTATGAAGGTAGGAGATTTAGTGCGATACAGCGGAAGCAAAGACTGTCTAGGTATCGTGATAAGAGTTGTTGAGGGTTCTGTATCTCATTCGGGCGCAAGTGCTGTACAATGGGCAAATGGCGTAACAAGCAACCACTCAAATAAATGGTTAATCAAAGTGAAAACATCGGAGGACACATGAAAAATAAAAAGTTATTGGTGAGAGATAGTAAAGGAAACTATGGACATGCTGAAGTTGTAGGAAAGAATGAAACGAATGATATCACAGTAGAACACTTACGTGTTAGAATGTTCGGTAGTTATGATAATGTCCACACAACAAACTGGTCGTCATTCCTTATATACTACGAGGTGTTAGATGAACTGGAATGACATAACAGCAGGTGACTTGCTTATGCTGGACGGCCATAGAATGGTCTTGGTTCTCAGGACTGTACCAGAAGAACCCTTTTATGATTACGGTCTTGATGTTTATGTTTCATTCTTACATAAAATAAAACCTTTCTGGACTGAGAGTAAACGATTAAAGCCCCTGTCCTGCGGCCTTCTACACTAGTACTCCCCTACCCTATCCCCGTCCGGTCTACTCTACTACTCTACTACCCCCCATCCCTAAGCCCACTTCACTCCCACAGGAGCGAACTTGTATGTGTTCACAGATGCTCATAGAAGGCTGTAAATGCTGTTTGTGAACGTTTCCTGCGTTGCGTGTGGGTGTCGTATAGGAGAGGGCTTTTAGAAGCCTCTATGCGTGATTGTGCGGCTTCTGTGTTGTGTGTGCCTGTGTGCTGGTATTATGGGTGTAATAAGCACGAAGCCTTCGGCTCTACGGGCATTATAGACGAAACTCCATCTGTAAGTAGTGTGCAACAATCGTAACCGCCAATGTGTTACGGAGAAACCGAGCGTAACCGAGTAACATCCTTTAGGAGCAACCACCATTAACCCCCCGATTTTATTAGGTTTTTTCATTTGTGAAAAAATGCGTGTGTTACGTGTTACGTGTGTCATATGTGAGGTGCGAGCGTTACATGCGTAACAAAACGAAGTTTTGCAGGAGATCAAAAAACTTTACATAACTATACAAATGTCTCTAAATGTAAAAACTTTACATAACTATGAGAGGACAAAAAACTTTACATAACTATGTAAGCCGGAGGCCGCTCCAAACCCAAGTCGCTCCGCTCCTAGAGCCACGGGGCTTATAGCCAAATGTCAAGAGAATGTCAAAAGACCATTATTTATTTGACAAATCGGCTCATCGTGATACAATATAGGTATAAGCAATCTTCACCAAAGGAGTTACGATGAAGAAGTTTAAAACCCTGTTTATCCCAAAGGTCGATTATACCGACGTTTCACACCACACCGATAAATGGTTCGACTGGTCGAGAAAGAAGAGACTTTCCAAAGTTTCCATTCACAACTATGCCGATGAAGCCCGGCTCATCGAGGAAGTAGAAGCCAAGTTGTTGAAACAATGCGGTTGGTTGGTTCAGTGGTTGTACGACAATGCGGCGGCTATCGCAAAACTCCGACCATTCGGAACACCTAGCGATAAAATCAATGGCACTAAGTTGTCCCTAGCCATCGGGCGTGTAGCGAAGGCGAAAGTCCTGAGGGACTGGGATGATTACAGTAGTGCTATTCTTCAGTTAAACAGTTATTATATTTATGCTCTCGAACTTGTCTATAAACAAGAGTGCGGATACGTCGATCCTCTCGTGGTTGTAGGAGGCAACCGATACGGATGGCGCGTACAATCTTTTAATCCAGAAGGAAATTTTATTCCTCCAAAGAACCGACCATTCGGGCGTTATCAAAAAACGGACAAATAATGTCCTTGCATTTCTCTCTCAATATGATACATTATATACAAGAAGGCAGAATGGTTCTGTTTTCATTTCCGGAGGTCTTATGACTACCATTTCAAACTCTACTTACTTCGAAGGAACTCTTTTCACCCCCGTACATGTCGAAGGTCTAGAACGACCTCTCAATCGTATGGTTCCAACTATCTGGGCTGTCCGTCCCAACCGCTCCGAGGTTGTAGCGTGTGCTAACATCGCGTCTGCACGGGCTATTTCAGAAGGTCGCGCCCCTAACAAAGTTGATGAAACAACTTACACCTATAAGGCCGTGCCCTTCGTGTCTCCCTCAGGTCAGTACTATGTCGAGATACACGCTGGTTCACAGGTTGTTCGCATGGACGTTGCTAATGCCCAGACCGCCCGTCACTACGCTAAGAACGGTGTTGGCTGTGAACTCGCAACTGCCGCCTACGTAGCGCACCTTAGACAATAATCTGGAGGTTACATGATTATTACCCCTTTTGATGTTACTATCGTTTTTTTCCTTTCAACCCTGTTAGGCTTCCTTATTTGTGAAGCCTACCATCTCATGGAGTTCTACAATGATGAGACTTAGACCATACAAATAGGACATTTTATGTCCTCAACTCTTTTATTTTTTCCTTGCAATCTTTATTCTAATATGATACATTATATGTACAGGGTCGGGAATGGTTCTCTACCCTTTTCCATAGGAGGCTTCATGCCTAACTCAACTAACAACTCTCCTTCTTTCGTTACAACCCCCAGAGGCTCGCGCATTCCGGCCATTGGTACTCTTGCTTATCACCCTTCCATCGGCTTCTGCGATGTTGTCGGTCGTGTAGGTGAGCGCGTTCGTGTCCGTGTTACCGACTTCTCCGAGGCTACCGATGTTGTCCTCTCCTCCGGCACTATCTCCCGTGAGGCTTGGATGTCCCGTGTTGCCGAGGCTTCCGAGAACACCGCGCTTGCAATGATTGATGGTTTGGATGCCCGTTCTGCCGACCCTCTGGACGCTCTCTATGAAGCCCGTCCGCTGGTCAAGCAGATGCAAGAGTCCATCATCTCCCGTACTCGCGGTGTTAACGAGATGCTCGTTGCTATCGATGGTGCCGAGGATGTAGGCTGGGAGTTCGATACCTATCTCACCGAGCGTCCTAAGTCTGAGCGTAAGCGTGGTAAAGCCCCGGCTCCTCGACCTTATCAGAAGCCTGCTTCTCGTGTCGGCACTCTCGAAGATCCCACTAAGCCAGATTGGCTGGTTGCTGAAATGAATGAAGCGTTCGGAGATATGTGGATACCTTCTAATCCTGCGTAAGCATCGAGTGTGTAGAGAAGCCTGTTCATTTTTGAGCAGGTTTTTTTTTGCTTTGCGTTTGTGCGCACATGCTCCCCCCTCCCCCCTAGTGGTGGAGGTCATGGAGAGGTCGAAATAAGTTCTTCATGTTGCCATTTGCGCAACGAGCGAAGCGAGATACATAAATACTCCCCACAAAATTTCCCAGATTTCAAATTTCCCCAAATTAGATCACTGAGGCACTATTTAGAGTGACGAAAATATTCTCAAAAAAAATTTTGGAGATTTTAATATGAAAGTAACATCGAAACTCTTAATGGAAATGGTACAAGAGGCGTTCGACCGATACATTCCCAGTTCAATTGAAGAATGGGCTAACAGACTAGGGATTAAATTAACAGGGGTTGATGAAGACGATTTTGAATTTATTAATAATTTGTTGAATACAGGCGACCCAGATAACATTCAACAGGCAGATGAACTATTACAAGCAATAGCAAACACCCCAGATGGATTCCTTGCTAGTTACGTAAGAGCAAGAAGTGACATAGATCCAGTGAGAGCATACAACATTGGACAAAGAGGTTACGATGAAGAGGGCGAATTAATTGGTGTGCAACCGGAACCGGAAGCTGACGAAACCGGCTACGTAGCACAACCTACAGACAGCGACGTCGTAACATTTATGAAAAGCATTGTTACGGATCCCGTGGTTCGGAACGCGCAGAGAAAATACGATGTTATTGCTTGGGAAGGCAACATGGAAGATGACAATACCGCTGCCGGAGTGTCAATCGCTCCCAGACTTTTTATGGATTACAGATCGCGTGAATCCAGAAGCAGTTTGACAAATGACGTTAGGCTTATCCTAAATCTTGAAGCAGACATGCAACTACCAAAATTATATTTCAAATCCAGTGAGAGTCAAATAATCAAAGATCGCGAAAAGCCACCACCACCCCTGCCAGAGTTCGATGAATGGGTAAACAGTCAGGTATGGAGTTTTTCTGGTAACAAAGAAGAAGATGTTCAATTGATAGCCGATAAAATAAAATTGCTTAGTTTTGTTGACAAGATCCTTAAACACTCCCAGCAACGACGGTTTCTTAAAAACCCAAACAAATATTTAAAATCCAATTTTCGACGTGGTGTATTCAGCGCCATTGGTTTGGAAGAATCTCGTAATAATACACCTTCTCCTTGGGTTAGGGGTCACATACAGGGGAATCGCGATGCAAAACGGCTTGCTCGAAAAGGAGAAAAGCAATCCGCCAAAGGATTACGGGCTTACATCCAGAAAGCGACAGAAAACCACCCAAACGAAAAATGGCGTGAGGGATATGCATTCGCTTTTCAATTAATGTTCTCCGCTCAACTTACCGAACCTCCAAGTGATGGTCAACTACCTTACGCTAATGCTCCCGCAAGGCCATATGCGTCGTGGGACATTCGCAGAGGAAAAAATCCCTTGAAAGAAAACGAGTCCAACGAAGAATTCCAAAAACTAATGGATCTTGCCCAACAAGAAGGTGAGGGCAATGCAATGCAAGCGTGGGAAATGCACGAATACTTCGATCTAACAGATGGACAAATAGATGAATTGCGTAACATCGTAGCAAAAAACATTATTTATAACGCCGATGAACCGGGCAAAGAACTTATCGAAATAGGTTACGATTTACACAACGAATTTACGGAAGTTTTTGGTGTTACTCCCCCAAGAGACCAAGAGTTTGTATTTAACAGTGACAATGGGGATACTAGATTAAGTGTTCCTTTGCCTCGGAATAAAAAATTGATTTTTACATTTTGGTTTGAAGGGAACAATGTCGATCACCCATCCGACCCATGGATATTTATGAACCCTGACGATGGTTCTGGTGAGATTCCAACTATTGAATCCCTTTCTCCCGGAAAAATTACAATGGAGATTGCTAGTGATCGTGGCACTTACATTCCAATGGGCGGAAACCTATCTAAAGAAGAAGTCCCCGAGCAAATCAAAAAATTTACTGGATGGTCTGAATCTGGTGATATCAACGAAAAGATTGACCGTAACTATCTTTATAAAATGATCAACGAGGTGCTTAGGGAAGAAGAGAGTGAAGATGAAGGTATTATGGAAAAATTGTTTGGACTAGTTTCCTCCGGTAACGTGAAGCAAGCATTTGAGTTTGCTGATGATTTAGAAATGGATAAAGAATTACTCCAAAGAATTGTCAATGATGAGGGTAACTCCTATGACCACGGACTTACTTTTGCAATCTCTGACAAAGGCACTGTTGCCATATTAGACTATGCTCTTACACGTCCTGAGTTAGGAGATAAACTCAAAAGGTGGTTGAACGATGATAAAATTGGATTACCTTTTACTGAACTCGGAAAGTGGGATAGTATTAAAGGGCGCTATAATAGTACGATTTATTATGAAATGTACCGACAGGTTGCGCTACTTGTTTTTCAAAATATTTTGGCGAATTATGACCAATTCAATGAGTTAAATGAGGAAAATTTTGGGCGCGAATCGCGGGGCGATGAGGTCCTGCAAGAAGGATGGGAGGATCAATGGCCTCCGGAACTTAAAATCCTTACCAACTCGATAAAAGGTTCCGTGAAAGAGCCATTTCAAGAAGCTTTTTCTAAGGTTTTCTTGAGGACAGCAAACATTTCAAGAATTAGACCCGTTCGCTTTATCACCTCTGCTGGGATTTATAGTATAGACCTATCCGAAAGTGGCGAAAGGCTTCATGAGAATAAGATCGCAACTTACAAAAAGTATATCGAAGGTATAAAAGAAGCACCTCTCATTGATTTTCCACAAGAAGAAAAGGATGAGCAGATTGCTGATTTTGAAACAAAAATAAAAGAAGAACAAAAATTTCTCGATCTGTATGTAAAGGTGAAGTCTTTGGCAAGAGATCCTTTTTATTTTGGAAGGGCGAGGAGAAAAGAGGTTTCGTTTCAATCTCGTCAAATTGCCGAGGCTAATCCAAATAGCAACATGCCACTAATGAGATATTTAAATAAAACACTAAAATCAATAAAAAAACAATTGGTAAAATGGAACAAAAATAATACTGTTGGGTTCAAACGGGTAGAACTGGTTGTTAAGGGCATAATTGATCGAGTTGAACGTGAATTTCAAGATAACGCAATAGAAGTCTTTGAGACTTTTCAAAAAGATGTGGGTTATTTATTTCGTTATGCAAAAAGCATAAGAGGCACTGGTAAAGATGCTGCTCAAAAACTTAATGATTGGCTGGATACAAATAAAGATTTGCCCCTAGATGAATATATTGAAGGGCTAAGAGGCTTCAGTGTAGATTATAATGAAGAATATTTTAAAGATTGTGGTGATGTGGAGGCTGGTCAACCTTGTGTTTTCTTGAGACTAGATGATGGAATGTTCTGGCATAGCACCGAGACAGACTATTGTGAAATAACTCAAGCAGAAATGTCTAATTGTGGTTCTGCATCTGGGATCGGAAACACTTTATACAATCTTATGTCAACTAGTGAAGGGGGGAAAATGAGATATCATGTAACCCTTGAATACAATAAAGATGAGAATAAAATTCTTCAAGTCCTCGGAAAAGCAAACACTCTGCCGAAAGAAAAATATTGGCCTTCCATAACAGAGTTTTTTAATGCTACTGGGAATCCAGAACTGGATAAAGATGCCTTTCAGCATATGTACGGAGAAGAGGACGACGAAAAAGATTTAGATAAAAGGATTGATGCTTTCATTCAAGGTATTGGCGCGAGAACCAAGCCAAGACCGGCTATTGAGTCTTGGGAGGCAATGAAAGAACAAATCAGAGATGGGTATTACACTGAGAAGATTGAAACTAATGCCCCAATTAATAACCAGACAAATGTTTTTAGAGCCTCTCTGTCATATAGCGGAATGACGGGGCCTGTTGATAAGCCCGGAGCAGTGGCTATAATTACCTTAAACCTCCAAGTGATTTTACAAACAAAAGAAACAGATAAAGCAGAAGAATGGAGAAAGGCAAATCCGGATATCTTTAGAGAAGCAAGGGAATTTGGTGAGTCCCAAGGGTTCAAGCAACTTCTTTATAATGCAATACCAGAAAGAATAACTAGACCAACTCGCCTTGACATAAAATACAGTAAAATTTCCAATCCTAGACTAAGATTAGGAGGAATGGGTAACTATAAGATGAGGATGAGGGTGTCTTTCGAGATTGATGTTCGCTCTTGGAGTGAAAGCAAAGGTCATTTGTTAGCAATGAGATTCGAACAACTATTGGAGGGAACATTAAGAGACCTACCGAGTCAAGCGCTGTTGGTTTATTTGGCTGTTGAGGGAAAAAAGAAGGCCAATGAAGGGAAAATAAAACTTGATAGAAACTATTTGACCTCGATGATTATGGAAGTTCTAGGTGATGAGTATTCAAAAAATAAAAATGAGCCGTATCACGATTTGATGCTAGAATTTGAAAACCCAGAAAGTATAATTTATGGAATCTATATGATGGCTGCAAATGAACTAGAGATTTTTATAGAAGGCAAGCACGACGTTTTTAGTGCTGAGGACATTCCTAGGGACTTTCAGGTTCTTCAAGATGAATATGTGTTCGAAGTGGACTCAAAGCAAGCCGCTATAAAATTACAAGATGCATTAAGGGACTTTTATCGACCACTTAAGAGGGAAATTCACATCGGCGCTGATTGGTATGATGGGGCACCCAAAGTATTTATGGACATAGAGAAATATTAAAAATCTTCCAAATGATTGATTCGCCCTCTATTTACTTTAGACAGGGAGGACTTATGAATGTTGTTATTAGGAGTTTTATTTGCTTGTCAAGACATAGCATTAAATAAAATACACAATCCAGAGCCTGAAATTGTGGTTTTACCAGAAGTTATTAATTTTGGTAACATAAGATCGGGAGAAGAAACTGGTGTTGAGGAATTAACTATTGTAAATGCAGGGGATGAAGTATTATTACTTGATCCCTTGAATCTTATTGCAGGAAACTCAAGGTTTACAGTAGATCATGATGAATCAGATCGCTGGGAATTACAGCCCGGAGAAGGAATTCAAATCGATGTGTATTATGAGCCTCAAACATTTGAGAGTAATGGTGGCCTCATAGAAGTGCTTTCTAACGACGATGAGAGCCCTTTAATTGAAGTTCTTTTAATTGGCAAGGGTGATGCCCCTGTAATGACTGTCGGCCCCTCAGAATTCGATTATGGAACGATTTCAATGGGTTGCGATAATGAGGAAAGAATAACAATCAGAAATGATGGGAATTTACCCCTCACAATTCATGAGATAGTTCAGATGGTGACGCAACCTGTTGATATCATTATGGAGTTCGGCTCTTTACCTCCTCCGCCATGGGTTCTCGATCCAAATCAAGAAATAGATTTTCTTGTTTCTTACATACCAAGTGACGCTGGTGATGATGAGAGTTCAATAATAGTTCGCGGAGATGATCCTCAAAACGCAGAAGAAGAACTGAATCAATTTGGAAAAGGAGTTTTTGAACAAATTATAACACAAGAGCACATTCAAGAAGAAATACCTATTTTAGACATCGTATTTGTCATTGATAATTCCGGTTCTATGGGTGTTTTTCAAGGAGAACTATCAAACCAAATGACTGCTTTTATGAATGTCTTTTTGGCCTCGGGTGCTGATTTTCACTTAGGGTTCATAACAACAGATCGATGGGGACTACAATGCACTGGTTCTATTTGTTTTATCAATATTAATTCCTTAAACCCTGTCGATTGGGCCCAAGGAGTAATAGCGCAAATAGGCATTTCAGGATCAGCCCATGAAATGGGAATTATGACTGCGAAACAATTTTTTGAAAATACTGACTATGCTAATGGTGGAGCACCGGGGACAGCATTCTGGAGAGATGATGCAACGGCAGTTATTATTTATGTCTCAGACGAACCAGATCACAGTATTGGATCTTGGAATGCTTATACTGGCTTTTTTGATGTTTTAAAACCAAACGTTGACATGGTTCGACAATTTGCTGTGATTGGCGATTATCCTGCTGGTTGCAGCTTTCAATGGGGATCAATTTTGCGCACAATTCAATTTGGTAAAGGATATTGGGACATGACTCAGCGTTATAATGGTGAGTGGTATTCTATTTGTGCTACTGATTGGGGTAATCAAATGCAAGATCTTGCAAACACTGTAACTATTCGCACAAGATTCCCATTAGATGAGCCAGATCCTATTGAGTCTTCGATTCAGGTTTCAATTAATGGCCAACTAACGACTACAGGCTGGTTCTATGATCCGAACAACAACTCTGTTGTGTTTGAGGATGGGTACGTACCAGAGCCAAGCCAGACCATTACTATCGAATATGGTATTTGGGGATGCTAAAGCGTTATTACTTTTGGTGGCTTCTCTTATCTGGTGTTCTTGGGTTTGCAATCGGTGTTGCAATAAAAACAGCTTGGGAAGAAAGTAGATTTATTATTGGAGAATGGGAAGAGAAACCAATAGTTATTGTATGCCCAGATAGCCAATTGACAAACTACCGTGTCCACAAGGCTGTTGAGTGGTGGGGCATACGCGGATACGAGATTGGATACATACATTGGGACAAAAATGGTAAAATTTGCAGCAATAAATGGTCACAAGGAATGATTTTAATTCGTAGCGAAGGTGATTTATTGCCCAACACATATGCTGTAACCTCTAGGTTGACTATTCTCAACAAAATGGTTTCTGCTCAAATCATACTACCCAATGAACATAAGTACATGCCTAGGCTTTTGGAGCATGAACTAGGGCATGCTTTCGGCATGAGGCACGTAGAGAAGATAGGCCATATGATGCACCCGATTCATGAACAAGGTGGAGAATTATTTTGGATCCCAGATTAACATTTGCCCTTACTATTTAAGTTGAGGTGGGTTCCATGAAAGTTAGAATTTTAAAAGAAAAGAAAAAAGATTGTTTTCAAGAAAAAGATTTTGATTCAAAATCACAATGTATCCAAAACCAGAAAGGTTTTGATGAAAAAAGAGGTAATGCTTACGTTGCGAGCGTCCTGAGAGACAAAGGTGAACTAAAAGAAGTCGAAGAGCTAGATGAAATAAGTGGTGTCGGTGGTATTTCGGGTGCTGGTGGAGTTCCTTTCAGTACTAAAGATGAAATAGAAAAGTTCAACAAGAAAGAAGAAGACATTTCTAAGCTAAATGAATTGTTTTCAACCTCCGGCACTATGGGAGGCGTTCGTATTCGCTTTGTCAGTGCTGAAAAAGAGCACGAAGGACACGTTGAAAGATCAATGCATCAAGGATTAAAAAACGTAATGGAAGAAGACGAGGACATTTAGATAATAATAGTTGACAAAGTAGCAAAAATGTGTTATAATATAGGAAGATAGAGCATAATGAAAGACCTTATAAATAAAATGAAAAAACTTAATGAGAATAAAAATGCAAAAGTTGTAACTTTTGATTTCGATAACACAATTGTAAAGTCTTTTGAGAACAGTAATGATGATGTTGAGATACAATATCAGTTTGGTGGCTTGAATAAAAAAATTATTTCTAAATTAAAGAAGTTTAAAGAAGCTGGAGTCACTGTTTTTGTTGTAACTTCTCGAAATGTTGACTTAGAAGTCCCTGAATCGTCTGTTCGAACTATGTTGGATCAGTTAAAATTAGATGTTGATGGTATTTTCTATACAAACGGAGACACAAAAGCAAAAAAACTTTATGAATTGGGTTCTTCAATGCACTGGGATGATGATCCAAAGGAACATGAAGCCATAAAAGCATATGGAAATCTTCACAAAGACTTCAACATCACAGTAAAATACCCCGATGAACTGCTTTCAGACATCGAAGTAATCTCAAAGGGTATAATAATGACTAATGATAATCGTTTTGTCATAGCGCAAAGGTCTGATTCCTTGGAGTGGGATGCTCCCGGTGGTCATTTGATGGAAGGAGAAGAGGCTCCCTATGCATTTTGGAGAGAAGTGAAGGAAGAACTCGCCCTAGAAGTCAGGGGAGTCGAATATCTTGGCTCCAAAGACACAGTTTGGCAGAAAAAAGACAAATTGGTTCATTATTTCTTGGCAATGGTACCGTATTCTTGTGAAGAACTCAAAGGAATTGTAAAATTGCAGTGGGAAGTTGAAGATTATTTTTGTGGAACTCTTGATCAAGTAATAGACAAGATGTCTTCAAGAGAAGGTGCAACTCAAAATCTAAAAAATGTAATAAATTTTATCTCTGAGGATGAAAATTTACTTTTAGAAATGGAAAAGTATCAAAAACAGGTCAGAAAAGGATACAACAACCAGAAAAAAAAGATTGTAGATACTGGTTTGAATAAATATAAGACTTCTGGTATGAAGAATTTGAGTTTACCTCGGTCAAAAAGCGCTCCAGTTGGTTTCGGTGGCGCTCTTGAGGAAGAAAATGACAAAAAAAAAGAAAAAAAAATAAAAATTAGGTTTGTTTACGACATTGATGAGAAAAAAAAGCGTAAGAAACGTAGAAAAGGTAAGAAACCCGGGCCTAAAAAAGGCTCTAGAAGAAAAAAACGTACAAATAAGTACCATTGGGGCGTAGGATCTTGGTGGTACGGTGGCGGGTACGGTGATAGCAACGATGGAGGCGGCGATGGTGGCGGCGGAGAATAGCGAGATCAAAAATAAAGCAAAGTTAAGGGAGTATTTATACAAAAATCCCTTGAAAATGGCTGAAAAACTCGCAAAAATGCTGCAGGATGATGATGGTACCCTTTTGGAACCCGTCAGATTAAAAGGAAAGGGGGTAGGTTATTACTATTCTCATAATGATAAGAAGTTTGTTCCTTGCCCTAGGAACTCTGAGTATTATTATATACCTTGGCAGGCAGCTAAATCTGACGAATGCTACATTTATTGTCACCATTCTTGGTTCATTGGTATGATCTTGAAGGTTCCTAGGAGTGAATTACAATTTATAGGGCTGAATTAATGATACCGATAGAAGAAAAAATCGAAAATACAATAAAAATAACAATTTTTTTTCTAATTACTATGTTAGGAGTAGCGATGCTTGAAGAAATGACAGTTATTGTATTGCTTTTATTCTATATTGCATTTATAAAGGGCTAAAAAATGAAGATTAGTAAAAAAAGACTTGTTGAAATCATCCAAGAAGAGTGTGAAATGATGGATGACCCCCATATGGGTCAAGAAATGGACCACGAAGGGGCTATGGCTAAGAGACAATTGCACGATATGGAAAGATATTCACGAGAATTAAGCCAAATGCTCACAGATACTACACAATTAGAGTCTTGGGTACAAGCAAAACTGACAAAAGCCGCTGATTACCTTAAAACTGTCAAGCATTATGTGGAATATGGCATGGAAGAGGGTGCATATGACCAAGTAACACCTGAAATGGACCCAGTTGAGCCTGTTGGGATGCAAAATTTAGACAATACTATAGTGAAAATGCTTGAAGAACTGGGTGAAGAGTGAAAATTGACCACATAGCGATACCTGTTGATGATATTTATGAGGCATGTGGGTGGTATAGGGCCGCTTTTCAAGCAGAAATGCTTTATCATGACGAATCTTGGGCGCTTTTGAGGTTCGATAACGTAAAATTAGCACTTTTTTTGCGAAATTCGCACCCAAATCACTTCGCTGTGGAGGTAAATCCGAAATCTTTTAGTAAATTAGAGTTCAAGGAGCACCGAGACGGTTCAAAATACCATTATTTGACCGATCCTTGGGGAAATTGCGTGGAATTGATTGATTATGGACGCAATTCAGGTGAAAATACTTAAATTGAGCAAAGAAATGCTCGATAAACTCAAAAATAAGGTTTTTGGGGACTCTCAGACGGAAAAATTCGACATCGGAGAGATAGTTAGGTGGCCCGGATGGCATATTGAGCACGAAAAAGTGTCCCGAGACTACAAATATGGGGTATTAATGTCAATATATACCGGTAAATTAGACAAAAGAGAGATAAAAATAGCCGAAATACTGCCGTTTGGACACTCAAAACCAGTCAAAATAAGCCTTATTTTAGTTAAAAAATCGGATTTAGAGGACTAATTAAGGTATGCCCTGTCAGATAAAAAACCCCGCAAACATTGATTTGTCCTCTTTAGAAGGTCATGTCAACGGTATGTATGATCATTTTGATCAAAAATACGGCTTCTCTAAGCCTCCTGTGATGGTTTTCGACTCAGAACCTAGTAATCAGGCTGATGTTTTGGGAAAAACAGCTTATTATGACCCTAGCACCCTTGAAATACACGTATATACTGACGGTCGACACCCAAAAGACATGCTTAGATCTATCGCACACGAACTTATTCACCACAGACAGAACCTCGAAGGCAGATTAGACGTTGGGGGATATCATGGGGAAGGGTACTATTTAAAGAACAAAGGATTGAAAAAACTTGAACAAGAAGCCATGAAAGATGGTAATGAAACCTTGCGCGAGTATGAAGACGGATTAAAATTAAAAAGGAACGAACAAATGTCTCTAAATGAATGGAAAAACAACGAACTCAACAAGCTTCTTATGAAAAAGTTCGGTATTTTAAAAGAAAACAAAAAAGAATACGATCTTGAAGAAAACCAAGATAGAGTTTTTGCCCCAAATCACTATTGTGCGCACCATGTTGTGCATGAAGGAAAAAAAGGCGTAACTGTTGACCATAATTGGAACGAATCATTACAGAAAGTCACCAAGTACGATGTTAAGTTCGAAGATGGTAGTATTATCAGGAACATACATGAATCAAAATTGACTGTTCTGGAGGCATTTACAGAAGAAGATCACAAGAGAGATGATCACCCTCCGGTCAAAAAAGAAGATATGATTGACAATGAAGGAGCGGACGAGATGCTCCGGAAAACCAAGGAAAGAAATAACATCGTAGACGAGGCAGAAAAGCCTGACTTTCCTGATGTTGATGGTGACGGAGACAAAGAAGAACCTATCTCTAAAGCACAACAGGACAAGAAAGAAAAAGAAGGTGGCTCTAAAAAGAAAGATATGTCTAAAGTTCCTCCACAATTACGTAAGCACGTTGGTGGAGATGACAATGAAGAAGAAGACAAAGAAGAGATGAAAGAAGGAAACGACCTACAAGAGTCAGTCAAAAGAGTGTTAAAAAATAATAGAAAAATTAGATTAAGGTTTAAATAATGGCCAAAATTGAAGTTACAAGTTTCAAGCAACTGTTTGAACTAATTGATAAAGAGGAAGAGCCTGTGAGAGAAGAAATTATTGGTGAACAAGTTGTCAGAAAATACATAAGAAAAAAAATAAATAAAATTATTTTAGAAAATAAGAAAAGACGAATCTCTGAAGAGTTGCGTTTGAGAAAAATAATAAGACAACTTCTTCAAGAGGGAGACATTTCAGATATGCACCCTCATCGATCTACTGGTATTAATGTTCTCGAAGATGTCCTCAAGAAAATGATCACAACTCTTCGAACTGACTATAAGAGAATGACAACATCAAAAACCCAAAGAGAGTCATTTCGTGCCCACATGATTTCTGCTGTCAAAAAGGCACTTGCACCTTCACTTGTTAATGATACTTATTTATCAGGAACTGATGCGCTGATGGCTGAGCCAACTCCGGAATTTGGGGGACCAAACTCTGACGAAGAAGTTTATGGTCAAGAAACCGAAACCGAAACACCAGAAGATGTTACGGGAGCAGAAGAAGGCGATGATGATTTGGAAGATGTCCTAGGTGCGCTAGAAGAAGCAGAAATCCAGATCGATGTCGAAGATGAAGAAAAAAAGATACCTGTCGAAGACGATGACGAACCAAACGAGGTAGAACAATTTGGAGATGGTTTGTCTGGCTTGGACGAAACAGGACGAAATATGGCGTTTACAACATTTAAGAAAGTATCACAATATATCCTTGATGCTTATGACATGTTGGCAAATGTAGAAGACAAAAAAATATTTGTAGACTACCTGATCACAAACATGAAATTATATTTTGACAAATTCGAAGATGAAATCCAAAAAGAAGTATCGGAGCCATCAACGGATCAATATGATTCTATGCAAAACTAAAAACAACTACAGATATAATATAACCTATAAAGGTTCTGATGTCAACTAAAAAGACAAACAAATTTAAGAATTATTCTTTTATTTCTCTTATGAGAAAAAAACAAAGAGTGAACGATCAATTCTTAAACACGCTATCCACGTTAACTTTTGAAGAAATAATTGCAATAAAATTAGAATTATCAGCGCAATTAACCAAGCAAAAGTTATACAATTTTCCATTGTGGAAAGCCATGCCCTCTATTTGTAAAGATGCTGTATTGAGATTTGTATTATCAGCATGTCAATCTAAAAGAGATGGTGCTAGAATGTTAGGTATAGATATAAGAGAGTTTGATAAATTAATTAAAAGGTATAATACAGAAAAGTTATTTAATAACGATTAATAGTATTTATTATACATGTATATAAAAGAAAAAATAAACAAAAAGAAAATTTGACAATGACAGAAGAATCTGCTATATTTAAGATAGGGGATCTTGTAGCCATAAAACATTCCGGATTCGCTCCTTTCTTTGTTAGAGGAGAACATAAGGGTGTTGGCATCATAATAGAGGTTGATAGGTGCATAGAGTTTCGAGGAATCATTTATTATGTACATACAACAGATGGTGTCTGGAAGTTCTCAGATTATGAATTGGAGTTATTAAATGAAAGTAGGTGACCTAGTTAAACAGAGAGGTTCTGGAGTAGTTATGTCGGAGTTTATTCGTAGTTCACTAAACTTAGGACTATTGGGGATCGTCAAGGAAGTACATGAAAAAACAACACACTCCTATGATGGTATCGATAGAGGTAAAATAACCGTATTGTGGGCGAACGGAAGGGAAGAAACAATACCAGAAATTTATTTAGAGGTTGTAGAAAATGAGCAATGACCTAGATGTAAAAATTTATTTGGCTCTGGACAAAATTGAACATAAAATTAGAAGAGCCGCTTACTTGGCCACAGCAGAACCTTACCAAAGAAAGATTTACGAGGCTCTCGACATTATAAAGGATGTTAAAGGCGAAGTAGAAAAAAAACTTGACAAGTGATCTTACATAGGTTATATTATAAGAACAACTACATTTTTATAATAGGAGAACAGTATGAGTGAGAACACGGAGACTACTGACAAAAGGTTACCGAACCCACAAAAAGTTATGTGGAACAACGTTGCATTTTATGATAATTTCCAGCAAGCCGACGAACATAGAAATAATCTAGACGGCCTTACAAAGGTTCGCCGCTGTGGACCTTTTGGCACCAAGTTTGTTGTAAAATCAGGTACCCCAATTGGGAGTTCAAATAATGAGTAGGACAATTGTATTGTTCGACATGGACGGAACGTTAACTGAACCCAGACAACAATTTAATCCCAAGATCTTAGAGCCATCATTACGAAGACTTAGTGAATTCGCAGAAATCGGAATAATAACCGGTTCCGATGAAGACTATCTAAGGGAGCAAATGAAAAGTTTTTTGAAAAACTCCTCTTGTCGTTATAAGACGCACTTGATGCCTTGTAATGGAACAAAGTACTTTAAGCCCCCACAAACTGCTGATGGGGACTTTGAACTTGCACACGAAGTTTTTATGGAAAAAGAACTCGGAGAAAAAAAATATAGAGAATTGATTTGTGAGTTGATCTGTTCTCAATTGGATGTCTGTCACATTGGCTGTCCTTTGACCGGACATTTTATAAACTGCAGAGGTTCTCTGATCAACTGGAGTCCGATTGGCAGAAATGCTAATCAAAAACAAAGAGAACAATTCATCAAAATGGATAAGGAACGAAGTATTCGTAAGCATTTTATTGATGAACTAAGGGCAATCCTACAACTAAAAGAGATAAACAATGATGTTACGATAAAACTTGGTGGAGATACTTCGTTTGACATTTATCCAACAGGATGGGATAAAACTTATGGACTAAAACATTTTCCTAATTGGGATGTTTGGTTTGTTGGTGATCGTTGTGGGCAAAATGGAAATGATTATGAGATTTATAATGCTTGCCTCAATCAGGCCTACACAACAGAAGGTCCTGAGAAAACTAAAGAAATAATTGAGAACATTATCAACAATTTAGAGGTTAAAAATGAGTAGTGATTACTTTTCATCTGGTATTGCTAACATTTTTTTGCATGGTATAAATCTGAACCTAGAATCTATGGAAGAAGAACAGCACTATGTTTTGAAAATGCTAGAGTATTTCGAGGATAAAACAGATTTATCAGCCTATTTAAGAGGGGATAGAGTCATTGAAATTGAAAACAAAGATATGGTTCTGGCCATGGAATTAAGAGTATCAGAGTCTACATTATATTTGATTCCATATGTTGAAGATGTGTTGGAAATTTTTACGGAGGTTTTAAAATTTATTTCGAGTAGGCACCTTGTGATAGTAACTGAATTTAGAGGATTGGAAGAAATAAAAATTGAAACACCAAGCGAAGTTAACAGGATTAAAGATGAAAGCACAAAAGAAAAAGAGATCGAAGAAGAATCCAGTGATGATGATGATTATGAATGGATCTAGGAGAACAAACACAATGAAAATTTTTTACTTAAACAGAACTGAAGATGAAAGCGGAATTAGTGGCACAGGAAGGGTCGCTCAAGGCTTCGTGTTTGATAATGGTAAAGTAGCAGTTACTTGGCTAAGCGAACACCCTAGTGTAACTGTTTATGATTCAATTGGTGAAGTTCATGCAATTCACGGTCACGGTGGAAAAACCGAAGTTGTTATGGAGCCTGATTACAAGAAGGCATTTGGGGAACTCAAATCTTTTGTTGATAATTTCAACCTACCTGAGATTGTGACTTCTAAACTAACTCCCGATGGCCCGGCGTCGAAACTAATGACAAAGGCCTAATTAATATGTGCGGAACTTAATGACACTAAAGTTGGATGCTGCTTGGCGTCCTATAGAAATAATACCAGCAGAAAAAGGATTCTGTATGGTTTACAGCGGACGGGCACAGCCTATTGAGAATTATACTCACGGGCCATGTGCCCGTTTTTTGTTTCCATCGGTCATTGTTCTTAAAAATTATATACAGAAAAGAAGAGTGTCAATGAGTCCAACCAGAAAAAACATTTACTGGAGAGATAAGTATACTTGTCAATATTGCAGTGGAGAGTTTAGATACAAAGAATTATCATTGGACCACGTTATTCCAAAGTCTAGAGGGGGTGGTAGAGGCTGGTTAAATCTTGTTACTTGTTGTCACACTTGTAATCAAAAAAAAGGCAATAAAACGCCTTCTGAGGCCTCTATGAGACTAATTAAAACACCATACGTACCAAATGTAAGCATCATAGATTTTTATCACCATCTTGATGTCCCAGAAATTTGGCTTAATTTTATTGCGAGGTGAAAATGAAAAAAATTATGGTGAGTGGTGGATTTGATCCGGTTCACATTGGACATATTAAGATGATCGAGGAGGCTTCAAAGTGGGGCACTGTCATTGTGGTCATCAATTCTGATGATTGGCTTATGAGAAAGAAAGGATACGTATTTATGCCTTGGAAAGAAAGAGCCTACATTATGGGCAACATCAAAGGAGTTAGTCTTGTAACCGGCGTGAATGACGCTGATGGAACGGTGTGTAATGCTATTGGATATCATAGACCAGATGCATTCGCAAACGGCGGAGATAGAAAAAAAGAAAACACCCCCGAAATGGATTTGTGTGAACAAATGGGAATACAAATGTTATGGGGTATTGGAGGAAAAGATAAGCCGCAATCATCCTCTTGGTTAGTAAATAAAGCAATGGAGCAATTAAATGAAATTAAGTGATAAAAATTTAGAGTCTTTTCTGACAAAGGCCGAAGCAGATCCAGAAATTATGCAAATTATGAAGGGCATTATTTACTGGTGCCAAGAAGCAGCCGCTCACGGTATTTCTCTACAAGAGATCGCTGCCGTTGGGACTGTTGGGTATCAACTAGAAAATGATGAAAGCATCAAAGCCTTTTTCGAATATCTTATAAAAATGAATGAGATGGGCATTAAACCTGTAGAACATTAATAAAAAGAAGTCTATTTATAGTCATAATGTCTAGAGGTATTAATAGTGAAGATTTCAAAAAACAGATTGATCAAGATTATCAAAGAAGAACTAGAGGCTGCTCAAGTTCAACAAAAGAGCATGAGAGCAAATGCAATGGAAAAAATCGAGGAAATTGTCGATGATGAAATAAAGGAAGCGATCTTGGCTTACATTTCAAGTCTCGAGGGAGGAATTCAAGATGAACAATAAAGAAATTGCTATTGATGTTTGGAGACACCCTCTTATTCAAGAAATCCTCAAGCGAAAACTTGCCGAGTCATCCGTTGTTAACCGATTGATCGTCGAAGAGATAATGATGGAAGATGAGTTGGAGGAGGCAGAATCTGTAATAAAAAGAGGATCAAAGGCCTACAATGCCCTACAGGGAATAAAAAGAAATTTACGAAAGGCAAGGAATAACGATAAATTAGATGCTTTTGTTAAAAAATATGAAGGCCCTTTAGAGAAAGGAAAGATCCCTTATGGTAAGTGGTCCGAGATAACAGACGAGAAAGAACGTAACCAAATTTTAGGATTTGTCAGGGATACACTCGAAGACCTCAAGAAGCAACAAAAAGATACAACCAAAAAGACTATTACTGATGACCAAATGGAGGCATTTTTACGAGCCATTGGGAATAATCCTAAAGCGTACGAACGTATCTCAAAAGATTTTAAAGATAGTCTATCGGATGAACAAAAAGAAATTCTGAAAAATGCAGCAGAGAAGAAATCCGGCACAGCAATAAAAGCAGATACAACTTCTGACCTTAAAGGGTTAGCAAAACTCTTGAGCGAATTTATAAAATCCCAAATGGCTCAAAAAGCAAAGCCTTGGTTTATGAAAGCAGTCAGAAAAATACCCGCCGCCGGACAGATTGCTGACATCGCTCAAGATGGCGCCGAACTTTTTGGCATTGGCGACCCCGCTGCGTGGGTTCTAGAGGTACTTTTTACCCCAGTAGATTGGTTGGTTCAATCAGTTTGGGAAAAAACAGGAGCAGAGGGCGGAGAAGCAATAGGAAGAGAAATTCTTGGAGAAGAGAATTACGAAAAGTTAGTTGAAGCAAAATTTGAAAAAGATGCTGCTCTTCAAATTTTAAAAGATGTCGGTTTTAAAAAATTGATGCAGAATATTTTAACAGTAGCAGAAAGGTATCCTGACCTCAAAGCCAAAATAAAAGAACTTGAAGAAGCCAAGGTGCCTGATGCAGTGCCATTTATCGGTGGTTATAAAATCGGTAAGCCCTTCATGAAGTGGTTAAGGGATGGAGAAGAATCCTCAGACACAGATACCGACACGGACACAGATACCGATACCGACACGGATGATGGCAATGAAGAATATTTCAAGCCGACCGAAGCAGAACAAAATGCGGAAAAAGTCATAGGAAAGCAAAAATACAGGCCTTTGTTTGATCTAGTAAATGATGAGGTAACAAGACGGGCTCTCGCCTATTTCATCTATTTCCTCGAGCAACCATTTGGAGATGGAAGACTGAATGAATACGAATTCGGAGACACAAGCGTTCCAGAAAAACAATTCAGAGAAGGTAAAAAATGGCTTTGGAAAACTTTAGGCGATGAGTCTATTCAGGCTCTTATAAGATTCATCAAAGATGAAGAAGCACAAGCAGAGTTCAGGAAAGTTTTTGCTAAACAAGAACTTGCTCTGATAAGACCAGCCCTAGACTCTAGTACAGGCACAGATACCGGCACGGATGATGACAAGGACAAAGATCCTCAAACAGACCAAACAGTGACAACTGGGGGGAATGAACTCGAAGTAGATAAAGATGAACAAAAGCAAGAAGTCGAACAAGCAGAGAACGAAGCAGACCCTGAAGAAGACTTCAGCGACAATTCACCAAATGTAACAGCCGAAGCATATGGTGAAGCCATTTACAAACAGATGGATAATTTCTATGGGCAAGGAGAAGGCTCATCTTTTATGAAACAAATTTTTCTATCTGCGCAAGGAATGATGTTGCGCGATTTAGTAAAAAATCTTGATGATATTATTAAAGGAAAAATGGGAGACTCGGATGGAGAGCAAGCGGCGCTAACAAACGCTGAACCCTCAAGAGCAGAAAGACCAGAATCACCGGCTCCAGATGAGGAAGCCACAGAACCCTCAACTGAACCTAAGGAATTACCAGAAGCAGTAGGTGATCTTGTCAAGAAGGGCAAAGAAGCATTTAAGAAAGGATTTTCGGATACCTCCGATGACATTACATCTAGAATAAACAAGATGAAAAGAAGAGTCCAAGGAGATAGTGCCCCCGTTGAAGAATTTGAGTTCAATAGAAACGAAAAGGTTACCCTTAAAAGAGAACTATCAGCAATGGCAGATCTTCTTACAAGAACAAAAAGAATTGCAAAAGAATATGAAAAGTCTGCAACAAGAACAAGCGCCAACAAAAGATTTGATGGAACAAGTTTAGAAAAATCACTAAATACAATCTTGGGTCACGTACAAACACACCTTGCAAGACTTGTGCATGAATTATTGAAAGCATACCAGAAGTATGAAGCAGAAGCAGGCGAAGGAGTGGAACTCCAAGAACAAGAAGGTGACGTGGACAGAAAAGAAAAAATCAGGAATGTAGAGAATTTCTTTAATAAAACTGGCAATTTATATGTAAAAAGCCTAAAGCCTTCTATGGAATCTGGGAACGATGCGAAAGCAAAGCAAGTTGCCAAAGAAATGTATGATTTGGCGAAAGAGATTGTTCCTTATTTCCCTAGAACAAGACTTAGTTCTGGTGGTCAAATAGTTTCTTTGAATGATGCAATCGAAGAATTAGAAAGCAGTATCAAAGTTTTCTCTAAAGTTTTGCGAGACATCTTTATGACAGTCAAAGATCAGTCAATTGCTCCTCAACAAATCAGCGATGCAGCACTTTCTCTAGAAGAGTTGGCAAGCATAATAGCGGACAAGTTTGACATTCCTTCAAAGATCACCAAAAAAGACAAGAAAATTATGAAGGACGCTAATCCGGAACAAAATACCTTGACAACAGATCAAGTAGAACCAGAGCTTTCTGATGAACCGCAGTTATCACCACAAGAAATTCAAGATGAGTTTGAAAAGTATGAAGCAAAAATCAATAATCTTAAGGATTTGATCGAAAGACTTGAAAGCGATGAGCTAAAGACAAACAAAGAGATTGATGAACTTGTCATTGCTTATACTCGAGAGATGGCACTAAATGAAGATATTGGAAAATACAAGAAAGAGATTATTGATGAAATTGAAGAGGTTATCTCGTTATATGATGCTGGGATGGACAAGCCAACCAGTGATGCCCTAAAGAAATTCCTAAGTGCTTATGAAAAACTAGAAGATTGGAGCCCAGATTTAGGAGATTATGCAACACCGATCGAAGATCCAACAGCGGTATCTGATGATTTTGAAGACCCAGATTTGATTGGAGACATAGGGAAGTTCTTAGAAGATAAAAAAGAAGTATATGAAAAACTTAAGTCCTTCGTGGAGGATGAAAATTCTGTATCCAAAGATTTGGAATTGGAAGAAAATTTAGCGGATTCTATCAGGGATTATCAAGAAAAATTTGATAAATTGAAAGATACCTACAGTACTTTAACAAAAGATTTGAGTAACAAAGTATTTGGGAATGTAAAAAGAATGGCTAATACCTTTGTAGATCTTTATGATGATCTTTCCTCATCTTTAAACCCCGCAGGTGAAGAAGATTATGTTGATTCTTTAGATAAAGCATTGGGCGTTGATGATGATGAGCCACAAAATGAAATCGAAGAGATAAAACAAAGATTTTCAAGTGATCTTCGTACGCTTTTCGTTTCCTCAACAGCATATGTCAAACCGGAAGAACAAACACAAGCAAATAAAAAAATTGAAGATTCACTTTTAGGAATTTTTAAGGCTGTGATGGATTATAACAATGAAGCTGGCCTTTCTGATGAGCCTTTAAATTTTTATTATCAAGAAAATAAAAATACTGAGATGGAAATGATATCAGAAATCGTACCAGTTGTCGGTCAGATTGTTTTGATGGGCGAAATAAAAACCGAATCAATAGCAGAGTTTAAAAATTCAGAATTCAATATTATAATAGAGTTCATTTCTATAGGTCAAGAAAAAAATAAAAGTCAAAAAATAAGAACTTTGTATAAAATTATGAAGGACGATAAAAAAGATCCTCTAGAGGCAGCACTTGAAGGAAGAGAAAGTATAGAAGAGCAACTAGTAAATAAATTAAAACCAATAATCGAGCAGATGCTCAGGGGAAGAGATGGCTAAAAAGAATTTTATTATAGATACAAGTGTATTTCTAACAGATTCAAATTGTATCTATAAATTCCAGAACAATGACATAATTGTTCCACTAAAAGTCCTTGAGGAAATTGACCTCCACAAGAAGCGACAGGACTCTGTCGGTCACCATGCTAGACAAGCAATAAGAAACTTTGATGCTCTGAGGCTCGCTGGTAGCCTTTCTAGAGGTGTTCGTATCGCAAAGGGGTTAGGAGTGCTTCGTGTAATTAAAGCGTCTGAAATAGCCTTTAACGAGCTTCCAAGAGACCTGTCTCACAAGATGTCTGATCACATCATTCTTGCAACAGCATTAACAATTAAAACAGAAAATCCAAAAAGAAAAACAATAGTGGTATCTAGGGATATCAATATGAGGGTTGTGGCGGATTCTCTTGGTTTGTTAACCGAAGATTATTCAAATTCAAAAGTTGTTGATGATGCTGATAAAATCTATGAAGGTTTTACAAAACTTCTTGTGGATGAAGAACAAGTGAACCAATTTTACCTCGGAGATGATGTATATTTGGATGAAGAACTGTGCATAGAACAAAATATAAAACTTTACCCAAATGAGTTTGTTATGCTGGTTGCTTCAAGTAATGAAAAAAAGACGGCCTTGTCTAGATTTACTGAGTATTCAAAACCTTTGCGACACATAAGAGATTTAAAAAATGAATTGATGTGGGGAGTGCACCCTAGAAACAAAGAGCAGTCCTTTGCGTTCGATCTTTTGTTCGACGATGAAATCCCTTTGGTCTCTTTGATCGGTAAAGCGGGGTCTGGAAAAACGCTGATGGCCATTGCTGCTGGATTAGAGCAGGGTCTGGGCGGTAAAGGGGACCAATATCGCCGAATTATCATCTCTAGACCGGTACAGCCCTTAGGGAAAGACATAGGGTTTCTCCCCGGCACAATGGAAGAAAAAATGCTACCGTGGTTAAAGCCCATTCAGGATAACATCCGTCACCTCATGGGAGACGATAGAACGATGTTAGAGGCTTATGTGGAGAAAGGGAAAATCGAGGTAGAGGCATTAACTTACATAAGAGGCCGGTCAATTTCTAATGCGTTTGTAATTATAGATGAGGCCCAAAACTTAACGGCACACGAAGTCAAGACGATTATCACTCGAATTGGCGAGAACACAAAGATTGTTTTAACTGGGGACATCGAGCAAATTGACAATGTTTACACAAACGAAACAAGCAACGGTTTGACATATGCTGTTGAGAAGTTCAAAGAAAGCGAACTGGCGGGTCACATAACATTCAGAAAAGGAGAGCGCTCAAAGTTGGCTACCGCCGCCGCTAAATTATTATGATAGGATTTATTTTTGGAACAGTTTATGCAAGTTTTTTAGAGTGGTGGGTTCACAAGAAATTATTTCATGAACTCGGAAAAAAAAGAGGTAGTTTTTGGGCATTTCATTTGAGGGAACACCATGCAGACTGTATCAAAAATAATTTCTACGATAATCAATTTTCTAGGCGGGAAACAATTGGCTTATTATTCCTTAGCGCTGTCCATTTGCCTATTATCCTTATTAGTCCTATGTTCTATTGTGCTACAGTTGTCTATGCAATAGCTTTTATTATCTTGCACAATTTAGGACATAGGAATCCGTCGTGGGCAAAAAAATACCAAAACTGGCATTGGAAGCATCACATGAAAAACCCAAATCAAAACTGGAATGTGGTATTGCCAATTGCTGATTGGATTATGAAGACTAATAAATAATTTGACAAACTTCTTCCCCTATGTTATATTGATAATAATTAACAAGGAATAAAACTTATGTGGATTGAAGAATCAGCCAAAAAAGGTAGGAGAATGAAAGACATGTATAATCTCAGTGGTGTAGATGTTTACATAAAAGATAGGTTACCAGATGATGTTGACCCTGACTTTGTCTTTAACTACATAAGTGCAAGAGTTCCATTTTCTTTTACAAGAAATGTTGACATAATTTATGTAGGACAGTTTCCGGAAATGAAGAAAAGAGAAATCAATGCCTACTACGAAGATGGCGCGATTTATGTAACTAATGATCAGGACGATGAAATGGATATGATTGATGACATCATACACGAATTGGCTCACGCAGTTGAAAAAAATAATGAAGAAATAATTTATGGAACAGGAAGCCTACAGAGAGAGTTCAAAGCAAAAAGAAAAAATCTACATACAATAATTCAAGACATGTACGATGTACCAAAAAACTTTTTGAGCGACATTGATTATAACAGAGAGATAGATGATTTTCTCTACAAGACAATCGGGTATGAAATCCTTAATCAAATAGTCGCAAACATCTTTGTGTCTGGATACGCAGCGACATCTGTAAGTGAATATTTTGCTCGAGGTTTTGAGGAATATTTTATTGGAGACAAAGAATTATTAAAGCAATTAAGCCCTGTTTTGTTTGGGGTAATTGACACACTTGTTCATTTGGAGGACTAATGACAAAACAACACATTTCGTTTTCAGAGTTGAAAACGTGGGCCGAATGCCCATTCAAACATAAACTAAAATACATAGATGGCATTAACGGGTTTACCGGTAATGCTTTCACTGCATTTGGGACTGCAATCCACAGTGTATGTGAATTTATAGCAAAAGGCGAATTAGATCCGATTGACTACGATGAGCATTTTGATTTAGCATTTCTTGTTGAACTAAAGAAACTGGAAGAAAAACCCGACAACCAATTGATCAAAGATATGCGACAGCAGGGGAGAGAAATTTCCCCTTCTGTTTTTCCACAACTTAAAAAGCACTTTGGATCTTATGAAGTTTTTTCGACGGAAGAAAAACTTTACCAAACAATAGGAGAATTAAAATACAAGTGGCACCTCAAAGGATTTATAGATTTAGTAATCAAAACTGAGGACGGTAAGTATCACATTTTGGATTGGAAGAGTTGCTCATGGGGTTGGGATGCTGAAAAGAGATCCGAACGTCTTGTGACCTATCAGTTGACCCTGTATAAGAAGTTTTTCTGTGAGAAACATGGTATTGATCCAAAAAATGTTGAGACTCATTTTGGTCTCCTAAAAAGAACGGCTAAAAAAGATCGGGTTGAAATATTTCGAGTAACTTCCGGAACAAGAAAGACCAATAATGCTATGAAACTTTTAACAGATGGATGCAGATCTATCAAGGCAGGATTAAAAGTAAAAAACAGGAAATCCTGCTCTAAATGTGAATTTTATCAAACAGAACATTGCAAATAAATTTTGCGATTATAATTATAGTATGGCGCCAACTGGGCCATACATAAGTCAAAAACTTGCTAATTTAGGAGAAATATAATGACTAATATAATAATGAGAACCCCTGCGGTATTGGGTAGAACCGCGTTCGATCAACTATTTGATCAATTTTTTAATGATCCTCGACCATACATTAAGCGATCAACAGAAGGTTACCCTGTAACCGACATCTTTCAAAATGACGACGGAAGCCAAGTAATCCAGATGGCTCTTGCCGGATTCTCGGAGGATGATATAAACATTGAAGTTCAAGACAATAACATCAAAATTTCTTGCGATAGTGTAAATCAAAGCAAAGAAGCCAATAGAAGGATTGCAAAGCGGTCTTTCTCCAAGGTGTTTACTGATTATCAGAACAAACTTGACCTTCCAAGAGCAAAAGCGACCTTTATTAACGGTCTTTTATCTGTGGAAATTCCCCAATTATTGGGCACTACACCCACTATTATTAAAATAAATTAAAATTTTTTTATTTTTTTCTTGACATCGTATCTCTCTGGTGTTATATTATAGGTAAAATAACATTAAGGATACGTATGTCTAAGAAAATAAAGATTCTAACTCTAAGTGATCACCCACTAAGTCCATCAGGAGTTGGAACACAAACAGGTTATGTAATACAGTCTCTTTTAGATTCTGGAAAGTTTCAAGTGATTTCATTGGGTGGTGCTATGAAACATAAAGATTATACACCAAGGCTCGTGGACCCCTATAACGAAGATTGGAAAATAATACCGGTCGATGGTTACGGTACGGAAGAAATGATCAGATCAATCATAAGAAACGAAAAAATAGACATGTTGTGGATGATGACGGATCCAAGATTTTACGGTTGGCTGTGGTCTATTGAGAATGAAATTAGACCATTGTGTCCAATTGTTTATTATCATGTCTGGGATAATTATCCGTTTCCGTTCTTTAATAAAAAATATTATGATTCTAATGATCATATTGCTTGCATTTCTAAAGTTACTCACGACATTGTAAAAACTGTCTCGCCCGAAGTATCATGCAGTTACGTTCCCCATGCAGTAGATCCGAAAATTTTTAGACCGGCAACACCAGAGCAGAAAAAAGAATTAAGATCAAATAACCTTCCAGAAGAAGATCTCGACAAATTTATTGTTTTTTGGAATAACAGAAATGCCAGAAGAAAACAATCAGGTTCTCTTCTATGGTGGTGGGGAGAATGGGTAAAAGAGAATGACCTTAGTGGCAAAGTTATGTTGCTGATGCACACAGACCCTAAAGATGGCCACGGACAAGACCTGCTGCACATAGCAGAGCATCTAGGACTAAACAATAGAGAAGTACTGTTCTCAACAGCAAAGATACCTAAAGACAACATGAATGTCTTTTATAATATGTCTGATGTAACAATCAACATTTCAGACGCTGAGGGTTTTGGCCTTTCCACTTTGGAGTCTTTATACTGCGGGGTTCCGATAATTGCTACTATGACAGGTGGTCTTCAAGAGCAGATTATTGGCGACAATGGTCCATTTGGTATCCCTTTGTTCCCAACATCAAAAGCAATAATTGGATCTCAAGAGGTTCCCTACATTTACGAAGACAGATTGTCAAAAGATCATGTGATCTCCGCTTTGAACAACATGTACAGTTTGAGCGATGAAGAAAGAAGAGAGATGGGAACGAATGGCCTCGCTCATGCCCATAAAAATTATGGTTTTGAAAACTTTAAAAGCACTTGGGTTGATTTAATGTTGGAGATTTACGAAAAAGAAGGGTCTTGGGACACTAGAAAAGATTATAATGGAATCACTTTTAAGGAGATAGCGTGAAAAAAAAGATATTTGTAAGAGCACCGTGCTTAAGTCAATCAGGTTACGGAGAACAATCTAGGTTTGCTATTCGAGCATTAAGATCTCGCGAAGACTTGTTTGACATTTACGTTCAGCCAATCCCTTGGGGACAAACAGGTTGGATTTGGGAAGATGATGAATTTAGGGTCTGGCTAGACTCCAGAATAATAGAAACACAGATAAAGTTACAACAACAAGAGTTACAACCAGACATCTCCCTTCAGATTACTATCCCAAATGAATTTGAAAGACTGTGCCCTATTAACATTGGATATACAGCCGGCATAGAAACTGATCGTGTTGCACCACAGTGGCTCCAAAAAGGAAATGAACAGGTTGATAAAATTTTAGTGGTATCTAACCACGCAAAAGAAACCTATGAGTTAACAGTTGCTAAAGCAATCAACAATCAAACAAAAGAAGAGACTGATTATAAATTGGAAACCCCTGTCGAAGTTGTATGGGAAACCACCCCTAGAGCAACTCCGGAGGCTATCCCGGGCTTTGATCCACCACAGGATTTCAATTTTGTTGTGTGTTCTCAAATAAGTCCAAGAAAAAACTTTGAAAACACAATATGTTGGTGGGTTGAAGAATTTCTGAATGATGATGTTGGATTGATAATCAAGACAAATATGAGAGGAAATTCAGTCATGGATCTTGAAGTAACTGAGAACTCTCTGAAAAACCTTTTGAGCAATTATAAAGATCGAAAATGTAAAGTACATTTATTACATGGGGATTTGTCTAGTGGACAAATGGCCAGCCTCTATACAAACCAAAAAGTAAAGGCACTTGTCAACATTGCACACGGTGAGGGCTTTGGATTACCTTTGTTTGAAGCGTCGAGAGAGGCACTTCCGGTTGTGACCGTTGGCTGGTCTGGTCAAACAGATTTTTTAACCCATGAAGGAAAAGATTATTTTACTAATGTTGGTTTCACAATTGAACAAGTCCAACCTTCTGCTGTTTGGCAAGGTGTAATAGAGGCTGATTCTCAATGGGCGAATGCAAAAGAATCCTCGTATAAAGAATCAATTAGAAAAGTTTATGAAAACTGGGATGAAGCAAAAAACCTTGCAACAGAATTACAAGAGATAAATAAAGTTAAATTTTCAGACGAAAAATTGTATAAATTATTTGTAGACTCAGTCTTGGGCTTTGATAGTTCTTTGATAGAGCCAAGCGATGATGAAGAAGTTGTGCTGGAGTTCGATTGAAAAAGGTAGTTTTCATAGCCGACTTCTTCTATAGTCAAGTCCAAGGCGGAGCAGAGACTTATGATAAATTGTTAATCCAAGAGTTAGAAAATAAAGGAATTAAGGTTTGTAAATTTAATTCTGAAGAGTTTTCTCTTAATCACCTTAAATTATATAATGAAATGGGTTTTACTTTTTTGGTTTCTAACTTCTTTAGACTAAAACCAAAGATTTTAAAGTTCTTACAAGCCTCAGCGGAATACTGTATTTTAGAACATGATCACAAATACTTGTCTAATAGAAATCCTGCTGATTTTAAAAACTTTAAAGCACCAGCAAATTTCATTATCAATCGTGATTTCTACGCATCAGCAAAACACGTCTTTTGTCAATCAATTAAACACACCCAAGTATTATCAGAGAATTTGGGTATCAATAATGTTACGAATCTGGGTTGCTCTCTTTGGTCGAGGGAGCAACTTGATTTAATTAGAAGTAAAATCTCTGAGAAGAATAACAAAGCGATGATCATTAATGACCCAAATATCATCAAAGGAACAAAGGAAGCAGTTGATACATGCTTAAAAAAGAATGTAGAGTACGACTTGATACCAAAACTGCCTTACGAGCAGTATCTTTCTACTCTTGCAAAGTATGACAAATTTGTTTTCTTCCCTAAGACATTGGAGAGTTTTTGTAGGGTCATTTTAGAAGCCCGTATGTTAGGCTGTAAGCTAATGACAAACCACCTTAATGGGTGTACCTATGAACCTTGGTTCAAAGGCCTTAAAGGGCAAGATTTGATCGATTATGTTGATTCTCAACGAGACGTTGTGGTATCAAAAATCCAAGACAAGTTGTTCGAGGTCACAAAGCACGAATCCAAAGAGGGAGACATCACTGTCATTCTGAATTGCTACAGAAGACCATATAATCTGAAGATGCAAGTCGATGCAATCAGAGCACAATCTATTAAACCAGCGCAAATCTGGCTATGGATAAACTACCACGAAGATAATAAGGATTTTGATCCTGAAACTCTTGGGGTTGATAGAGTTTTTAAGAACGATTTTAATTGGAAGTTCTATGGCAGATTCGCCGCAGCACTCTTGGCAGATACAGAATACGTGGCACTTTATGACGACGATACAATACCGGGCCGTAGATGGCACGAGAACTGCTTAGAAACAATGAAGACTCACGAGGGTATCATGGGATCAGCGGGAATCATCCTGAAGGGAAATCGCTACGTCAATCACGACAGATGTGGTTGGCCAACACAAAATCCTGAGGTAACAGAAGTTGATCTCGTTGGGCACTCTTGGTTCTTTAAGAGAGAGTGGCTTAGGTACCTCTGGCAAGAAAAACCTGTGACTTGGGATAACGGAGAGGATATTCAATTCGGATTTATGGCGAAGATACATGGTGGAATCCCAACATATTGTCCGCCTCACCCTCCTGAAGACCCAGAGTTGCACGGATCGATATTGGGGAACGAACTGGGTATTGATAATAAGGCGACATCAACAAACTCCGCCGTATCTCATCAGAAGTTTTTCTCTGAGAGAGATGTTTGTGTTCAAACTGGACTTCGGAAGGGATGGAAAACTGTTAAGGAGGTGTCTCTGTGACTGCTGAAATTAGGTTTATAAATCACGCTTGTTTTTTAATTGAAAATGAGGAAGAGTCTGTTATTTTTGACCCATGGTTCTTTGGTAAGGTTTTTAATGATTCGTGGTCTCTACTAAGGGAAACCGAAAAAATTGATTATGAAAAAATAAAATTTATTATAATCACACACGAACACCCAGATCACCTGCATTGGCCAACTTTAAAAAAGATAATAGAAAACACCAGTAGAGAAATTAATGTTTTGTTGCCGTTGCGTAAAAATAAAAATGTGGCTAATAACCTTAGGAAAATTGGTTTTAAATGTGCTGAAATACCTCCTAACAAAGAATTTAAATTAAATAATTTTTTGTCTATTTCAAACTATCCAACTGGTCATGATTCCGCTTATGTCTTCAAAGTCAATGATAAGGTTTATTTGAATCAAAATGATTGTCAATTAAGCAGATCTCAATGTGTTTTGATAAAAAATAAATATCCAAAAATAGATTTTTGGTTCATGCAATTCTCTTTAGCCGGGTATTATGCAAACAAAGACGATGTTCAAGGTCTGACCGAGGCAAAAAGTTTTCATAAAAATATGATAAGAAAATATTATGATTACTTCAAGCCAAAAGTTGTTATCCCGTTTGCTAGTTTTATTTATTTCTGTAAAGAATATAATAAATTTTTGAATGATTACATAATCAACATAAATGAAATTATTAAAGATTTAGGCGATTTACCATTGCAGATTTTGTTTTATGAAGACCAATTACTTTATGAGGATTGTGGAGAACGTAATAAAATAAATAATTTGAAATGGCAAAGAGTTTTTCTAGGAGAAAAACCAATTCTAGAACACAAGTCAAAAAATAACGAAGACATTTTGAAAGAAGCCAATGAATTAATTTCTTTTGTCAATACAAAAAGAAGAAACAAACCAGAACAAACTTATTTTAGATTATATGATAAAAAACAAATTTTTATGTTAGACTTGGCAAGAAACAAAGCAGCTTTTGTTGATGAAGATACTGTCCCCTCTTCAAAAATAGCAGGGGTTTTACATTCAGAAGATCTTCTATTTTTTTTGAAGTTTCCATGGGGAGCCGATACATTAAATATAACTTCTTGTTTTGAGGTGAAAAACCCAAGGCTTTGGAGACAAATTTTAATTTTTAAGGACCAATTATATGAAAGATTTTAAAAAAGCGTTTGATGTATTATTGAATAAGATAAAAAACAAAGAAAACTTTGCTTTCACAAGATTTTCTGATGGTGAACTGTTCATTTTGCAAAATAAAACAGTGGTACTAGCAGAGAATTACTATATTACTGGTGATATTCGTGGGCCCAATAAATACACAAAAGAAGAGCAAAAAGAATTTTATCCTGAAAAACACCAGATGTATAGAGAGAAGCTCATAGAATGCTACATGCACAATCAAGACAACTATTTTAAAGGTATTGTCTCGGCAACAGATGCTCATGTCGGCAGAGAAAATTTTAATTGGATGATTGATTTTCACGGCGGAGACCATGAAAACTTAACTTTTTCCAACTTGCTTATAAATGGCAATTATGTTCGATTTATAAAAGAGTTGGCTCCTCTTTTTTTTGATCGTGAAATAATTTATGTTGTGAATGAGTTAGCAAAAACATCTAATTTAAAATTTAAAATTTCAAAAGAATTTAAAATTGGATCAAACTGTATGATTGAGAATTACGATACAGTAGAAAAAGTTAAAAATTATATAAAAGAGAATCAAATAAATGACGCAATAATACTTTGCTCAGCCGCTTCTTTATCAAATTTTATAATTTATGAATGCTTTAGAGATAACCCAAACAACACATTTTTGGACATTGGGTCTTGCCTGAACCCTTTTCTTGACTTAGAGGGTTGGCAATATACCCGAGGATACTTAACAGGCTGGCTTTTGGGCTCGAATAGTCCTTTTAAAAATCAGGTGGACGTATGGAGTTAATTAAAAACAATTATGTTTACTGGGAGTTCATCCGTAATTTAAGAAATTTAGATGGCGTAAGAGAAGGTTTCATACAACAAGAAGTCATTTCCAAAAAAGATCATGAAAGTTATATGAAAAAAAATTCTCATTTTTTTTATATTTGTGTTGACAACAACAATCCAATCGGTTATATTGGTATAATAGATGATGATATAAGGGTAGCAACTCACCCTGATCATCAAGGTAAAGGGGTTGCATCTTTTATGGTTAACGAAATAATGAAATCGCACCCGAATGCACAAGCAAAAGTTAAAATACAAAATGAAGCAAGTAGAAAACTCTTTGAGAAGTCTGGTTTTGAAATCAAATATTATTTAATGGAGAAAAAGTGAGACACAACCCTTATAAGATAGTTAAGATGTTTGAAGAAACAGTAGCAGATTATTGCGGATCGAAATATGCTGTCTCAACAGATAATTGTACAGACGCTCTTTTGTTGTGCTGTGAATACTTGCAAGTAGAAGAAGTAACAATACCTTCTAGAACTTATTTATCGGTTCCTCAATCTATTTTACATGCTGGAGGATCACTAAAGTTTAAAGACTATAGGTGGAAAGGCATTTATCAATTAGAGCCATACCCAATTTGGGATGCAGCGAAAAGACTTACAAGCGGAATGTACATCCCGGGATCTTATATGTGCCTTTCCTTTCATATCAAAAAGCACTTAAAGATTGGTAAAGGGGGAATGATACTAACAGATGATGAAGATGCCGCGAGGTGGTTCAGAAAGGGTCGTTATGAAGGTCGTGGAGAAGTTATGTATCATGAAGACAACATTCAAATCAATGGATGGAATGCCTACATGTCTCCCGAGCAGGCTGCGAGAGGCTTGATGTTAATGCAAAATTATCCGGATCATGTAGAGGATCTACCAGAAAAACCTTTTTATAGAAATCTAAAAGAGTTTGATTTATTCAAAGATGTAGGGGTGGTAAAATGCTCTATTTAATGACAAACCACCATAAATCACATAAGTGGATGAATCTGCAGTCTAGGTTCATAAAAAAAAATACCACTGTTGAATATAAAGTTATTTGTGGAATAACAGAGATTGATGTAGGTTCTGTAAAAAATGAATTGAAATTACATTCTACTAATGTTTATGACATTTCAAGTGTTGAAAACAAGCATTATGTGAAAATGAATAAAATGTACAATATTTTGAATTCATTCAACCCCAGTGATAATGATGTGATTGTGTTTATAGACCCTGATGCTTTTCCAATTAATGACTCTTGGTATGAAAAAATAATTAATAAACTACAAGTTTACCCCCTAGTTGCAATCTCTAGGGAAGAGAACATAGAGCCTTTGCTTGATGAAAAATTTAAGCCTTATCCTCACCCTTGTTTCCTTGCGACTACATACGGTTTTTGGAAAAACAATAATTTATCTTGGGAATTAAATCCCTCTAGAGGAGCAAGTTGTGCCGGTGTATTATTGAAAGAGACCTTGGACAACCTAGGGGTCGTCTGGGGCAAAATGTTAAGAACTAACTGTTGTGACTTACACCCTCTTATGTTTGCTGTTTATGATGATTTGATTTTTCACAATGGATCTGGAAATAGACCTGCTTATGACTCTATAGACATCTGGAAAAGAAAAGAGCTTTCATCTAAGCATGGGGTATCCATGGACCTATTCTATCCCGGAATAATTGAGTTTAATAATGAGTTGTCTAACCTAGTATTCAGTTTTTTAGAGAAAGATGATCAATTTATAAATTACTATCTGAGAGGGGTGGCATGATAAAAGTTGACTTAACATTTGCTGAAAACAATAGCAGCAGATACATCAGTGCTAGTCCATTCCCTCACATAGTCATAGATAACTTTATGATAGACAAGTATCTCGATCAAGCTTTACGGGTATTCCCATCTCCTTCACAAGTAAAATGGACAGAATATGATAATCCATTAGAAAAAAAACTAATGAATTCAAATATAGAAGAATATGAAGAGCCAATAAGTAAAATAATAAATTTTATGAATTCTGACGAATTTTTAAAATTTTTAGAGAAACTAACAAGAAATGAAGGTCTGATTGCTGATACCGATTTGATCGGCGGTGGACTACATCAGATACAAAGAGGTGGTAAGCTTGACATTCATGCTGATTTCAATGTTCACTATAAAACGAAAAACATCCGTTGCTTGAACGCTATTTTGTTTTTGAACAAAGATTGGAGGGAGGAATACGGAGGACACTTGGAACTTTGGGACAAAGAAATGACTGAATGTAAGCAGAAAATCTTACCTATCTTTAACAGATTGGTTATTTTCAACACAAATGAAACATCATATCATGGACATCCAGAGGTCCTTAATTGTCCGGATAATTTTACTAGAAAATCTATAGCACTTTATTACTATTTAAAAAATACTGAAGATAAAAAAGGTCGCTCAACAAAATATATGAAAAGACCTAGTGACCCTATTGACGAGAATTTAGACAAATTTAGGGCCCTGAGATCGATCCCTAAAGACAAAAGAAACAACAATGAATAATAAAATTTCCATTTATGGCTCGTCTGGGTTTATAGGATCTAGATATTGTAATTTATTTTCTGATGAAGTGATTAAAATTCCGAGAGAACAAAACACTTCTGAAAGTAATGAATTGCTATACTTTATAAGTACGACAACGAATTACAACATTTTCGATAAGCCCTTCTTGGACGTTGAGACAAATTTAATTAAATTATTGGAAGTACTAGAGGCCAATAAAAATCAGACCGAACTGATTTTTAATTTTGTAAGTTCTTGGTTTGTTTATGGAAAAACGCTAGATCTCCCAGCTACTGAACTGTCCGTTTGTGATCCAAAAGGTTTTTATTCCATAACCAAGAGAACAGCAGAACAGATGCTAATCTCATACTGTGAAACGCACAACATGAAATATAGGATTTTGAGACTTTGTAATGTTATTGGAGAATCTGATGCCGGTGTTTCAAAGAAAAAAAATGCGCTACAGTTTATGATTGGTAATCTAAAAAACAACGAGGACATACAGCTATACGATGACGGAGAACATGTTAGGGACTATATGTACGTGGACGATGTTTGTAATGCGATTAAGTGCTGTATAAGCAACTCTAGTACAAATGATATAATTAACATTGGATCTGGTAAGCCTACTAAGATAAAAGATGTGATAATGTATTGTAAAAACTCTCTAGGCTCAAAAAGCAAAATAGAATCGATAGAGCCTCCCGAGTTTCATAAAATAGTACAAGTTAAGAACATGTACTTGGATGTAAATAAATTGCACAAGACTGGGTTTAAACAACAATACACAATATGGTCTGCTATTGATAAAATACTATTAGGACAAAAATGACACAAGAAGAAAAAAGAAACAAAATCTATGAACTCTTAAAATGTTATTTAGATGAAAATAACGAACAATCTGAGTGGGTAAGCTACTCGGGACCACACATTGGTTTTGAAGAATATAGAGCAGCATTTGATTCACTACTGGATGGCTGGTTGGTATTTGGAAAAAAATGCAGAGAATTTGAACTAAATTTTCCAATTAATTTAGGTAAAAAAATGGGAACACTAACAAACTCAGGCAGTTCTGCTAATTTATTAATGGTATCCTCGTTGCTAAGTGAAAATAAGTGCCCTAAGAAATATAGGATTAAAAGAGGTGATAAGTTTATAACTCCGGTAGTTTGTTTTCCTACAACTATCAATCCCTTAATTCAATTAGGTTTAGAGCCTGTTTTTGTTGATGTTGAAATTCCAAGTCTAAATTTAGATCTAGATCAAGTAGAGGAGTTGTTAGCCAAGGATACCAAAAGAGAAATAAAAGGGATTATTTTTGCCCATGTTCTCGGTAACCCACCAGACATGGAAAGATTGATGAGCATAGTTGATAAATATAAATTAGTTTTTCTCGAAGATGCGTGTGACGCTCTGGGTTCATACTACGATGATAAAAAACTGGGATCTTTTGGTCTTATGTCAACTTGTTCATTTTATCCCGCTCACCATATGACCCTAGGAGAAGGTGGGTTTGTAGCAACTGACGATTATCTATTGAATCGTACCATTAACAGCATCAGAGACTGGGGAAGAGCCTGTTATTGTAATGAGAAAAAGCCCGGCTGCGTGATGCAGTCGACAGCATGCGGAAATCGATTCAAAAGTTGGTTTAAAAGCGATAGAAGTTTGATCTACGATCACCGATATGTTTTTGATGAAATAGGTTATAATTTAAAACCTTTAGAATTACAAGGCGCAATTGGTCTAGAGCAGATAAAAAAACTACCAACCTTGGAACAAGCGAGGAGAGACAATTTTAAAAAACTAATAAATGTTTTTAAGAAATATGAAGAGTTTTTTATACTACCAAAGAAAACAAAAAGATCAGATCCATGTTGGTTTGGGTTTATGCCCATTTTAAAGGATAATGAATTTTTTAATAGACATCAGTTTATTGATTATTTAGAATCTAACAAAATCCAAACAAGGCCTTATTTTACTGGAAATCTACTATATCACCCAGCTTATAAAAAGCTAAGATTAAAACACGATTATAAAAAATTTCATAATGCTAATTTGGCAACCAGAAATTCAATCCTAATAGGTACTTTTATTGGTATAACTGATGAAAAAATAAAAAAGATTGATAATACTTTGGAGTCGTTTTTTGAGAGAGTTTTATGAGTAAGCTTAGTTTGGTAATTAATACGGTGTCCAAGAACAATGATGTTTGGGAGATGTTTTTCAATCAAATAGATCAATTTATAACTAAAAGTTTTTTTGATAAAAAATATGTCTTCGTGGACGACGATTTATCAAAGATACCAACAGGATATGAGATTATAAAGTATGAGAAAAACGAAAGTTTTAAAAATCAGTTCGTAAGCTGCATAGAAAAAGTAGAAGAGGAATTTTGTATTTATATATCCGAGGATTACATACTCTACGATTTTATTAATGAAGAGAGTATAGATTTTTTTAAATCAACTTTAATGAAAAACCCATCTTTATCTTTCATTAGGTTTATGAAAGGTGGTACTTATCATGGGCCACATGAAAAATTTTGTGATAATTTATTTTTTGTGCCAATAAATAATGATTATTTTTACACCGGACAGGCTGCGCTATGGAAGACAAGAGACTTGGAGTTAATCCACCAAAGAGGCCCGAACCTTCACATAGCAAACGTTGATTGGCAAAACTCCTTTGAATATCAAGCAACTGAGACTTGTAGAAAACTGGGCTTGTCTGGTTTATTTTGTTATTATGGAGAGCCCAAAAGAGGGGTTTACCATTATGACTCTAAAGTTTTTCCCCATGTTTCAACTGCTTTAGTGAAAGGTAGGTGGAATCTGACCGAGTATCCTAAAATAATGGGATCAATGATAAAAAAATATAAGATCGATATTCGAAAAAGAGGGTGGGTTTAATGTTAATTTTAGAGAACCTAACAGCAGAAGTGCCTGACACAAATGCTTATCATTTTAATTTTAAAAAATTCTCTGATGATGATAAAAAAACAGTGCTTTTATATGGTTATAACTCCTCCAACAATAAATTGTTAGAAACAGATTTGTGTGATTACAAAAAGATTTTATTTAACAACTGGGCTCCTTGTGAATTCGCACAGGTAAAAGATCATAATGGTAAGTCTCCCATGGATTACGAAGAAAAATTTGATGTAGTTTATTCAATCTGTCCATATACAGTTGAGTGGATGAACAATTTACATTTAGGTCGTGAATATAGATACATTTTTTACCCATTCTGCAAGACTTTGACACCAGAAAAGCAGGAAAAAAAGTATGACGTAATTTACCATGGTGGCATCCATGCAAAAGAACATGTTGATTGTCTAAAGGTCATGAGTAAGTTTAATTACAGGTACTGCACGATGACCACGCACATTAACAGTTTAACTAGGCATTTTTTGCCTTACGCTACAAACACTAATTTAAAATTCAAAGATAAAATTAATTTAGTAGCAGAATCGAAAGTTTCAGTTTGTTATAACATGGCCCAAGTGCACAAAGAGCACATACCTAGGATCAAATCAAGACCTGAATATAAGAAAAATTTAGCCTTTTCCTCTATAGATACGCTAGCAGCGATGCCCCAGTTCAAAACAAGGTTTCATGAAGCAGCAATCTCTAGAACTCTTAATTTGGTAAGAAAAGATGACTGGAATGTTATTGAGGATTTTTACACCCCAGAAGAAGACTTTGTATATTTTGATAATGAAATTGATCTTGAAAAAAAAATAAAAGAAGTTTTAAATAATTGGGGTGATTATCAACAGATTGTAGAAAATGCATATATAAAATCTATGAATTATACAACAGAAAAATTTATAGAAAAAATAAAAAAGGATAATACCCAATGAATTGTAGATCTTGTGGGTCTCCCGAAATGAAGTCGATTTTAGACCTTGGAGAACAGCCGTGGTGTAATGATTTTTTATCCGAGGAGCAATTAGGAAAAGAAAAAAAATATCCTCTGCATTTGGTTTGTTGCTTAGACTGTGACTTATTACAATTAAACCACACAGTACCGAAAGAAACAATGTTTGCAGACCACTCTTATTTATCGGGAATGACGAAAACGCTTACTGGGCATTTCTACGATGTAGCGAAAGAAAACGTTAAACAGTTTTCAATCGTAAGCACAGATCTTGTGGTTGACATCGGGGGAAATGACGGTAGCCAGTTGCTTCAATACAAAAAGTTGGGAGCGGGATCTCTCTTAAACGTAGAGTGCGCAAAAAGAGTATCAGAGATCTCTAGAAACAATGGTATAGATACTATAACAAAGTATTTTAATAAAGAGTGTGTGGACGAGCACATTGGAGAAAAGAAAGTAAAACTATATAATGCCTCTGGGGTGTTTTTCCACTTAGAGGAGTTGCACAGTGTTATTGATGGCATTAAGTTTTCTCTTCGCGATGATGGAGTTTTGATCGTACAGTTTATGTATGCTGGTACAATGATAGAGAAGTTGAATTTTGATACAATCTATCATGAACACTTGTGTTATTACACTTTAAGGAGTCTAAGTAACTTATTATCTCCTTATGGCTTAGAAATTTTCGATGCTTATTACTCAGAGATTCATAGTGGATCTATTATAGCAAAAATCACTCATACAAATGGTGAACTTAATCAGAAAACTGAAAGGTATTTGGATTTGTTAAACAAAGACGAGCAGTATACTGTTGAGCGATTTTTGGCTTTTGCTAAAAAAATTGAATCACAAAGGTATGATTTAAAAAACAAATTACAGCAAATAAAATCCTCTGGTAAAAAAATTTATGCATATGGCGCACCAGCCAAAGGAAACACTTTGTTGAATTACTTTGGGATAGACAATAGTTTAGTTGATAAATCTGTTGAGATCAATGAATTAAAAATAGGAAACTACTTACCGGGCTCCCACATACCAATTGTCAGAGAATCAAAGCAAGACAGGCCTGATTATTATCTATTATTGTCTCACAACTTTGAAGAAGAAATAATACGAAAAAACGAAGATATTATGTTGCAAGGTACTGAATTTATAATACCGTTTCCTTCATACAAAGTTATAGGGAGAAATAAATGAGAATTTTAGTTACTGGTGCAACCGGATTTTTGGGAACCCATTTGGTTAAAAAATTAAAAAAACTTGGGTACGCTGTTTTTATATCAAATACAAAAACAGCCAACTTAAGCAATTTAGATAACTTAAGAATTTATGATGAAATAGAATTTGACTACATTTTCCATCTAGCAGCAGTTACCAAAGCTGGTGATTATTGTTTAAAATTTAAAGGAGACCAGTGGCTCTCTAATCAAATAATTAATACAAATGTCCTTAAGTATTGGAAAGAAAAGCAGCCACAAGCAAAAATGGTCTGCATGGGGACAAGTTGTTCGTACGCACCAGACTTGTTCATGACTGAAAAGAATTACCTTTTAGGACAGCCCGACAAAGGACTATACACTTATGCTATGACGAAGAGAATGTTGTTGGTAGGACTGAAGTCCTTGGAAGAACAGTATGGCCTTAAGTGGCTTTATTTCGTCCCCTCAACACTGTACGGACCAGACTTTGAATTAGGGGACAATCATTTTATTTTTGATTTTATTAGGAATTGCTATAACGCTAAATACAATAATAGTGAATTTGTTGTTTGGGGTGATGGTCACCAAAGAAGAGAGTTGATCTATGTTGATGACGCTGTGTCTGCAATGATCAATCTATTAGGATTTGACAACCAAGTGTTTAACCTAGGTTCTGGTATAGATCATTCAATAAATGAGTTTGCACGAATTGTTTGTGAAATTTATGATTATGATTATTCACAGGTAAAACATGATTTAACAAAATACGTTGGGGTAAAAGAGAAGAGAATAGACACAGCCAAAACAGATAAGGCACTGGCTCCAAATAGCCTTAATAATACGTCTTTGAAAAATGGATTAAGAATCACAATAGATTATTTTAAAAAAGGATATAAAAATGAAAATAAAACAAACAAATAGCAACAATACAGGTGTCAAAATGGAAGAAAACCTGCCCGGCTATAGACATGGTGATGGGCTTTATTTTGATCGGATGAAAATGATGCACATTATGAACCATGGTTTATCAAAATTATTAATTAAGGAATTCCCAAATGCAAAAAAAATTTTAGACATAGGCTCCGGTGCGGGTAGTTTATCTTATTTTTTGAGAAAAGAAGATAAAAACAATATAGTTGTAACTTTAGATGGAAATCCAGAAACAATAAACAGCCCTTTTGTTGATAAAAAAAACCATTTTATTGTTCGCACTGATTTAGAATATAATTTGGTGGAGGAAAACAATGAACAAGTCAAGTTCGATTTAATCTGTTCATTTGAGCATCTAGAGCACATTCAACCATTAACCTTTAGGGATTTTTTGAAAAATATCCACAAACATTGCCATGAGGGAACCACTGTGCTAACTACCGCAGCAGACTATGTTTTTCATGAAGAACACGAAAAGCACACACATTGTTTAGTAATGCCTAGGGCTGAATGGGTTAAAATTATTGAGAGCGAAGGTTTTGAAATGATAAATGATTTCCCCCTAGAAAGAAATAAGGGAATGTTATCTTATGAATGGTTACCCCCACACGGACGATTGGCGGTGTCTCATCAGTTAAATTTTAAACTAAGGGGACACAAATGAGTAAAAGAAAATATTTACCAACACTTTCGGAGTTAATAGACAGATTATCGATAGCACAGCTAAAAGAAGTGTTCATAACAGAACATAAAGAAGAGTATGGGCAAGAAATTTCTGACATTTTACATGATATTGACTTGACATTGAAGGAAAAGAATGTTATATTAGATAGCAAAACAATAAGAGCAATTGTAGTGTTATCACAAATGAATTTACATATTTGGCATAATGAATCGAATTATAGGAAAGGAATTAAGGATGGAAACAACCTTGAATTAACTCATGGCTTGAATGGGATAAGAAATACTGCTAAAAATAAAATTCAAGAAAAAGCCGGTGGCCGGAAAGATTATAAAATAGATTGCCTTGCGGCTGAATTTAAAGATTGGACAATCAGTTGGGATGAATAAGATTTTGGTAATAGGAGATAGCTGCAGAGATACGCACGTTTATGGTAAATGCGAAAGAATTTGCCCAGACGCTCCTGTACCCGTATTTGTCCCGCTATTTGAAAAACAAAACTTGGGAATGGCAGGAAATGTATACCAGAACGTTGTTTCTTTGGGTGTCCCTGTTATTTTAAAATCTAACAATGTTGTCATTGAAAAGAAAAGATTTGTAGAAGAAAAAACCAATCACATGTTTCTCAGAGTTGATTCCGGAGAGGAAGACATAAAGAGAGTGGATGATTTGACATTAGAATTTATTTCGCAATTTGAATTAATAATAATTTCTGATTATAACAAAGGCTTTTTGCTTGAAGATGACATAAAGTTTATATGTGAGAACCATAACTTGGTCTTTATTGATACGAAAAAAGTAATTGGTGATTACTGCAAGAACTGTACATTTATAAAAATTAATAAGTATGAATATGAAAACTCACTTGAGTACATTAATAAAAATGATTGGACAAAACAGAAGGTAATTAAAACTATTGGGGAAAAAGGGTGTGAATTAAATGGAGAGTTGTTCCCCGTTGAGAAAGTTGAAATAAAAGATCTATGTGGCGCCGGCGATACTTTTCTAGCATCTATGTGTGTTGAGTTTCTTAGAAGCAAAAATATAGGTAAATCTTTGAGGTTTGCCAATGAATGCGCCACAAAAGTAGTTCAAATGAAAGGAGTGAATGTAGTCAATGACCTTTAGTGAATATTATGTTTATTATCTGTCGCTTCATCAAAACCTATGGTGTCGTCGACTTCACGTCCTCGGACAGTTCGTTACGATTTTGTATGTTTCGGCTGTTATTTACGTTAAGTTCTGGCTCTTGCTGGTGGTTGCACCACTTGTTGTTTACCCATTTGCTTGGTCAGGTCATTATTTTTTTGAGAAAAATGAGCCTGCCGCTTTCTCGAGCCCCTTGATGGCCAAAGTGGCAGACTGGGTGATGCTAAAAGATTGGTTAATTGGGAGAATCGAAAGGTGAATGTTCTAGTAACAGGCGGTGCCGGATACATCGGCAGTGAATTAGTTGGGTTTTTATTAAAAAGCGGACACAAAGTACAGGTTTTGGACTATCTAGAGTATGAGCCCGATTCTTTGTTGCGATATGTCGGACATGACAATTTTTATTTTGACAAGATAGACGTGAGACAAACTGACGTTATGCGGTCTTTTATGAAAAAAGCAGACGTAATCATACCACTGGCTGCTCTGGTTGGTTTTCCTTTATGCGAGAAAAGACAAAGAGATACTATAGAGATAAATTTTGACGTAAATAAATGGATAGCACAAAATAAAACATCAGAGCAAATTTTAATTTATCCCTGCACCAATTCTGGTTATGGAGTAAGCAAGGATGGTTCTGTGTGCACAGAGGAGTCTCCTTTAAATCCCGTTTCTCTTTATGGCAAAACCAAGGTGGACGCCGAAACCATATATAAAAATACCGAGGGGTGTTGTACTTTAAGATTGGCGACTGTGTTCGGTCCTTCTAGTAGAGCAAGAACAGACCTGTTGGTAAATAACTTTGTTCTTAAGGCTTTAAAAGACAGGATCCTAGTCCTTTATGAGTGTGAATTTATGAGGAACTATGTGCACATTTGGGACATTTGTCGTGTATTTGAGTTTATTATAGAAAATTGGCAAAAATGCAGGAATCAAACTTTTAATGTCGGGAATGACAGTATCAACATGAACAAACTTCAGTTAGCAGAGAAGATAAAAGAATATGTCCCCCTTGAAATAATAAAAGCAGAATTCACACAAGACCCAGATAAAAGAGATTATATTGTTAGTAGTCAAAAAATTTATGATTTAGGGTTTGAATGTAAGTATGACTTGGATCAAGGAATTCAGCAACTTATAAAGATGTACAAACTAATTGATAGGCCGTGGTATGCAAATTACTAATGTTTGGGTAAATGGCTGTTTTGATGTGCTCCACAGGGGCCACATAGAGTTATTAGAGTATGCTAGAAGCCTAGGAGATAGCTTGGTGGTAGGTATTGATACCGATGAAAGAGTGAAGGCAAATAAAGGTCCATTTCGGCCCTTTAATGACTTAAATGATAGGAAGTATTTCTTGGAATCAATACGTCACGTTGATAAGGTAGTATCTTATTCAACAGATGGTGAATTAGAAAATCATTTGATTGAAAATAACATCCAAGTTATGGTTATAGGCTCTGATTGGAAAGGAAAAAGAGTCGTCGGACAACAGCATTGTAAACAACTTGTGTTCTTTGATCGCATTGGAGATTATTCTACAACCAAGATATTGGAGAAAAAATGACATACGTATTTGATATTGATGGAACGATTTGTTCTTTAACAAGTGGGGAATATAAAGAAGCAAAGCCATTTGACAATAGAATTAAGGTTATCAATGAACTGTTTGATGAGGGGCACAAAATAACACTCTTAACAGCAAGGGGCATGGGAAGATCGAATAATAATCAAACAATGGCGTATGATTTGTTTTACGACTTAACAGTGCAACAACTGAAGGATTGGGGCGTAAAGTATCATAATTTGTTCTTGGGAAAGCCCTCTGGTGATGTTTACATAGATGATAAAGGAGTGAAAGATGTCGAATTTTTTACCAATAAAGTTCGTTCCTAAAGGCTGGGGTTTTGAAAAGTGGATCGTCAACTGTGATCAATACTGTGGCAAGCTTTTATATTTTGTAAAAGGAAAAAAGTGTTCTTGGCATTACCACAAAATAAAAGATGAAGTTTTTTATATTCAATCAGGAAAAATTTTGGTTAGATATTCACATCAGGATGATCTAAAAAAAGCCAATGTTACTATTTTAGAGCCCGGAGACAATTTTCACATCCCAACCGGTTTGCGACATCAAATGGAAGCACTGGAGGATACTGAGTTGTTTGAGTTCTCGACTCAACACTTCGATAGCGACAGTCATAGAATAGAAAAAGGAGATTAAATGAAATTAGTAATCATAACAGGGTGCCTAGGCTTAATTGGCTCACATGTGACGAGAGAGTGTCTAAACAAAGGATGGCAGGTGTTGGGAATAGACAAGATAACATACGCTGCAAACCCTCAGTTTCTAGACGAATTTGATAAACATAAAAATTTTAAATTTCTAAAAGAGGACATTGCTAAATTGAAATATTTACCACACTGTGATTATGTAATCAATGTAGCAGCAGAATCACATGTTGGAAATAGTATAATAGATTCTGAAGATTTTATTCACTCAAACGTAGTAGGTGTAAAGAACTTACTAGATTTGATTAGAAAAAAACCCGAAAACATTGAATCACGACCAATCTTTTTTCATTTTAGTACTGACGAAGTTTACGGAGACATAACAGAAGGGGAGCACATCGAGACTGACATTCTTAATCCATCCAATCCTTATTCTGCCTCTAAAGCAGCAGCCGACATGTTAATTCTTGCATGGTCCCGGACATATAATTTAGAGTATGTGATTTTGAGACCCACGAACAACTATGGAGTAGGCCAATACCCAGAAAAATTGATTCCTATCTGTGTAAAGCATCTCCAAAGAGGAAAGATAATCAGACTCCATGATCAAGGGTTGCCGATCAGAAATTGGCTACACTCTGCAGATACAGCGACTGCTGTGACAACAATAATTGAGTCTGGTGTAAAAAACGAAATTTTTAATGTCGCTGGGGGCTTTGAGCAAACAAATCTTGAGACTGCCAAACAAATCCTAGCAGCATTTTTTGGAGAATTACCAAAAACATATGGTAGATATTTAGACCTCAGTCACAAAAGAAAAGGTCAAGATGTTAGGTATGCCCTAAACGACGATAAATTAAAAAATCTAGGCTGGAAGCCTAAAAAGAAATTTTCTGAAGAATTAAACAGTATAGTTAGATATTATAAAGCCAATTTTAAATGGTAAGGAGAAAAAATGAATTATACATTATCAAACCAAGCCGTAGGAGCAATTATGATGGCCCTACAAAAATCACTAATGGAACAAACAGACATCGTACCGGTCTTAACTGGTTTCGAAATACAAATCGATGACATGAATCAGTTGGTTGTCACCAATCCTCCTACAGTGGAAGTAAAAAACGAAACCACTATACAAGGCGGAACTATTGAAACGAGTGTCCAATAGTGCCAAAGTATATCTACCAGTGCACAGATTGTCCCGGACATTTCGAAATTCATCATGGTATGATGGAAGAAGCAACTAATTGTCCACAATGTGATTCAAAAGACTTTCATAGAGTGCCGCAAATGCCCTTTCTGAAGCGTTCTGTTGAGCCAAAGGGTAGTAAGGTAGGTGACAAAACAAAAGCCGCTATCGAGGCAAATAGAGACCTTTTAAATGACATGAAAAAAGAGGCCGAAAAGGATTATTATAGAGATGACAATTAAAATTTGGCTAGGGCTTGCTTTGACCATCTCGGTTGGTCTAAATTTATTATTAATTTGGTTTAGCAAAGAACAATCAAGGAGACTTTCTTATGTTTCACAGAATCTCGGTGATTTGGTTGAATTAATATCAGATTATGGAGAACACCTAAAAAAGGTTTACTCCATGGAAATGTTTTATGGTGATCAAACTCTCGAGTTTTTAATGAGCCACACTAGAACAATGGTGGAACTTATTCAAAAAGAATACGGCGACATTACTTCCATAACTGATCCATTAGAAACAATTATTATTGAGGAAGAAAGTGATGAAGAGAACGAGAAAGAAATCGAAGGGCAAAATGTATTTTACGCAGGATCACGAAGACGCGATTCTTAAGTTTTGCACCAGTGAAAATAGAGCAGAAAAAGAACAACTATACATTGATTGGATACAACCGGCATTTAATCAAATGGTTGATAAAATAGTATTTTCATATAAATTTACAAATTTGCCCAACATCGATGAGTTGCGGATGGAATGCAAAGTTTGGTTAACTACAATTTTAGACAAGTATGATCCAAATCGCGGCTCTAAAGCATTCTCTTATTTTAGTGTCATAACTAAGAACTGGTTCATACATAAAGTCAAAAGAAACACAAAAAGACTCCAGAGAGAAATCCCTTATGAAAATGCTGAGTTAGAACTTGAGACAACATTTGTTGATCCCGGAGATCAGTATTACCAAGAAAGAGTTTCTAAGGAATTTTGGACTAATTTATGGAACGAGATAGAGTCTTGGGACATCGATTATGAAAAAGAAGCCGAGAGAAAGGTTTACGAGGCCGTAAAAATAATATTATCCTCTGTTGATGACATAGAAATTTTTAATAAAAAGGCTATCTACTTGTACCTGCGTGAATTAACAGGTATGAACACGAAACAGGTTGTCACCCACCTCAATAAAATGAGAGTAAAGTACCGAGATTTTAAAAAAAATTGGGATGATGGCAAAATTTGAAAAAAATCTAATTAGTAATATGAAAAGCAAAAAGCATATAGAACAAGCAATTAAAAACATAGAAGATGACCGCGAAATAACGAGGGAGTTGCTAGACGATGCCATTAAGTGGTTAGCCGTTGATGATGCAAGACATCAAGACATTGGTATGACTTTGGCTAAATACGTTGAAACACTGCAAAGATCGAACGAACAGTTAGTAAAACTCTGCGGCTTAATGTCAAAGCAAGAATCTTCAGATGAACTATCAGAGAAAGATTTTGCTCAAATTTTTGATCAGATTCAAAAATCGGAGGATAAATAATGGCAATAAACAGAACAGCAGCATCAGATCAACAAACGAGAGTTCAGGCGCGTAATGAATCAATAAATGAAATAATAATTGACAGCGAATACGGTCAACAATTACCTGAATCTTTTCGCGCTATTGTTTTGTCTGGTTTTTATAATGGAGGTTCTGACATTAAAGAGTTGAATGTGCTGTCGACAAAAGGAGAAGTAATCTCATATTACTTCGCCAGAGTTAGACCTTTAAATGTTGCAGAATTTGTTATACCAAGCCCTTTCTTGGAAATGAGGACTTGTGATGCAAAAAATTTAATTTTATCACACCCCTTAGGTTTCAAAAAAGCATCGTCGGAAACAGCATTACAACCCGGAGGAATTTATCAGTGCAGATTTATAAATCATCAACAAAGAACCGGAATAGAAATTTTAGATTTAGTTGAATTATCTGATAAGAGACCAATAGAAAGCGGCTCAGGCAGTGGAGCAAAAAATGTTATGAAAAACGGTGGATCTGGTACTAATTCTTCTACATCAAGTAATGACACTCCGGCCCCTACATCCACTCCCGGCGCCTTGAAAATGGAAAGTAGAGAGCCACTCACCAACAAAAAAAAATCGGATCAAATTTATACAAGATCTGCGTATGATCTATTGGCTACGGATGAATACTTAAAACCAGTGCTAGATGCAATTGCAAAAGGTGAGGGAAATTATAATGCTTATAATTGCGGTACAAGCGGACAAGGCCCATTCATAGACTGTGATGATGATGTTAGGACAAACTGGGGTAAGCCAAGATCATTTGCTGACGGAAAGAATAAAATTTCAGAAGCCACTGTCGGGACACTAAGAGGGATGATAGATATAAGAGCGACAAGACCAAGTGCTGGGTTTTTAACAGTTGGCAGATATCAAATAGCACAAAGTTACGATCCAAAATACAGCCAAGCTCTTTATAAGCTTTTGGACAACATCGATCCACCTGTCAAAGATGATGAGGTTTTTAACGAAAAACTTCAAGACATGTTGGGGGCTGCATTGTGTATGAGTTATAAACGACCAGCGTTACATGGTTATTTGCTAGGGTTAAATAACGACATTGATGAAGCAACACTAGATCTGGCTAAAGAATGGGCTTCTGTCGGTGATCCAAGACCAGATACACGTAATCAAACATTCTATGGTTCCACTGCCAATAGGGCAACCACCGAGGTTGAGACAATACAGCCTCTTTTAAAAACAGCCAGAAATAAAATATTGTCTGTTATGGCAGAATGTAAAATGTATGATGAGAATGGACGAGAATTTAGCACCACAATTAATCCTGATGTTTACACTTTGATTTCACTTTATGATAAAAATAAAACAAAATTTGATCCAATACTATCGTCCGGGAGTGATTCATCTCCATGACAACACCTGAAACTAAAAAACAATTTCTGCAAAGAACAAGAAAAAAGGTTCCGTTTAGAGACCTAACATCTGAAGGTAGAAAAAGAATTACTCAGCAGATCGAAAATCTCATTAAAGATAGGAAAATACCGGAAAATAGCGGTCTCTTTCTATCAAAAGATGATGAAGTTATGCCGGTATATGGACCAGTGTCCTTTGCAGAAAGAGTCATTGCTAGAAGAGAACGTGGTGGTAAACTGTCTGGTGCAAGAATTGTTTTAACCAAAGATAATTATGGACATAGAGGGACTGGCCTTGGTGGCCTTGGCGGTACAATGTGTGAAGCAATTGATCTTGTGGCCGGATCATTGACCTGCGAGAAAGAAATACACACAGACTCAACTCGAACCAGAGCAAACTTTATTACTGATGGTGCTAGGATTTACTTAACAGAGAGGGGCGACATACAAAACTACTTTGCTCTTGGTCCGGGCGATGGAGCAACCTCAATTTCTTCTGAATTAAAATCTGGAATTGGAATGAAAGCCGATCACACTCTTGTACTTGGAAGGGAAAGGGTGAGGATTTTGGTAGGACTAAGCGCAGCAGAGGGTGGAGAAAGGCTTGCAAATTTAAATGAGCACCCAACAGGAAGAATTGACATTGGAGCAGTACTTGGGAGAGATGGGGACTTTGAAAAAGCAGTTCTAGGAGATTCACTAGTAAAGTATTTAGATAAAATAAACGACAGGATAAACAATGTAGCCCAATACTGTCAAAAACTAGAAGATCGTATTTTGGCTGTGAGGATTGACATGGCTTCACATTTTCATACTGGAGGAGGTATAGGCTACATTCAAACAGTTCCTGACCCCGTATTAATTTCTAAAGGTATGGGTCATGTAGGGAAATACTTATCCTCAACAACAGAGAAAATCATGGATCAAATCAATTACTACATTGAAGATGCTGCATCTACAGGTATAGAAGGCGGTGTTGTGAATGGCGCGAAGGATGCTGGGATTTTAAGCACAGTTGTTTATATTGGAAAAGGAGTGCAAAAATAATAATGTCTACCGATGAAACACCAACGGGCTTCGCACCCTACCAGTCAGATGCTTGTGAGGAATCTCCCAAGCCGATACCAATTAAAGAAATCTGTAGAGATTGTAAGCCTGATCCAAAATTTATAGAGCCAAACTGGAAAATAATGGTTGATAAACCATATTTCAATAAAAAAACTTGTGAATACATGGTAACTGTGCACACTGACAAGTTTGGAGAACAATATGGTTTATCTGCTAATTTTTCAATGAAGAATAACTTCGGAAACTTTCCACCGGGTCCAAAAAGAGATGAGATGCTCCGAAACTATGTACAGCCGGCATTGGTTTTAATGCTTGAGCATTTTAATAAACTAGTAGCAGATCAAATAATTTGTGCGTTTCATAACGGACCTGCTCTCAATGGGCTTGAAGCAGAAGAACTGTTGACAAATTATAATGATTATAAAACTGTTTTTGAATTACTAAAAGACGAACCAGTTGGCGAAGGACGACACTATCCTGATGTAACCCCGTGTCTGGATTATACAAAGCCAGTTAAATCCTTAACTTCTGGCGACGCCGAAGCATCGCTACTGAGCCTGACGGACATTATTCTACAATCAAAGAACAGATACCCAGAGGTTACGAATCCTTACGCTTTAGAATTATACGCGTATGTAAAAGATTTTTGGGTTGATCCTCAAAATAATTTATTGAAAGTTTCAATAGCGATACCCTCATTTGTATTTGATTCTGTGCCCAGTGCCCCCACTACAGATGAAATAGAAGAAGAGAGTACTAAACTGGAGTCGAGCGTTGAACTTCAGGTTGATAAGCTTTTTGGACAAATAACTCGTTTATCTTCTGCCCTTAAGACGTATGCCAAATATCAATCTCATTTTCATCAGAGTCAACAAGGGAAAATCATCTACAAAGATTCCAAGAAGCCTTACTATGCTATAGATTATTCTAGAAGAATTGATGAATTTTATAAAAGACTGAAAGGGGTAGGTAAAAACAATGGCTGGAATTTAAGATCTAATTTAAAAAGTGTATCTAAGTTAAATGCGAGACTTATAAAAATAGAATTTGAAGAACAAGAGGTGCAAAAAAAAGCTACACCTGAAGCAATAGAGGAAATAGCACAAGAAATAGACAACAGAGAAGACCCAGAAATCACAACCACTGAAACCGCTGAGGGAACTACGGCTAAAATACCCGGAAAAACACAATCTTCTCCTCCAAAAAAACATTATAGAATAAAATCTATAAAAGTAAAAAAGAGGGGCTGCGAGTTCGTAAAATTAAAAGGCGGAGGAGTAAAAAAGTTTATCAGAGATTATAATTCAGACCCGACACTTGTTGGGTATATTGCAAAATTAAATAAGATAGATGTTGATTTACAAGCAAAAAAGTCTTACCCATGGATGGATTTTTTAGTTAAATTTACATATCCCACCTTATCTATAAGATATGGAGAGTTAAGCATAGATGATGTTGAAGAAACCGCAGGCAGTTGCATAGCAGAAAATCTAGCAGAATTTGGAATGGACCTGCAGGACTATGTATTAAATGAGGTGTTAAGCATTTTAGAGGTGTTTCAATATGAATGGAACTCTAAAAACTGTGTTATGTTGCATAATCAGGATAAAGTACAAGAATTAGCAGACACAGAACCAGAAAAAATTTATTGGAAAACAAAGAAAAATCCCACTGCTAGGGATGCTAAAAAAAATTATGATGATACAAAAAGAAAAGAAGATGAAGACAGAGTGTTACAAGACTTGTATGATAAAAAAGAGAGCACACTTGAACAAATCAGAGCCACTACAGAAAAAATTAAAATTTTAGATTCAAGATTAGAACTAGCAATACGAGAACTAAACGAATCAAGTAATTTAATGGCGAGCACATATTCATACAGTGAACAAGCAAGAATCGAAAAATTCAGAGAAAAACTTACCCAAGCAGTGGAGAAAGAAGCAAATTTAAGACAACAATTAGCGGAAATAGAAAATAAATTATCAAAAAGAAATCGAGATAAAGAAATTTCAAAAAAAAGAAGAAAGACGGGTCTTGAAGCAAGAAAACAGCGAAGAGCAGAGGATCACCCATACGTAAGAGAGGCTAAAAAATTAGCCTATGCCGAATTTAATTTACAAGACGATGTGATAACCAGTCTTCTGGCTCTTGACACATTTCAAAAATCTAAACAAAGCCCCGGCGCAGATTTACAAGGTGGAGACAACGATGAGGTTGCAAAAATTTCATCCAGACTAAGTCTTTGTGGCCTAGATAGTCTCTTGTTAACATCACTAAGGTGCCTGATGTCTGGTGTAGAAGAAGAGGCCGCTTTCAAAAAAATCATAAAAACAACATTGAAAGCGATGGAGATAGATGTTTTTGGTTATTTTGTAGAAAGCCTACCCCCAACAGTTCAACAAGAACTAAGGGAAAAGTTAAATAAAAATTTTGAAGGTCTTCCGTTGCCTTGGGAAGAAGGCTATGATGCTGGAGCCATGGATAAAACCAATCCTTACACAGAATATTTAAAATCACCGCCTGAACGTTTAGAGGAAAAGCAAAACAAAGTTAGAAGATCAAAAGATAAGGTTGATGCAAAGATTATTGCATTTGAAGAAGAAGCCGAGTTTTTGGGAGAAGCTGTTAAACTAGCTCAAGAAAGCCTTGATGAATGGGACCAATACATTGAAGGTTGGGTAGGATCTCCTGAGAGAGAAAAGCTCATAGATGAATCTGGTCGTTTAACACCCGAGGGTTTATCTATAGATACTGATATGGAACAAGAATTTCAAAGACGTAAATCTGAACTAGAAAAAGCAAAAACAGAATTAGAAACACACATCTCTGGTGAGAATCTAGAAGAGGCAGTAAAAGATGAAAAAACAAGAACAGAATTAGAGGTCAAGTGGGCAGAACTAACAAGTGATGAAAGAGTAAAGGCAGCAGAACTAGCGTCCGACGCTACCAGAATAAACATGGGAGGAGATCCGGATAAAAAAGGGTCTCCCGGGACATACGGTACTGCCTTAGGTAATGCCCAAGAATTAATAACAGATGCATACATTGAATATTTGCTAGATGTTATGCAATTTGACCAGATTATGACTATTCTTGATGGTTTTCCGGGTGCTAGAATAGTTCCTTTTGCTATAACTCAAGCGAAATGTGCATCTCAAGGAATGTTCAAGCCTCCTATAAAAAGTTTTCTATCTTCATTATCTTTAGATACTTGTGGAGCCATTCAAGCCGGACTAACATTCCCAAGTTCAGTTAAGCCAATACCCAACTTTTTTAAAGGAAACTATTTGTTGGTGAGGCTAAGAAATTTATTTATAAAAAAAATAAGTGAAGCATTGATACAAATAGTCAAAGGTCTTTTGATAAAGATTTTTAGCATTTTGGACGATGCATTGTGTAAAGGCCTTGGTATTGCTGGTCAAGCAGCTTTGGGCGGAGATACACTAGGAGATGCTTTAGCAGATGCTTTTTGTCCAAACGGCGACGATGATGACCTAAGGGGTGCCGGTAACGGCATGATGAATGCAGCCGGTCTTCCACCTGATTCTTGGGAGTGCTTATATAACCTTTTGAATACTATTTTGTCAAAACAAGATTACATAAATCTATTGACTAATACCCCGCAAGAAATGGACCAAAGAACTTTAAACATAATAGCAGAATCAGTGAAAGTGTTTTGTCCTGACTTTGCAGATGTTCTAGGTACCCCTGAGCAAGTTGGTGATCTGTTCGCAGCCGGAGGTAATTTGTTACCACCGAACATTAAAGACAATTTAAAGCAACCAGAGGAACCAGACCAGCCTCTTTATAACAACATTTGCTTAACAAAAGATCAATATGAGGACTGGCGTAGATCTAGAGAAAAACTATATACTGATCAAGGCTTAGACTCTGATACTGCTAAAGACATTATGGATAAAGCAAATGATAGAGCACTAGATGACATAGGGACTTTAGCAGACGCTCTGAATGATTTAGACGGCTTGCTTGGTCAAGCATTAAATAAATTACTACAACCAGCAGCCACTGCTGCAGCAGCGGATTGTGCCGTGGACGAAACAGCATTGGTTTTTGAAGATGAAAAACTAGCAGAGGATAAACTTGAAGCGTTAAATTCTATTTTTGATCAATTACAAAGAAGATTCAATTCAGATCTTATTGGAAGACCTAGGTCTTTTTTGAATAATGTGTTACGAGATAGTAATAATGCTAGACTTAGAGGTCATGAGTTGAGAGTTAGTTTACCGATACTTTTTGCAAACTATGTCAATGACATGGATCAGTGGAGATTTAGAGAAGAAAACGGAAGTTTACTATACACATGGCAAATGAGGAAAATGGGTACGGCTGAAGAAGATCGCGCAAAAGGAATGTTCCCAGAAACTGTCGGAATTTGGATGAAAGAACAATTAGAAAAAGAAAAACTAGTTTACAAATCAGGAACAGGGCCTCAAATAAGCATGAAATTTTCTGATAATGGAGCAGGTGACGGCGAGCCAAATTGGTCGTTTGAATTAAAATATTACGTAAAAAGAGTAGACAAATCAGTAAAAAGGATAGCAGCAGTTGAAACATATGTTCAAAAACCGTCAGCAATGAACATTTTGATGAATCCCTCTCTGGAATCATTAAGACCTACCGAGGTTAAAAATAAAATTTTAGATATAGATTCTCAAGACTTTGTTGATGTTGATAAATATTATGACTTTCAATATTCAGATTCCAAATCATTTCAGGCTCTCCTTTTTGAATCGTTTTTAAAATCAAAAGTAGGGACAGAATTAAATACAAATGGAACTCGCGGCGCTGTTTTCAATGAAATAAATTCATCAGTATTGAATGTCGTGAGGAACCTTGTGTTAGAAAAGCCCGGAGGCGGTACCCCGACAGGTTTTAACTTTGGCTATGATTTCCAGCAAGCAATTACATTCGCAGACTTAACTTATGTAAATCCTGATGCAACATCTGATGAATCGACATGGGAATACACATATGAAAACGAAGATGGCGTACTTGGTAAAAGCGCCACGGATAATCCTAGAGTTCACTTTTTGGATCCTGCTCTGCATGGCGGGTCTTATAAAAGACCTAGGATCTACATCGAGCCGGCTACATACAATGGCTGGTTGGGAATGATCAAAGTCTTCATACCAGAAGAAAGAGAGTGCGAAGAAATGGACCTTGGGTTTCTGAATGTTAAGTCGTTGGCAAAGAGAGCGAAAGAGGTAGAAAGGAAGCTGCCATTTGATGAAAGGCTATCGTTATCTCCTGATTGTAGATTTGAGCCTCCGTATGATAAAATCTCATCACCAGAAACACATGGTATCATGGAAGCCACAGTTCTTGCCACTTTAAGAATTTATGCAACAGAGTTTGTGTTGAGGGCTCTACCAACTTTTGGGAGTGTAGCTTTTTCTCAAAATAACATAGATGGGACACTGACGCAGTTTGTTATGTCCGAGATGAAAAATGGTATGATAGATCAAACCTCAAGATTCAACATAGTGCAAAGCTTTACTTATTATTTGTTGTTCCTTGAGCAGATTGTTCAAGTGGTTCAAAGGCAAGTAAAAGACGGACTATTAGAAAAAACAGATGCCATAACTGCCGCATTTGATCAAATAAACTCTACGCAAAGAAATTATGACTATCTTAATAAAAGAGAACTAATCAAGGGCACTGCCATTATTGCTTTTGGTCCTTATTGGAAAAAAGAGTTGAGAGAAAAGGGAGTGGATTTAGACGATGAAAAAACATATAAAAAGATTTCATTAAAAATTGCACGTATGCTTTCTCCTTTCAAGATTAATCTTGCTGCCAAAATAGCATCAATTTATGATTCGATGGGAACAGCCGAGGTCATAGCAGGAGAAATGTTAAAAAAAGAAATCTCCGATTTGGTTAAAAAAATCGACTTCAATCTGCGGCCACGACCTCACATCTATGATATTAGAAAATCTTTGTTGTCTCGTGCCGGTATCGTTTTAGGGTCAACTCTAAAAAGCGGCGAAACCGACGTAGAACAACCAGTTTTTGAAGGCCAATCTGGTATTGATTATGGGAGCGTACCACATGTAAGAACTGCTGATGATTCTTCTCATCCTTTAAATGGAATGGAGATTTCAGTCGGATCAGAAAACCTTTCTACTCCGGAAGGTGTTACAAATTTAGATGATTTTTTTGCCGAGGGATCTTCCGGTATTTTAGATGATGTTTTGGTTGATGTTGCTCGAGCAACTCTTGAAAACACAACAGTCTCTTTAAATCCAAGAAAAATAAAAGAGTCACTAGAGGCTATAGCGGCTGCAACCAAAGAAATAAAGAGAGAGTATGCTGATGCATTTATATCTGATAAATTAAACAGTGCATTATCAATCAATAAGGCTGGTTTTTTCTATTTAGAAAAATACTTGAGGGTATTTGAAAAAACACAAGACGGAACCCTTGGTAGTTCTCAAGTGTACAACATAAAAGAGTTCCAAGAAATCTTAAAAAATAGAGATTATGACCCAAGCTCTTACATCTCGGACAATTTTGGTAATGCATCTTTAGTTTTAGATGAAGAAGATTTAGAAAAGGTAGATGGCACAATAGGAATAAAATTTGGAGTTAGATTAGTTTATAGTCCTCCATCTCAGTTTTCTTATGAGCAAACGATGGACACGGAACGAGAGCGTACCTATTCTTTACCACCAGCAAAAATGATTGCAAAAACAAAACCTTCTTTCAAAAAAATGTTAGAAAATTTTCCATTGACCGTACAAGAAGGGTACTTGAATGAATTATCTGATTCTTTAGAAGTGCAACTTGCCTCATCAACAAGAGCAATACCAGTAGTCGTTTATGAAAAAGACATACTAGATAGAAAAATTTCTGAAATAGATCTGGAAGATGATGATTTTGGCGAAGATTTAAAGTGCTACGTTGATAATTTAACAATGCAAGAGGATTTTGATTTCTTATTTGATGTATGTTTTCCTTCTAAGCCTTATGTTTCATTGATGGCTATTTACTCTTACTATTGTTTTATACATTCAATTGGCGAAGATGTCGGGGATACTGAGTCCCATGAGACCGATGAAGATGCAAAAGGCTTGGCTAACGACGCTTGGAAGGCGGCGATTTTCAAAAAATCAAAAAAAGCCGCAAGAAAATTATTCAATGCGACATACAGGACTGATGATGATGTCAAAGAAGAAGGTCGACGAGAAAAGAAAGATCGGAATGTTGAATTTTTGAAAAATTTACTACCAAATTCATATATAAACATAGACTCAAGTGTTCGTTGGTGGCAAAAGTGGAGAATAATAGACATCAGTCCATTTGATAAAGATGGAAACGAATGTAAGAACGATTTTCAAAAAATGTTTGATGGAGCATAAAAATGTCTATTTCCCTAATACTTCCTATAAAAATTGGCGATCACGGCCTGCAATCATTTAAAGACAGTGAAACAAAAGAAGCCATACAGCAAAATTTAAAAATGCTATTATTAACTAACCCCGGAGAATATGTAATGGATCCCATTTTTGGCGTGGGGCTATCTGGTTTTCTTTTTGAACAAAGTGGGCCACAAGTTTCAACAACAATAGAAAACAGGATAACAAAACAAGCCGGCTTGTACATGCCGTACATCAGAATAGAAAATATAGACATAAATTTTGATAACATAGATAATAATGTAATGAAAATACGCATAGAATATAGAACATCTGACTCTGTAATCAATGAGGTTTTTGATTTGACGACAAAAATTTAACTTTTGTTGTTTAAACTATTTAAAGATTAAGAGGGGCAACCGATGTCAAAACTAAAAAACACGCCAATAGATTACACAAGTAGAGACTATGATTCAATAAAAAATGATCTGATAAATCATGCCAAGAGATATTATTCAGAAGAATGGAAGGATTTTTCTAAATCTACCATTAATTCTTTTTTAGTTGATTCTGTTTCGTACATAGGCGATGTTTTATCTTATTATCTCGATTATCAGGTTAACGAAAGTTTTTTAGAAACCTCTATAGAATTTGCAAACATCAGAAAACACGCAAGAGCACTAGGTTACAAGTTTGCTGGTTCCGCTAGTTCTTATGGCACTATAGCCATGTTCTGTCTGGTTCCGTCAAACAGTGATGGAACAGCACCAGATTACTCATACATGCCGACAATACAAAGAGGGACTTCTTTTAATTCTTCAAATGGCGGAACTTTTATTCTGACAGAAGATGTTCGTTTTGACGAGCCTAACAACGAAATTGTAGCAGCACGTTTCAATGATACGACTGGAGAGACGACACATTTTGCAGTAAAAGCTTATGGGCAAATAGTATCGGGAATACATCAGAGAATAGTTTCAGATTTGAGTAATTCATCATTTGAAAAATTTAGAAAAGTGCGTGTTGGCGGCATAGACATAACAGAAATAATCTCAGTTAAAGACTCAGATGGCAACGAATATTATGAGGTTGATAACCTTGCACAAGAAGTAGTTTTTAAAGAAACCACAAACCAAAACGCTTTGAACGATGGAGTTCGTAGTATTATGAAGCCATTTGTTGCAGCCAGAAGGTTCACTTTTGAGCAAGATGATACTGGTACATTTTTACAATTTGGTTTTGGATCAGAAACAAACGAATCTGATGGTCTTGTAGATCCTGCTCAAGTTGCATTAAAAATGCATGGAAAGAGAAGTATTTCTGATCTTTCTTTTGATCCGTCGAAACTATTAGGGACTACAAAATTAGGAATTGCACCATCAAATACGAAATTGATTGTCATAGCAAAAAGTAATAATGCCGATAATGTTAATGCCGGAGTAAATACAATAACAGAATTACAAACAAGAAAAATAAAATTTGACGATTTACAAAGCTTGAACGGATCACAAGTATCGGAAGTAATAAACTCAATTGAAGTAACAAATGAAGAGCCCATAGTTGGAAGCACAGAAGAAATAACTAACGAAGAGTTAAAAGTTAGAGCAAAAACGTTTTATTCGTCTCAGAATAGAGCAGTTACCAAGCAGGATTATGAGTCCGCAATCTATAACATGCCAAAAAAATTCGGTTTAATCAAGAGAGTTAATGTAGTCAATGACCCGAGTGCGACAAATAGAAGAATAGCGATGTACCTCATCTCCGAAAACTCAGATGGTAAACTGGTTGCTTCAAATAGCAAAATAAAATCTAATGTCAAGAACTGGATAAAAAACTACAAAGGTTTAAATGATGTTATCGACATCTATGACGCAAGAATAGTTAATTTTGGTATTGATTTCAAAATAGTCGTTGACGAAAGGTTTAAACAGTTTGATATAATAGGAAGGTGTGTCAATACTTTGACTGATTATTTTTCTAATCAATTATACATCGGTGAGCCAATTTACTTGACACGATTGTACAGTGTGTTGGGGAAAATAGATGGCGTAGCAGATGTCAAAAAGGTTAGTATTTATAAAAAAAATGGTGGAAGATATTCAAATACCTTATTTGATTTTGATGAAGCAATGTCTATGGATGGAACATTTTTAAAAACACCACAGAATGTAGTTATGGAATTAAAGTTTCCAAAATTAGATATAAAAGGAACACTAATCAGATGATAAAAAGATACGACGCTACAAAAGACAATACGATCACGAATGCGTTCGGAAAAGACATGTTAACTAGAGCAACTGGCTCCAACATGGGAGAGTCTGACATTTTGGAAGTTTTCTCCATTTACGGACAATCATCCAGTTCCGCTGGGCTATCAACAGAAAAATCAAGAGTATTAATAGAGTTTGATGTGAACCAGATAGCCCAAGACAAAAACAATGGAACGATTGCGTCTGGGTCGTCATTTTATTTAAAATTGTTCAACGCCAAGCACAGTCAGCAATTACCTAGAAATTACTCATTAGAAGTAACAAACTTAGAGCAATCTTGGGAAGAAGGCACTGGCCTTGACATGGAAGGTTACACAGATTTAACCTACAACATCAAAGGTTCCAATTGGGTAAAAAGACAGGGCGGCAATATCAGAGAAATAACAAAGTTTACATTTGAATCCGATTCAAGAACAGATTATGGTGCAGGCGCTGGTGTTAAGTGGGTGAAATTATATACTGCGACAAGTGTTTATGGTGCTTTTTGGTTTAATGATGGTGGTGGTGACTCTGCTCCCGGAGAAGAACTGGAAATTCAGATTAATATCGCATCTGCTGTAAACAAAGAAGCAATTGCCTTAGCATTTAAAAATGCCGTTGATGGTAATGACAATTTCTCAGCAAACATAATTGACAACGCAGTTTATGTAACAGCATCGGCGACAGGATCACCACAAGAAACAGTATCAAAACAAGGCACTTGGGCAGAGAATGTTCTAACACCAGAGGTCTGGCATGCTGGAGACTCAAGTTGGAGAACCGCCGGGGCAACGTCTGGCTCTTTTATTACACCAGTGAGCCTAGCCGTTGGTGATGAAGACTTAGAGGTAGATGTGACCTCTCTTGTTAACACATGGATTGATGGAACAAGAGAAAACAATGGTTTGATGATTAAGGTTAGTTCCTCTCTGGAAGATTCCGCGAGATCATATTATACAAAAAAATTATTCGCCAGATCTACAAGTTACTTTTTCAGCAAACCAGTTCTTGAAGCTAGATGGGATTCTAGTGTTAGAGATGATAGAGGAAATTTTTATTTAAGTAGTTCGTTAGTATCGGGTGAAGATAACATGAATACGATTTACCTCTACAACTATGCTAGAGGTAGACTAACAAACATTCCGTCAATAGGATCAGAGTTTCCTTATATTATGGTTAGTTTGTTTTCTGGATCGGAGGATAACTCATCTCCTTCCGGATCTGCGTTGAAACTAGTGGAGGATGGAACTAGTGTTTCAAGCAATACTTACGTTGTGACCGGAGGGGTTGTGTCAACTGGGATTTATTCGGCATCTTTTGCCTATACCGGTTCCTCCACAATAGAGACTGTTTATGATGTTTGGTTTAGCGGAAGCAACACAGTAGCAGATGCCTCAAAAACATCAGCGCAATTCAGTACCGGGTCAATTGAAGTAAAAAGATTTGGAGCGTTGAATTATTCTGATACCGATAAATATGTCCTGAGCGTAAGCAACAAGAATAACACCTACAGGTGCGACCAAACACACAGGATAAGATTGTACGCAAGAAGAAAAAATTGGTCTCCAAACATTTTTACAACAGCGACTAGTGTACCAGATAGTTTAATTTTTGAAAGTGCATCATATCAGGTTTACAGAATTGTCGATGACAAAGTTGTCATACCTTATGATACTGGTTCGGTGAACGGAACAAGGTTGTCGTATGATCTATCCGGTAATTACTTTGATTTAGATGCATCTCTACTAGAAGAAAACTACACATACGGAGTAAAAATCTCGGTGTATGATCCGGATACTTCAACATACGAGGAGCAACCATTCACATACAAATTACGAGTGACTAAGAATGAGTATTAAAAATCTTTTTGGCAAATCCTTTCAGAGTTTTCAATCCGCAAGTGTTGATTTGGAATCTACATCTTATGCCGATGCTGTTGTTGAGGAGAGATTAACATATCTACCCCCAATCGATTTTGCATCCGCATCAAACTTCGTAAAGTACGGATCAGCAGAATTATATTACTCTAATTCTATCAAGAGGATTTACAATGAGTTTCCGTATGACGGATCAAAGACAGAAAAAATAAAATTTCATCAATCCTCTTCGTATTTAGATAGGTGGATGTATACCACGAAATATCCAAAAACGACTGGACATGTAACACTGGGGACAACCGGATACCAAGGGGGAAAAGATGCTGAAGGTTATGGAAAAACAACAACAAATGAATTTATCCGTGTCTGGGGTGGTATTCATACTGCTTCTGCTGGTATGGTTGGTGTACCATTAAGGGAAACATTTCACAAATCAGGCAAGTATGATGAGAGCCTAAATAGAACACAAAATTGGTCTATCAATCCCACTAGTGGATCTACCGTAGAGTTTTGGTTAAAAATACCAGATTTTGATATGTCCAAATCTAATCACATGGTAATTTTGGATGTGTGGAATGGGGTTGACCCATATGCGTCTTCAAATTCGTATAGTAGATTTCAAATCAAACTTGAAAAAACTGTCGCAAACCAAAACAGATTTAAACTAACCTACTTCAACGATAACAATGGCTTCCCCGGTTCATTTATTAGTGAAATTTTATCTGATAGTGACATCGCGCAGTGGCACCATTATGCCTTTACTGTTTCCGAAGGATCTGCTGCAAACCTATACCAAATGGATTTTTATATAGACGGACAGTCTCACAAAAGTTCTGAACTAAATGCTGGAGCGGTGATACCTGCTTTCCAAGGTCTTTTGAACGGCTATATTGGAGCGCTACAGGCTACCAATACTCATGCTTCCACCACGGTCAACGCAGTAGGATCAGGTAAATTATCTGGCTCCTTAGATGAGTTTCGGTTTTGGAAAAAAGCAAGAACAGGTCGGCAGATCGGCCTCAATTGGTTTAGGCAGATCGGCGGAGGAATGAACACAGATAATGATGTTCAGGACTTGGGTGTATATTTTAAGTTCAACGAAGGGATTACTGGTAATAACAATACAGACTCTGTTGTTTTGGATTATTCCGGGCGCGTAGCCAACGGAACTTGGATAGGATACTCTAACACAACTAATTCCAGATTGACTACTTCTGCGATTGAATTGTCTAACAGTAATCTCACAGAGAGTAAGGATCCCATAATTTATTCTACACATCCGGATGTCGTTGCTCTAGAGGCAGAGATGACAACCAGCGGTTCAGATTATGATGCAGAATATCAAGGATCATTTTACAATACTTTTCCCAACTGGATTACGGAAGAAGACGGAGACAATGGGTTAAATTTAAAAAACATCTCACAAATCTTAGCCAGTTACTTTGACACATTGCATGCTCAAATAACAGCAATGTCTAATTTAAAAAATAAGAATTACGTTCTTGATACGTATAAACCGATCCCTTTTGCAAAAGAACTACTCTCAGAAAAAGGCTTTATTGTTAAAGACTTGTTTATAGATTCAAAAATTTATGAACTTTATGATCAAGTTAATTTTGATGCTATAAACTTTGAAAAAAACTTAAGTGACATAAGAAATTTAATATACATAAACATTTACAATAATCTCGAAGCAATCTACAAATCAAAAGGTACCGAGAAATCAATAAGAAACCTAATAAGATGTTTTGGTATAGATGATGAAATAATCAAATTGAACATGTATACGGATGGTGGTTTACATTATTTCTCTGATAAGTCTAAGGATACATCCGTAAAAAAGAAATACATAAATTTTAACGACACTTCGTATTATGATGCGACAATTTATCAAACGTCCTCTGTTAATAATGTCTTTACCTTTATAAGCGGTTCTACATCGAGCAATAATGGGTCAAATAACGCTTTCACGCTCGAAGCAGACATAGTGGTGCCATACAAAAAAGAAGTAGAAGATGAAGGCTATTACAGCAACACATTCATCTCTTCTTCTATCTTTGGTTTTAGACAAGCAATAGACACAGATGTAACTGATTATACTTGGTCAACAGGATCAGCGAATCTGTCCGTGTGGCTTGTAAAAAATAGTTTAACCTCAAAAGATGCTCACTTTGTTGTCAAAAATCAAGAAGAAAGTATTCATTTGATTTCTGATACATTTGAGGAAATCTATGATAATAATCATTGGAACTTAGCCTTGAGAATCAAGCCAAGTACATATCCATACGCTGGTAATGTTGTAGGAAACCCTGCCACTCCAACTGATTATGTTGTAGAATTTTACGCAGTGAACCACAATTTTGATATTGTAGAAAATGAAGTTTTATTAAGCGCGACAATAAATAATTATTCTGGGTCTGCTTTTCTGTCTAATGCGAAGCGTGTGTATGCTGGTGCTCGATTACAGAACTTCACCGGCAGTGTTTTAGAGAACTCTGACATTGAACTTGGAGCAGTAAGAGGTTGGTTTGATTATGTTGGGAACGACATCATAAGGCAACACAACAAAGATCCTTCTAATTTTGGTAATTTAAAATCTTACGGTGAATCTAACATGTTCACGATAGAAAATAAACAAATACCTTCGCAAGATTTAATGATTTTAAATTGGGATTTTGATACAGTCACGGGATCAGATGGCTCAGGTGAGTTTCTAGTTGATGACTTAACAAGTGGGTCAACGGACAACATTTATGGCTGGATTGATAACGTAATTCGCAGAGAAAACAAAGGTGAAGGCTATAGGTTCAATAGAGGACCCACCTCGTCTGGTTTTCTTAAGAACAATTATCTTTACGCACTCAAAAAAGAACTACCAGAGATATCCTTTTCTAATGACAATGTTTTCATAAAAGGAGACAGGCAGAAGTATTTTATAAAAGATGAAGATGTTAGTGATAATTTCTACATGGTTGAGAAAAGCATAAATCAAGTTGTTTCGGAAGAGATGCTAAAGATGTTTTCTAGTATCCATGAGTTCTCAAATCTTATTGGGAGACCTGTGGATCTTTATCGACCAAACTACAAGAGATTAGATGCTGTACGTGCTCATTTTTTCGAAAATGTAGAGTCTGACGTCGATAGAGAAAAGTTTATAAAGTACTATAAATGGATAGATCAAGCCGTATCAGAAATGATACTGCAGCTTGTACCGGCTTCTGTTAATTTTGGCGATGGAGTCACAGATGTCATTGATTCACATATGCTAGAGAGAAATAAATTACAAAGAAGAATTGGTTTAGTCAAAACAATTGAAAGTACTGAGGGTGCGGCCACAGGTATCAATGAACTGCTCTATAATTGGAAATTTGGACATGCCCCACAAGACCTTTATGTATACCCGAGCAATAAGTACCTCAACATAGGGAAGAACACCGGCGGAGGAGTGAACAAATGTTTGGATACTGCTGCTTCTATCTCGCCTCGCCTTGGATCAAGCAACACAGACTACTGTTTTTATGGATGGTTTTACGTCCCAAACCCAAGTGTCGCCACTCCGACGATGCTATCTTTCAGGAAAGGGCTGACCCCGGCTGTTAACATCAATATAGATCCAGAAAATAGCAGAATAAAAGTGATTTTGTATGACGATAGTAGTAAAATTAAAACATGGTACTTTCCTACTGAGGTCGATATTTCGTCAAAATGGTTTCATCTGATATTCATGAACGATAGATCAGAGGGGTCTAGTGATGCCGCTATCAAACTCTGGGTTAACGGTCAACCAAAAACTGCATCCTCAACTGTTCCCGGATCCGGCTGGGGATCCACTACCATAAGGGAAGTAGAGGACTTTAGAGTACTTTCTTTACCCAGTAGCCAAGTTGATTACGCAATAGATGAAGCTGGGTTTATAAGGGGTACCATAACAAACGACCAAGTGCAGGAGATTTATAATGGCGGAAATTATTTTGACATATTAGAATATTCGAACTTAGGATCCGTAGTGGCGCATTATCGCTTTGGTGACTTGCCCGGCGATTCTGCCGCAGACCACCAACAGATTAAGGACCTGATGGGAAATTATGACTTGGACGTGTTCAATGACCCGGGCGGAAGCGAAGGTGACCTGAGCATAGAAGAACACGTTGGCTTCCTTAGAGGCACAGGTTTTATTTCAGAAGGCGATAACAATTGTTTGTGGCGCAAAGAAAGACAAAAAAGAACAGACATTCCTGACCGAGAAAAGATTCGTGAAGTTCTAGAGACGCAAGTTAACAGGGAAAAAGGCACAAAACTAGCGACAACCGATTTGACAGTCTACGAGGGATCAACATACGCAGTAAGAAAATTAACTAAACCGTATAGACTTACGATTGATTTTGCAAACACAATACACGGTGGTATCAACTACAATAAACAAAAAGATAGAGATTTCTTCAAAAGCACTATCACCCCACATGGAGCAAAAGGTGCATCTGGTGCACCTAAAAATGTTTTCGGTATAGGCCTAGGTATAGGTTCCGGTATTTTAGAAAAACAAAAGTGCGACGATGACACAGATCCTTTACGAAAAGTGTACTATGATGCTACAATTTATGCTGGGAAGTTTATAGGCTCCACAGCAGGAGATCCCTTGAGTGACATCGAGTCTTTCTCGAACATCCTAAAGGCATCTAAATACTGGCCGGCAAACATAAAGTCTGGATCATTAACCACCGGATATAATTCAATAACCCAAACATTTGATACTGGATCGTCAATCGTTAATCTCCATTCGGACACCACAGATTTATCGAACGAAATCCCAATGCAGGGTCCATTCACACAAACTCATGTGGGAGGTCGACAGAATAGACATATACCAGTCAACAGATTTAATGCAGATCTCAGCACCCCAAACAATCTTGATGGGCAATACACAAGACCAGAAGCTTGGCGATTATTGTCTGGCGACTCTGAGTCTGGCGATGGTGCCATCGGATTTGTCGGCCCTGATTATGGAGGGCCTTACCCAGATAAAACAAGACAAATGGCAATTTACTACAGAGAAGGTAGAACAAAGAGCGTAGTTAACATAAGAAACATACAATCATCAACAAATTCCTATGTCCAAGGTAATTATCGAATGCCTTACGATTTCTTGTCTAGCTTTGGTTCTCAAAGGGGATATTTACGTGAGACGACATCTTCACTTTTACCAACTTGGGCTTATTCTAGGGCACAAACTCTTAATTCAACAACACACTATATGACTCTTGTTGGTCAATCTCCTCTTCCGTTTGGAAATTTCTTCGGACAACAACATTACAGTTTTGGTCAAATAACAAACAATAGACAACCTATCGAAAGCCAAACTCTTATCACTAGTGCTATTCAAAACGCCTATGTTCAGATTGATCTTGGTTTTGTAGCAGGAGGTACATTCCCTCAATTACACAATTTTGTTTTTGTCATAACTTCAGCAGACGGAACTTCCAAAACGTATAAATTTAAAAATGGTGGGGCCTTTAGTTCTGGTGATTTAGACGGTACAAATGTTGTGATTCAAATATCCAGCCTAAATGGGCATACTATCATAACAGAAATCAGAACAGCAGTTGAAGGCTCTAGTGGTCATAATGGAAAGGTGTCTATTGTCAGGCTTACGTCGTCGACTGCGTCGGCCCGAATCCACGTCGTAGAACAAGCCCAAGCAGGAACCTCAGGTAATTCACTGACTGTAAGTCGTTCTAGTGGCCCGATTCCTGCTTGGAACATGCCGCCCTCCAATGCCGTAAGCGTAACAGCTAATAATGGTGTCGATGAGGCCTCCACTACGCTCCTAGGTCTTGACACGGTCCGAGAGATACCAAACCCATTATCTCAAAGTTCCAAAAACTTTATAACAACAAGATTCTCCGCCCCCGGAGGACCCGAGATAAATTCTACAGGATATTTAGACATAGCGACACAGCAATTTTCTGTTCATAATTCTATAAATTATAGAAACTTAACAGTAAGAGGTTCTGGTTCTGGAGAATCTGGTACAATTCGTGTAAGTTCACATGCCCTTCGCCGCGAAGGATTAAGAACATTATTGAGTCGTCATTGTGGAAAGTTTGGGATTGATAGTGTTCACGGTTCTATATCGGCAGATAATTATGATGCCGAAGCCTCATTTTATAAGCAACACAGGAATGCTTTAGTTACGCCTCGAATCACAAACGAAGGGTCATTAAGGAATGCACTTCGTTCCGCTGCAACAACAACAGATTTTGCATACATTTCAAATACAAGCTCCATTGGGTACTCAAGCACAGATCGCGGCCCTTTGTCATTTAGTTTTTGGATTAATTTAGATAACGCGAGCAGTGGGGATCAGACAATTTTCGCCGGCAGAGACCACTCAAGTCGCGTAGTTGTTGACATTAAAATCGATTACTCTGGCACGGGCAAACTTAAGTTTACCGTCCTCTCTGTAGACCCCGCTGGAGCAGTTGGGGTTAATTCTTGGCTCTCGGTACTTACCTCTAGTGATCTTTTTGGTGTTGACATTTGGAAATTTGTGGTTCTTTCTTGGGATGGTTCTTTCTTTAGTGATCCGGTTATATACATCAATGGATCTACAATTGAAATGGTTAGGGATGATAACAATCCGGGCGATAGACTTATTATAGATGAAATTTATTTATTTGATGACAAAACCGCCTCTCCTACTATGGAACTACAGGGTTCATTAGCAAATTTTGCAATTTGGAATTGTGAACTTGACCCAAAACAAGCATTGGACTTGTACGAACAAGATGGAAAAGCAACAGGCCACAGCAAGGTACAGTTCCTTTTGGATTATTGGACGCTTGGGACTGAGCCGACAGTTGAGTCATTAAATGTAGGTGATCCCGTTGCGGTGGGCGCAACGATCAGGTCTGAGATAGGAAAAAATGCATTAACAGTCGCGACTGTTAATGCTATATCAATACGGACGGGACCTTATGCTGTTTATGAAACAGCAGACAAAAAACAACATAATAATGAATTTGTGGTCACACCAATTCCTGCCTCGGATTTTCAATACTCTTGGATCAATTCCGCTGTATCTGGTTCTGAAAACTGGATGAATAACCAGCAACTAAGAGGAATCGCACCAAAAAACGGAAAATTGATTGTCGTCGGAGGCGGTGCATTGAGCAGAGAAATACCGGCCATAAACTTCCCATCAGCATCATCATTATACGGAGAATAAAATGAGCAAATATTATCAAGATTTTGTAGGACTAAATACTTTTATCTATGAGGTGACAAATGATGGTTACTACTCAAACCAGTTGTATGATTCTATGCTTTTTCCTATACCCGGATTAGCTCACTCTTTAGACAAAATCAATTTCGACGGAGTCCCTACTATGCAATCTGCTGTGGCGCCTTTTTTTAGAGGCCCCCACCTGTCGCATTCAGTCTATAAGTTGCGCATTGCGTCAATACGAGAGGCGCAACTAAAGATACGATCGCTTGGAATTTTACCAAATTATCTATTTAATAGCAATTTCTCCACCTTGTGGCCGGATAGTGATGGTGTTATTTTTAACGCTCTGATGTCGTATAGAAACGGGCCTTATGGTTATCCCACTTGGAAACAAATTAGAGTTTCACAAAACCCACTAATTAGATCGGCCAAAAAACATAACATTTTTTCTTTTACAAAAGATACGGGAGAGATATTTAAAAGTGTAATCAATGGAAAAACAGTTGCACGGATAAATAGAAATGGAGACTTAAAATTATTTTTTGAACCTCCGGTAACAGATACCTATAAACCATTGACTTTGATCGCATCAGTAGAGCCACCAGCCGGTTCATACTCGGCCAGAAAAGGCGTATCGGGCATAGCCAGTATAAGCACAACATTTTCTAATGATACGGCATTTTTTGCAAATAACGAAATAAATGAATACTACAATACCTTTGAGGACACCGATGAAAGTTACGAAAGCCTAAAAGATCTTTATCTGGATGGTGCTTTAGATGAGGATTCATCTCCAATAGATGAATTTAAAATGTTGATTTATAGACAAACTATTTTTCCTAGGCCTAAGTTTGCATTTTTATCCCATACTAGGTCGAGGTTATATTTCAAGAGTGAGTTCTGGAAGGACAAAAGATCTGAAAGAACTGTTGTGGATGTTACTAAGTTTGGAACAAACATCAGAAGTGGATCTATTTGGGCACTAGATGCACCAGAGGACTTTGCTAAGCGATCTCTACCCACTCTAGCAGTAAATCCGAGCCTTACCGATTTCCACGTTTTTAAATCAGCAACCGGAGGGATTCGAGCGACCAGTACGACAACAGGTGATCTTGGTGCTCCCGGGATTTTGTTGCAAAGATACAGTAACTTTCTATCTATACCGAGTTTCGATATTGATAACAAATATCCAGCGGACAATTTCGAAAGAGTCGTTGATCATAACTTTAGAAATCTTTTCGATGCTGACTATGATAACTTTGGAACCGCTTCTTGTCAATATGCCTATGAGCATTGTTTAGTTTCCATTAGATCTTGCGAGAACAAAGCATCCATGAACAACGAAGATTGCGGATATGCTAAGATTCCAATCCAACACACACCAATAAAAAATGACATTAACGGTAACTTACTCTTGGGAAGCCACATGGGAAGAAGTACTTATAAATTTCTTCATGAAACCATAATGCAATTAGGTAATGCTAATTGGGATGTCCCATCGCAATCCGGAAAAGCGCCGTTTTACAATTCTTATGAAGACTACGCAGAAAAAGCAAGATTAAAAGGAAAAGGGTATTCTATTGTTCCTGAATTCGTGATGAGCAAGCATGTCGAGACATATGAAAAAATTTCCATAACTGATGAGTTGCCGGCTATTTTTGAATTATCCGGAGCCTTAGGGACATTCACAACCACAGCGGGAGAGAATCCAAATTTCTACAATGTATATACCACTAGTGAATTTTTGAAGCATTTTAAAATCATAGTAGATGACCACAAAGATTTCACAAGTCCAGCCGCAATAACTTTAAGATGTAAAGCGATAAAGAAATTCTTGCCTTATGAAGGTTTCTACCCAGCAGAGAGAACTGTACAAATGGCAGAAATGTTCTATCACTCTTGCCAGCCTTATGTAAAAACGTCTCACGATATTGAATCGGCGAAGTTAAAAGACCGATTAGAACAAGGCCCGAGCGGGAACGGCCCCAACGTGTTCCCGGATGATAATTTTAACCCAAAAATAGGCGCTCAGTTAGTTTTAGAACCATTGTTCGCTCCGGGCGTGTTATTCAATACAATAAAAGCAGGAGTTGCTTGTGATTTCCCAATTTTAACATATGGACAAAGGCCACAACCTTTTTATGTTGATTATGCCTCTAGGAATGATGAATTTATAGGCAACAAAGAAACATGGTATGTTAGTTCGGATTACGGAAGAATGAAAGGCTCTATCAATCCTAGGGAAGAGATAACCGAAACCGAAAACACACTGTGGGCGTACCGAAATTTAGATAGACCAATGTTGGTTCTTGACGGCGGTGACGGAGGCTACCGTGGTGTAGTTGGTCGTAGTTTCACACGCAAAAATGGATTTAATTTAGGAGGAATGTACGACAGAAGAGTTCCGTTTGAAGCTCTTTTAGAACCTGAAAGGTACTTGGCTGGGGTCGATTTAATTTCGCAACAACCAAGCCCCGCATCAATATCGAACTTAGGGGGGCTTAACATACATGCCAATTGGAGCGGTGTTGGTGATGAAATTTATAAAAAGTTTGCAAATAATTTTTTAGCGGAAGTACCGGAGTTTTTCTTAGAAGGGCAAAACTTCTCGACAATTGCATCAGCAGAAAGCGGCGACCCTTCTTTTGGTAATGCAAAGTCAGGCTCGTTTTATGGAATGAGAATAAAAATGTACAGAACCATGAGCGGCCCAAAGACTGGTCTTCTGGGTTTCGATGGAGAACTGGTTACCCCTCCGCAAGTTCTGCGCGGTGTCAGCATAGAACAGCGAGATTTTCTAAACACAACAAACGGATCAAACATCCAAATGTATTCAAGGCCATCAGCGTTTGGCCCACCAACGTGGGGCTGTGGTGGTACTGGGTTTTTCTTTTATAGAAAAGCTGTATCGGCCGATGCTGAGCCTGTGGTAAAATTGACCCCACCCCCAGTAGAATACTCCGAAAATACAAGTGATTCGACAGAGGGATATAACATGCCGTATACTCCTCCTTACTACGATGGAGAAGGTTGGTGTGATTTGTTGTTTGAGGCAACAGAAACAAAAAAGTATACTCTAGATGAAATTTTGAAACAAGTAAAGGATTTTCCTTATTACACTAGGTTTTGGTGGAACGGAATCAATGACGCATTAAGAGATCTGACGGGGTATAACGTACCGGAAACAGCGTCTGTAGCAAGATGTCTCATGAGAGAGCATTATTGGGAGGCCTATGGGCCCAATAGGAAACTGAAGGGCCCGTACGAAAATTACAAAAGCGAGTTTGGTTGCCCATGGTCAAATTTGATTTTTGACTCTCGAGCAGCAAGGTTTTCTAGAGATACAGTGGGGCCGTACCCAACATGGGTACTTGACCTTAGCTCTCTGGGCAGGGATGAAAAAACCCAAGCTCTCATTAGTGCGCTCCCACAAGGTGTAAACGACGGCGACTTCGATCCCGGATTCGAACATGATTTGGATTTGGGGCGAAGATTTCCATTCAAAGTCGAGCCCGAACAGCAAGTTGATAAAGATATTAATCAAGGAGGAATACTCCCAGCGACCTTTACTGATTGGGGAGATCAAAGATATACCGATGGTTGGCATCAATTCTCCGGCGCTTGGGCCGGGCCCCCAACAATGATGCGACCGGGGTTAATACCAGATCGTCTCCAGTCTGTAGACACTCCCGGTCCCGCTCTTTCAAGGCAAATGCACAACCAATTTAATCATTATAAAAGAATGGGGACATCTTATATGGTTAAAATGCTAGGCACCGACATCTATCAGAAGAATACAGTCTTCACGCATCCGGATTTTCTCGTTTTACTTCCTCAATATGTTTATGGACCACAGCACCCATTTTACATTAATTCTAATGCTATGCAATTAAATTCATCACTGAATTTGTTTACTAAAGGAAAAATTAGAAAACAAAACCTAGCAGGGGACTTTTCTTCTGTTAAGCAAGATGTTGCGACATCAACGACAAACGACTCTAAGTCTCGATGGATAATACAAAGTAAATTTGAAACTCCAATTTTAAATTTTATCAAATACAGAGAAAAGGAACGCGACGGAAAAGCTGTTATAACAACCCCAAGAAACGGCTTTGGACACACACCTAGAGGAATGTGGCATCAATATGGCGAAATACCTTCAGGTTCCAATGAAGGCATCTTTATGCAAGTCACAGACATCCCTTATAGTTGGCTAAAAGGAGCCTTGGGTGTCACAAGAACAAAAAGAAAAGTAAAATCACTAGCGGATCTTGTTGGTTTTTCGAAAAAACCAGTTAGGCTCGGCGAAATAGCAAAAGCAAAAGAGATTGGTGAATTAGTAGTTGCTGTTCCGTTTGTTGAAAGAGATAATGAGCGTGTGTTTTTCTCTCTAGCAAGAGCAGACATTGAAAGGGCAATTTCTGGATTAAACAAAGAAGTCAGGCCCGGAATTTATATAGATGAAAAAGGAAATAGAGTACGCCCACCCTTAGTGGGGAACTCTGTACTAAATCAAGTGAGGATGATGAAAAAATATAATTTTCCTCCATCAATGGATTTTGTCAAATACAAGCAAGTTGATCCTTTTGCTGCCTATTGTTTTGAGTTTACTCATAAACTGGATAAGCAAGATCTTGCAGACATCTGGCAAAATTTACCACCAAAAATTGGACGAAACTTTCAGGAAGCAACAGCAACTGTATCTCATCAACTATTAGCCAAAGATTTATTGGGAAAAGGGGCAGAAGTATCCAAATCTATAAAAGGAGACTCCTCTAGTATTTTTGATATTAATGAACCGGGCCCCGGAATCGACCCCGAAATACAATGGATGGTTTTCAAATGTAAAAAGAAAGCCGCCACCAATTATTACGATAAAGTTTTGGTTAAAAAAGGAACCACAAGAAAAACAAAAGAATTCAAATTAGAGAACGTAAAGAACACAGCAGTTGGGTCTAACGATGAAATAACGTTCAACTGGCCATATGATTTTTTCTCCCTAGTTGAACTAGTTAAAATCGATGCACAAGTTACCTTTGCGGATCTTCAACCAGAAAGTGAACAACCTATTCCAAAGCCTAAAAGAAAATCACTAGAAAGACGCAAGTTGAGAAGAAAAAAGAGAATAATGAGAGGAAAGAAAAGGGGCGGTAGAAAAAGAAGGCTGAGAGATCGTGTTAGAAAATGGTGGCAAAAGAGAGATACCCGAGAAGAAAGAAGGGAATTAAGAAGACAAAGAAGAGAAAAAAGACAAGAAAACAGACAAGAAAGAAAAAATAAGCGTAAAAACAGAAGAAAAGATAGAAAGAAAAAAAGAAAATCGAGAAGAAATAAATAGGATTTAATACAAAATGGCATTTTTTGATAAAAAAGAAGACGTAATAACTATAGAACTAACACCATACGGAAGAAGTCTGTTGTCCCAAGGGAAGTTAAATCCTGCGTTTTATGCTTTTTTTGATGATGACATTTTATATGACTCAGAAGCGGGAGGGTTTTCAGAAGATCAAACAAAGATACAAGACAGGATCATAAATGAAACATCCTATTTAAAACCAGCAAGAGACCTTCAGTCAGTTGAAAAATTAATTTTTGAAAATGAGACATCAGAAGAAAACCCGAGGCCACACACGCAACTTAAATTAAACTATCTCACAGAACCTATGGGTACTTCTGACCAAACTAGTGAGCGCGCGCCGGGGTGGAGTTCGACTTTTATTCAAGGAGAAATAACAGGATCAGTTACAACCACCTTGACAGGGTCAACCAGAACAGTCACTGATGCCGGTGGTGTTGTCAAATCAATTGGTGGTTCTGAATATTTCAAACAAATTCCTCAAATAAACGCTGAGATAGAATACAAACTAAGAGTAAACAATACTAGCAATAGTACCCCGGTGAGAGGCATGTCTGTTTCTCCGCCTAGTCCATCTTCTAGGATATTTCCCGATGGTTCTTATTTAGAAATTATAGAGGAACAAATTATTTGTAATCTCCGTGAAACAGAGGGATTTTTATTTAAGGAAGGCTTAGAAATGGAAGTATTTATTTATGATCAAACAGATCAAGATAAGCTGTTGCCTTTAAAGTTTTTACCAAAAACAAAGTTAATTGAAAACGGTATACTTTTAACAAATCCGGCAAAAATAAAAAGCGAAGTTGATGAAACCTATGTTGAGTATTACATAAACTATGCTACTGATAAAAACATTCTTCGAGATGAAATCTGTAAAGGAATAAAGAACTTGCGCTCCAAAGACATAGAAGTGGGACTAGAAATAGATTGCGATGATGAAGAAAATATTTTCTTTGATATTTACAATACACCTATAGATATAGAGGATTGTGATTAATGAAAAATTTATTAGTTGGCCACAAAATTTTACCCAACGCTTACATTTGTAAAATTGACTTAGAAGATAATAGCCAAACGTCATTCAAGACAATCGTGGATCTCAAATTAATAGATTTTTTTGACGGATCTAAATTCGAATGGTCAGACTTGCCCATTTTATCACGTTACTTGAAGGTGTTATTTATTTCAACTAGCAATCCTAGATTATCTAGTTCTCTATCAGAAGGGTTAATAGCTCCGGTACCAAAAGCACTAAAGAAAAGTCCTTTTTTTAATATGGAGACAAAACTAAACATTATTCCTTTAAGTGAGTTTAATTTAGTAGACAAAAGTGGCTCTAGAGAATATAAAAAAACCATTAAACTTATAATACCCAACGAACAACAGAATCTTCATTTGTTCGCAGTTTGTTTTTTAGATACTGAATCTATGGCAAAAGATCTTAGACTTAGTTTATCCGGAGTGTATCAGAATTATTATGGTGCTTTGACATCTGAAAAAGTCATGAATCAAAAGTCATTGCAAAAAGTAACAAATCTTTTTATGCACAAGAATGAAAATAAAGTTTATGGAGGACCAGTTCACAAGCATCCGGATAAAGGATACATGGCAGGCTCCCAACATTCAAGTGAGCCTCACCTTTCATTGAGGCAAATATTAGTTGCAAATGATAAACTCACAGATAATAGAAGTTTAGATTTAGAACCAAGAAAACAAGAACAATTGAAAAATGTAAGTATTATAAGTGATTTATATTTTTCATTTAATAAATCAACAAACTTGGTTGGTCTTTTTATGATAGACATGAGACAGTTGGTTATACAAAGAACAAAAAATGGTAAAAAAATCTTCGGATTAAGCCAAAAGTTATTTGATGAATACATGAGCACTGTCTCTTTAAACTCCTTAACTATTATAAGAGAAAGGATAGAGCCAATTAATGTTTCTTCTAAGTTAGGGACATCTAGTACTAAAGTTAGAAAAGTTCATTCTTATGATTATGTGACTACAACAGTTGATGAAACACCAAACAATCTTCGCCCTAATAAAAATATAAGACAAATTTATTTAGATGAGGGTTTTTACACTAGAACTTACGAGTTTTTAGATTCTTCAAAAACGTCAACAACATCAGCAGATTACAAATATAGAGTAGTGGCGACAGTCAATGACAAATCTAAAAAATTCATGTCTGGTAAACTAGAGTCCATTAAACACTCAATAAACAGATTAAAAGAGATTCTATCATCCCTGAACAAAACAAAAAATTATGATTACGATAGGGACATGCTCAAAAGCACAGCCGTTGTATCCCCTGATATAAGAGGTGTTGTAGAACAATATTATAATACCTTAAATTACTTGTCTGATTTAGACGACGTTAAAGAATTAGTAGATGAAAAATGCAAATTGTTTTATAGAGGGAATTATAAATACAAATACGGGATAAGATTCTTACAAGAATTTGAAACTCTCTATAACACTTTCGTTAATAAATTCGATACGGACAAAAAAGGACGAATCAAAACCCCTAAGACGATAAAAGTAAATTTTAAACCCGGACTTATTGAAGTTAGTAAAAGATTTTCTCCATTTATAAACTTCAGAGAATTTCATAGATCTTATGAAATTTTTGACACAGAAGAAAAGAACGAAGAAAGAATATTGCTCTTATCTTATGACGAAATGCAGGAAAGAGGTTTTTTTGAGAATGATAGATTTTTTACTTCTGATTATGCGATAACCGATGAAGAGTTCAAAGAAATGGATTCTGAAGTCATTAAGGGCCTAGAAGATTTAGAGTCCTCTAGGTTAACCTACATGTCTCCTCTTTCTTTTAATTCATCAGGCAAAACTATAAAACTTGAGGATTTTGCTGGTGTTGATACATTTGCTCTCAATAAAGACTTCCTAGCGGCACAAGACTTAAATTTAAAGATAAGATGGAGATCACCAAAAGTTTTTGCTAAAAAACCCAGAAGAATAAAAAAAAGGACTTTTAGAAGAAAATCAAAATCCAGACGTAGATTAAAGAAAATGACTCTGCGTCGACCGATTAGAAAAAGAATAAGAAAGCCATCAATTTTAATAAAAAAACCAAGGGTTCAAGCGATCAAGTTTTTTGAAGCAGACGAAAAAACAGAGACTTACTTGTCTAGTAGTCAAGTTTTAGGTGAAAACTCTGATTTTGTTCGGGCACAAAAAAACTTTGACCCAATACCAGAAGTTCCTGTTGCTCTTGTTGATTTACGGACTTCAATCAAAACAGCAACCCAAGTGAGATCCTCAAGAAGTAAGATGGCATTTGACATTATTCAAGAATCTAATTACCTATCAAGTTTCGTAAGTTCGAAAAGGTTTTCTTTTTCTAGATTATCTAGGTTGCCTAATCATTTTAAGGCACTGGTGGCATCAAGGAATCCGGGCGTAAGGAACAATCTAATTGAATCGGAGAATGACTGTTTCATAGATCCGAGCACTAGAGCAGTGGCGGAAATGACATTTCAGGCGATACAAGAGATTCAGGCAATAGTTGATTATAAAAAAGACGAATTCGGAAATAACATCGTATCAGAACCAATATGGGCTCCATTGGAGGCATACATGATAGACCAAGATTCTACTGTTATTTGTAGGCTTGTGTACGTTGAGCAACCAGAAATTGGAATTATACCCTCTGATCAATTTAGGTTACCGGTCCAAAATGCAACTTTTATCATCTCAGGAAGAGATATAGACCAGCAAGTGCAACAAAATTTTGTGCCCAAAGCAGACGTTAGTAATTTCGAAAGTAACAATGAGCTTTCTAAAGCTACCATGTATATGACTAGCAACATAATAAAACAAAAGAAAAGTAGAAACCCGATTGTAAAAACAAAGCCTATCACTATCACAACAGCAAGTACTAGTAACCAAGTTTCTATTTCACCAACGGCGCAACAACTAACAACAACATCGCCAATGTCAAGAGCCAATCAGACCCCATCAGGTGTTTCTTCTGGTGGAATGAGTGGTGGATCTTCTGGTGGAACAGGTGGTGGCTCCGGAGGAGGATATTAATGGAACTAAAACAAGAAGATAACGATTTTTTTACTACAAACGCTGCCGACATCAGAGATGTAGTTCGAGTTAAGGCTGGTATTCTGGATCGATTTACTATAATAGAAAATAAGTGCGAATCAAGCATCAGGGATGATGATGCATTACCGATAGAAACAGCAAAAATAAGGGTGAGGCCAAAAGGTGACCCAATCAATTTTCGTCAAGACGTCCAAAATGTACAAAATTCATCTAGGGTTTATAATGATTTCTATATAAAAATAAATAAACCCGTCCACGCATCAACTGTGGAGACAAAAGCGCTAGAAAAAACAATAGCAACATATGACATAACAAGTCATTTTCAATTTTTAGCAAGAGAATATGACGATTTGTCCCCTGCATTTAACGAAACAGATCTTCCATCTATCGCTAGTGGCGTGAAAAAAGAAAAGTTCATAAGCCGGCCCTCTAATGCTTTTTATTCTGACGATTTAAACGCTGGAGGTTTTGATACAGATCGCGTTATTTACCCAGAAAGAAGTCCCGGTAATTCCAACGGGCCAAGCGATGCGTTGGTAAATTTCCCTTTTTACAATCAAATTTCTATAACAAATAAAGTTAATAATGATTTTTCTAATTTAGTAGAAGAACATGATCTCTTCGACACAATCCTAGATTCATATTTAAACTCAGAAAAAACTTCTGTACGGTTCCGCAGATCAGATCAATCAACTAGTAAAACCGAAACAGTAAATGCCTTTGATTTATTTGAAGAATTCAGCACCGGAAGTGAATTTTTTGAAGACGCAGCAGAGGGTCTCGCTGGTGCCTCAACAACCTCCGAAGCGAACCAGTACTTAAAAAAATTGATTATGGCAGGAGCAATAAAAGGCTTGGGAGTGAGAAATTTCAGGCTTGCTTTGGCAATGTTGAAGGGAGAAAGTTGCTATCATGAAGACTTCGTTTACTCGTTACGTAAAACTAAAGACTCAGATGTTGAAAGTAATTTTGTACAAAACATTTACAAAAGAGCAACAGATGACAACACAATCTTGTTTGACACTCAAATAAAATACGGAGGGAGGTATTTTTATAACGGAGTAGGGCACTACATTATAATTGGCAACACATACAGATACGTAAGTGCTGAATTTGGACCAGATGATGAAGAACCATACGCCGACATTACTATTGAAAACCAGCCCAGAGTAATGATTTTACCTGTCAGTCTATTCAATGAAGAAGCATTGATAATTCAACCACCTCCTCTCGTACCTCAAGTAGATATAAAAACAGAAATGAATTCAAGCAACGAAATACAGTTTTATTTATATCCAACAAATGGCAAGAAGCATGATAATTTTGTGCCAATCAAGCCCGAAGACAATACGCAACTTGGACTGATGACAACTAACAGCAGGACAGGACAGGATAAGTTTTTATTTCAGAGTAGTTTGGACAATGGTCTTTTTGAGATTTTTAGGATGGGCACCCCTCCATCATCATTGAGTGATTATTCTAATTTTAAATTATCAGAAAAAAGAATGACCTACGAATCAGAGAGGGCTGTGTTCAAAGATAAAGTTGCTGCTAATACTAAATACTATTATATGTTTAGAGCAGTTAACTCCAAGGGTCTTGTTTCCAACCCTTCTTCTATTTATGAGGTTGAACTAATCAAAGACGCAGATGACTCTAGGGTTAATGTGCGGATTTATAATCCGCCATCTGTAATCACAGAAAGAAGGTCTCATAAATTTCAGCAACTTTTTCAAATAAAGCCTGCTTTA